GTGTGCTTCTTGTAATTCATTTACCTTGAAAAATTGTGCTAATGTTGTTATTAAGCCTGATAATAAATTTAAAGAACCTATTATCATTACAGCAAATTCACGATTTTTTTCTGGAATACTTTGTTGTGCAAAGTTGGCAGTACCGGTTAGGGTACTTAAGATAATTACAGGAATAGCATAGTACATATTTTTAACTTTATATTCTCTATAAGCTCTATCATGCATCCAACTATAACCGGCTGCAATTTCAGCCCATCCTTTTAAAATTATTTCATGTTGTCCTTCCCATGGTAGTTCCATACATTACTTGGACATAATATTTAGCTATTCATATAATTATGTAGTAAGTTTTCCTTACTTGTATTATTAACATCTCCAAGTAAATAAGCATTTTCATATGTTTCTCTTAAAATATCTTCTGGAGCATTAGTACCAACCTTAATTAATCCCTTATCTCTTAAATATTCTTTAATTTTTGATATTTCATGTTTTTTTAACTGTTTGATTTCATTATCTATTTTCTTTCGCGTAGCTCTATCTTTAATTAAAACAGATATGCTTCTATTTTTTTTACCAAATCGGGCATATTGTTTAAGCATTTTTTTATTAGGACCTTTAATATTATATTTAATTTTATCAGTTGCTACTATAGGATGTGGTCTTTTTAGTGTTTGATTTTTCCATTCCCTATATGTAGGTTTAGAGCTATTTTTAAGATTACTATAAGGCGGTTCTACACTTTTAGGAATGATAACATTATCTTCATTTACATTTGTATTAGATTCTTCATCATTATTTTTATTATTTTCATTATTTTGAATACTTTCATTATTTTGCGAAATTTCCTTAAAAAGATTTATAGAAGATTGAAAGCTATCTTTATTAGCCATAGCAGCACTTTTCCTTTCTTTTATGCGTTTTAATAAATCTCGTTTAATAGTGGTAGGTCTTATTTGCAATTGTTTATGTTTTTTAACTTTATCTTTTGTTTTTAATGTTTTATTATTTGAAACCTTAAACAAATCAGGATTGATTTTAATCTCTTTTTTATTTGTTTCCATATTTAAATATATGAAAACAAAATAATTATATGCTGTTAACACACATATTGTATAAAAGCCTATTTTGAAAATAAATAACGAATGGTTGTAAAATAGATAATACTATAATAAGTAAACTCTTATTTTTCTTGTATCTAAATATAGAGAAAACCAATGTCAATAACATTACTAAAGCTCCAATCATTGATAATAATAAAAAATAATCGCAATTAGTTTTGGACATAGGACCAAATGTTTGTGATAAATTCATATAATATTAATAGAGATAAAATATTAATTATATCTACATTTATCTAATCTACACATTTTCTTTTCACCATTTATTATAATATTAAATTGATTTAAAGATATAAAATATAATGAATAGAAATTATCATGCAGAAGGAGGAATCTGAATCTCTAAATTATAATGAGGAAACACCATGGCATATTATAAATTCATATTTTAGAGAAGGATATTTAGATCGTTTAGTAAGACATCAAATTGAATCATACAATCATTTTGTTAATACACAAATTCTAAATACTATAGAAATGTTTAATCCAGTTGTTATTAGGTCTGAACAATGTTATGATAAAGATTGTAATAATTATTCACTTGAAATACATATATCATTTGAAAATTTTAGTATTTTACGACCTCAAATACACGAAAATAATGGCGCTACTAAATTAATGTTTCCTAATGAAAGTAGATTGCGAAATTTTACATATTCCTCCACAACACTTATTGATATTAAAATTAAATATATAATTAGAACAGGTGATAATCTAGAAAATGAAAGTTATATACATAATACTATACCTAAAATACATATCGGAAAATTGCCAATTATGTTAAAATCATCTATGTGTTTACTTCATAATTATAAACACATTAATAGCTCTATTACTGGCGAATGTAAATATGATCCTGGAGGCTATTTTGTTATTAATGGTTCTGAAAAAACCGTACTCGGCCAGGAAAGGGCCTCAGAAAATAATATTCAAATATTCAATATCTCTAAAAATAACACCAAATATGAATTTGTTGCAGAAATTAAATCTGTTCCTAATCTAAAATGTATATCACCTAAACAACTAACTATGTATATATCTGATAAAAATAATGACTTTTGTATTTATTTATCTATTCCTAGAGTTAAAAAACCTATACCCCTGTTCATTGTTTTCAGAGCACTTAAAGTACTATCTGATAAAAAAATCTGTGAAAAAATTATATTAGATATTGATGAATCACATAATAAAAAAATACTATCTATGTTATCTGGATCTATTACCGAAGCTAATGAATATTTGTCTTATGAATCTGCTATTAGATATATTACAACACATGTTATGTTTACACCTATGAATATGGATAAAGAAAAGGGTATAATTAAAAAACATGAATTTACAATTGATGTTGTTAATAATGACCTATTCCCACATTGTCGTACCATTTCTGAAAAAGTATATTTCCTTGGATATATGACTAATAAGCTTGTTAAAGCTAGTCTTGGTCTTATTAAAACCGATGATAGAGATAACTATATTAATAAACGTATTGATTTAACAGGTACTTTACTTAATAATCTTTACAGAAATTATTTTAATAAACTTGTTAAAGATATGATTAAACAAACCATAAGAGAAATAAATGTAGGATCCTGGAAATCTAGTGATGATTATATAAATATTATTAATCGCACAAATATTTATAAAATTATTAAATCAACTACCATTGAAAATGGTATTAAAAGATCACTATCAACAGGGGATTTTGCTATTAAACAAAATAGTTCTAATAAAGTTGGCGTTGCTCAAGTTCTTAATAGACTTACCTATATATCTAGCTTAAGTCATCTTAGACGTATAAATACACCTATCGATAAAAGCGGTAAACTTATTCCTCCCCGTAAACTGCATAACAGCACTTGGGGGTTCCTTTGTCCTGCTGAAACACCTGAAGGACAATCAGTTGGTGTTGTTAAAAATTTATCATTTATGACACATGTTACTATACCAAATGATACCAGTGTTTTATATGAAATTATTGAACCTCTTATAACTCCATTAAATATTACTGATTCTAATAATTATTATAATAAAGTAAAAGTTATATTAAATGGTAATTGGATTGGCATTTCTAATGACCCCGAAAACCTATTTATTGATCTTAAAAATAAAAAAATAACTGGAGTCATCAACATTTATACCTCTATCATATTTAATTATAAGGATAAAGAAATTAAAATATGCAATGATGCTGGTCGCCTTGTTAGACCTTTATTCATTGTTAAAAATAATAAACTACTTTTAACCGATACTATAATTGATGATATTATTAAAAAGAAACTTAAATGGGATGATCTTCTTTACAACTCCAATCCTGTTATTGAATATATTGATGCTCAAGAACAAAATAATTCTATGATTTGTATTAACTATTCTAACCTTAATTCTTCCAGTAATTATAAATATACACATTGTGAAATTCACCCTAGTACTATATTTGGTATTTTAGCATCTTGTATACCTTTCCCTGAACATAATCAATCTCCTAGAAATACATACCAATGTGCTATGGGAAAACAAGCTATGGGAGTTTATGTTACTAATTATGATAACCGTATGGATAAAACCAGTTATGTATTAAATTATCCTCATAGACCACTTGTTGACACTAGAATTATGAACCTAATTAAACTTAATGAAATTCCTTCTGGAATTCCTGTTATTGTTGCAATTATGACTCATACCGGCTATAATCAGGAAGATAGTATCATGTTTAATCAAGGGTCTATTAATAGAGGATTATTTCAAGCAACCATTTATCATACTGAAAAAGATGAAGATAAAAAATTACATGGTGATGATGAAATTAGATGCAAACCTGATAAAAGCAAAACTAAAGGCCTTAAATTCGGTAATTATAATAAACTTAATAATTCAGGTATTGTACCCGAAAATACCTTACTTGAAAACCGCGACGTAATTATCGGCAAAATTGTTCCAATCAAAGAAAATCGTAATGATCACACTAAGGTTATCAAATATGAAGACGAAAGTAAAATATTTAGAACTAACGAGGAATGTTTTGTTGATAAAAATCTTCTTGATAGAAATGGCGATGGTTACAACTTTTGTAAAGTTAGAATCCGAAATGTAAGGCAACCTAATATTGGTGATAAATTCTCTAGCCGACATGGTCAAAAAGGTACTATCGGTAATATTATTCCCGAACAAGATATGCCTTTTACTGCATCCGGAATTAAACCTGATATTATTATTAACCCTCATGCTATACCTTCCAGAATGACCATTGCACAACTTAAAGAAACACTATTAGGCAAAGTATTACTTGAATTGGGATTATTTGGTGATGGTACCAGCTTTGGTACACTTGATGTTAAAACTATATCTAAAGAACTTTTAAAACTCGGATTTGAAAAAAATGGTGAAGAAATATTATATAATGGCTTAACCGGTAAACAAATATCTACCTCCATATTTATGGGTCCCGCCTTCTATCAACGACTTAAACATATGGTTCTTGATAAAACTCACAGTCGTTCTATTGGACCTATGGTTGCTCTCACAAGACAACCTGCTGAGGGTCGTTCTAGGGACGGCGGGTTGCGGTTTGGAGAAATGGAACGTGACTGTATGATTTCACATGGTGCTTCTAAATTTACAAAAGGCAGAATATATGATGCGTCTGATAAGTTTGTTGTACATGTTTGTAATAAATGTGGTATGATATCTGCCGTTAACGATGAAAAACATATTCATATTTGTAATATGTGTCAAAATAGAACCGACTTTAAACTTGTTAAAATTCCATATTCTTGCAAATTGCTATTTCAAGAATTAATTACTATGAATATCGCTCCACGATTAATTACCGATTAATTACCCACTAATTATTGTATATATTATCATTTTTTAATATATATCTACTTTAATATGGCCCCTATTACTACTATAACTGATATATCATCTATAACCTTTAACGGGTATGATTATACCAACCCTATAGATTTGAACAATAATAATGTACTTAATGTTAATAAATGCATATTTCAAGAAAATACTAAAAATATTAAATTAGAATTTGGTAGACCTGTTAAATTAAGCAATGTTAAATTATACAAAGCTGGTTATACTACAGAAATTCCATTTAAATTATGGCATAATATTCAAGGAAATTTTGATATTTATCAAGAATTTAATCCAGATGATCAATCATATACTACTGCCGATATATCTAATCTAGCTGTTAATAATATTATTATTAAACTTGATAAATCTGTTCCTACTCCAAATATATTTCAATATCAACCCACTATAACCGATAATTTTTTTTACATTTATAGTAAGAACATTACCCATCTTAAATGGGCTCGCGCTAGCTCTACAAACTATATTAGATATACACCTAATATAGATATATGTTCTAATGGTTTAAGTATTAAAGATTTTGGCGATAAACTTAAAGAACGGCTTCAAATATTCCAAAAAGAAATAATTGACTCCTTTGATATCGTATCCGGAGAATCTCATAAGTACAAATTAGTCCTGAAAAATAATAGTAACTATGATATTGTTATTTATACTAATAGTAATCTATTTACTTATTTTGGTATAGTTTTCAACGATGTCTCCGGTAATTATTTTGATATTAGTTCTAACGCTACTAAAACTATAGAGTTCAATTATAAACCTTATCTTCCATTTATACTTGATGTTACATATAATAATGATCTATCCTCCAACACCTACGGAGATTATAATAAAAGAGGTAATTCTATTTTTGATATAAATGATATATTACCTGCTACTGACGCATCTGGTGATGATATTACACATAATAATACTACCATTAGATTACCTATCACTTCTAATCATCTTATTAAATACAATAATACTACATTAATTAAAGAAGATACCACTTCTGATTTATCCTACTCTAAAATATATACATATTTTTATGATCTATCATCTAACCATAATGTAATTGATTTTTTAACAGTTAATAATGATTTATCATTCTCTGATTTATCATCCAATTTGTTTGATATATCTAATAACTTAAATGCTAATACCATTGATACTAGTAATATTTATGTAATTGATGTATCAGCTAATTATGGGATATTTAAATCTGATATATCAATTAACACATTGTCTACAAATAATATGATTAATGATAAAACTAATCTTGAAACAGGCCATATATCTTTGAATAATATACCTAACTTTAATTTATCCACTAACAAATATAATTCTATTAAATTTGAATTTGATAACTCTACACCATTAATTTTTTATAATTTTAAATTTTTTGACTCTAATAATAACAATCCCTCCTTTTATGTTTATGATAGTTCTGTCAGTAAAATATATGATAATTCAATGACCTCATTTACTTATACATTTAATACAACTGATATATCTTCTATAATATTTGATTTTGTTAATCCTGTTGAATATGGTTTAAGCTTCTCATTTGATAAAAATGATATAACATTTGAGATTAATAATACTAATAATAAAATACATTACAAAGCTAACAATAGTGATTCAAGTTATAATAATAGAGTAATTGAGGCTGTAATTACTCCAACCATATACGATCTATCAAATATTAACACACTATTAAGTGAAATTATATCATCCGCTAATTATAATATTAAAACCTCTGATAATGGTTTATTTAAAATCAATAATGGGATAAATGAATTCACTACTGATATTTCGTACTCTTTTAAAGATCTATCATTAAATAATATACTTGAATCTGATATATCTATAAATATTATTAGTAGTATATTTGATTTATGTATGAATATTCCTCTTATTATTTATGATCAATACAATCCATTTCAATATAATAAACCTAAATTATTGCTTTTATTTGATAAAAATAAAACTAAAACTACTTCTGAGAGTGATGTGTTTCAAACTGATTTATCATATTCTATTTATTATGATCTCAGTAATTCATTCTTTAGTTCTTTTTTTGAATCTGATATCTCTTATATTACACCTTCTGATATATCCGACGGCGCTGTATATTTTAACTCTTACGTTTTATCACAAATTATTAATGTTAAAGATTCATCTTGGAATTCAGCTGATGATATTAGTTTTATAGATATTAGTTTTGATAGATTTGCCGCTTTGTTAACACTTAAAGATAACACTTGTGAAGCCACAAAGTTTTCTATACATTATAAGAATGATTTATCTGATAATTGGATAGATTTAAGTTACCAAAATTATTATAAACATAGGTATTTCTTATATGAAACTGCCGAAGAAATATCTTACAATAATTATAACCAACCTACATATTTCTCCATTCCGTTCTCCGAATCTATTATTAATATAGATAACTCTAGTAACCCTATTTTAGAATATTCATTGTCTAACATCGGTCCCACTAATTATAAATTTAATATTGATAACAGCAAAAATATAATTGATATATGTAATCAATTAGTTATTGAAAAAGATCTATCCTGTGTTGATATATGCTATAATACACTAAATTATAAAACTATTAATCATAATATTAATAATATTGATGTCTCTAACAGTGCCATTCTTGGTAAAATTAAAGTAATAAATAGTGATAATAATATTTCTTTTGAAACTGTTGATATTAGTACAACCAGATTAGCATATTATCATTCTGGTACATCTTATGATATTTCTTATGCAAAACCCAGAATGGAAATTGTATCTGATATATCTGATATTTCTGGTTGGAGAATTAAGTTGATTAATGAACCCACCGCACATTGCGAGGAAATATCCTTTGAAATTGATAAAAGTAATAAAACTGTATTTACTGTTCATTCTGGTGTATTATTATCTTATGGTTATGATCTTATAACATCCGATAAAAATATTAAATATAATATCACCGATATATCATGTGCTAATTATATTATTCAAAATATGTTACCTTGCTCTTATCATAAATCTCCTACTATTACTGATTTATCTAATTCTGTATATGACACTGGTTATATAGCTCAGGATTTATTAAAAATGGATGAACTTAACCATACTGTTAATAAAAATCCTGATGATCTATATTCTGTGAATTATGATTCTATTATACCATTTTTGTGTAAAACCGTACAAGAATTACACTCTGAGGTTTCATATCTTGAAAATTTAATTGCCACAATTGAAAACAAAAAACATGATTAAATATATTAATAATTAATATACATTATTAATATATGCCTTCTCCTGAATACACCAATTTATATACATTTAACAGCAATCTTGGAGTTGAAGATTTATCTAATGACTTTTATCTGCTTAAAAATTACATATCTGATCATACTAATCCTCTTTATCCCACTCCTGATAAAATCTCTTCATTTACTAATACATCATTTATTCAATTTGATAATTTATATACTAACTTAGATAAACTTGACCTGTCTTATAGAAATATTTACAATACAAATGTACTCTCTTTTAGTAAAAATACATACAAATATATTCAAATACTTTTCAATACTACTTTATCTTTCAATAATTTTCAATTGTTAGACTCCGATTATAATCCTATATCATTTAAATATAATTCATCCGACATTAGTTATACAAGTATAAATATATTTAATTCATCTTCATTACTAATTGAACCTGATCCTATTATTCAAGACTTTCCAAAATATATTAGATTTGATCCTATTGTTACTGATAAATTAATTTATTCTGATCCAACAATACCTTTAATCAAATATTATACCTATAATAATAGTACCAAGATTAATAGTACAATAAAGGAAATGCCTAGTAGTGATATGAGAAATGTACTTGCTGCTGGCGCCATAGCTAATTTACCTACAACAGCTCAACCGTTTGTTGAAAAAAGTAAAGTGTTCTTTAGAGGAGATATATCCGATAATTTCTATACACTTTCACAATTTAATGATCACTTATTTTATAATATATTCGGTTATACCACTTTAACTGCTGAAACTGCTTTTAAACAAAATGCTATTGAACCTACATCAACACAACATATATACAATATTACATTTACATTTAACGACACTGATACCACTGAAGAAGACATTTTATATATTGACTTATCATCATCTATTTTCTCTATTTTAGGTATCACTTTATCTGATATTTCAGGATTAGATATATTATCTAATTCAACAGGTAATTATTTAGAATTACAAGACAACATTGATGTATCCTTTAATTTTAGATATTTTCCCTATCAACCTTTAACTATCGGATATAATAACTATGATCCTAATGGAACATATATTAATCTTGATCATTCTCCTATTTACATTAATGATAAAAGTTCTACTAACGTAACCACTACCCATCCTATTAACTATACAATTCCTATGTTATCTTTTGATCAAGATAATATTATTAATACTACATATCGTGGCTCTCAACTTAATGTTTATGATTTAAGTTCTATTTTTGTATATTCTAACTATTATAATTCAAACTTTATTGATACTAACCATATTTCATCCATTAACGCTGATATTAACCTAACTAACTCTAATATATTTGATACCAGTTATTGTTACACTGAATATTTATATATTGATAATTCATTTAATCTTAATTCACTCGCTAATATTACCATTCAATCTAATTGCTTTTATATTGACTCTTCCTTTAATATTAATTATTATACTCCATTTAATCTAAATAAATCTATTTATCTACCTTATTGTGATAATGATAATGATAAAAATTATATTAAACTATTTAATCATAATTTTATAAAATATAATTCTAATAATTCTAAAAAACTAATTATTACTAAAAATATATTTATAAATACCCTTTTTTGTAATGATATATCTACTAATAATTTATATTATGTATCCTCCGATATATCCTTAAACAATATTGATGTATCACAAAATACCATTATCAATAATAATTTATCTGTTAACATAAAAGATATAAGTGGAATTACTAATGCACTTGAAATTAATTCTAGTGGTGTTGTTAAAACAGCATATTATGTAAATCAAAGAACTACTAATACTGAATGGGATGGTTATCGTATGGAAATTGGACCTTATCCTGTTAATCATGATTCTGCCGGTTGGTATATCAAAATGTTAGGCGAAAGTAATAAATACTGTAAAAAAAACGCATCCATCGGTCTAATTCCTAATCAATGGAAACCATTATCAAAATTCAAAGATATTCACGGGAACTCACCATATCCCTCTCCTTCTCCTCCTCAATCTATATTCTTTATTGACTCTGACTATATAACTTATAGTGGCAATCTTACCAGAAGTAGTGATATAAGACTTAAAAAAAATATTAACCCTATTAATCATGCTATTAATATTATTGATAAAATTAAGCCTGTTACATATTATAGAAGTAACCATATTAATTATAATGATGCTACACAGTTCCGGTTTGAATCCGGATTTATCGCTCAAGATATACAAGATATTGATCAACTTCAACATTTGGTTTATAAAAACTCTGAATCATCACAGCTTTTTCTTAATTATACAAGTATGCAACCTTTCTTCACTAAGGCGTTACAAGAACTTCAAAATGAAATTAATTCTATTAAATCTCGTATACATAATTTAGATAATTAGTGATAATTATTATATTCATCATTAATAAATGAGTTATCAACAAATATATACATTAAAATCCGGATTACAAATAACCAATCTACTTGGTGATTTTGATGCGTTTAGATATTATATGGGTACTGAGGGTGATGCCATCGGTTACCCTACATCATTACAATTTCTTTATGATATATCTTATTTATCTTTCAATAAAAATACTAATCTTGATTCTCTTAATGCCATAAATATGAACTCTAAAACATTAATTAATATTAACCAGTTTAAATTCTCTAACTTTAATTGTAAATTCTTTAAAATATCCCCTAACAGGGACATATCTTTCAATAATCTCAGAATTATTAACAAATATGGCACTGATATATCATACATTTTATGGGAATTTGATAATACAATTAATAGTTACACACAAATACATGACACCGCGGTTACATCCTCTTCTACATATGTTGACTGTAATTGTGATAATATCATATTACAGCTTGAACCACCTCAAACTATACCATATAACATAGTTGTTTCTAGAATAGTTACCAATGATATATTTACTGTTAACTCTCAAATGAACATTAAATGGAGAATATACAAATCTAATGTATGGAATTACACTCCTGATATCCCTTACGGTGTTTATGATATATCTGGATTCAATATACAATTGCAAAATATTGAACTAACCAATACTGTTAAAATATTTGATACAAGTGCTATTGATATTACTACCAACACCACTTATCCATATTTTACATTTAATTTTTATAATAATTATTTTACTATTATTGAAATATCTAACGATTCATCATTATTCAATTATTTTACTATGATAAATAACTCTAACATTATACTACCTAAAGATGTCTCTCATAATTGTTTTGTTAAATATGAACCTTATAAAGACTCTAATATGAATTTTACTTATACTAACAGTGATGATGTTACCGCTATAAATTATAATTCTTATGTTGATATATCTAATCTTGATTTTAATGTACCTAATTATGACCTTAATAATAATGATATTTCTAATTCTTTACCTGATTTAAATACACGATTATTTATTATTGAAAATACTTTTTTAGATATTAGTGATAATTTTATCTTTAAAGAAACCAACCGCGGTACATTTGCTGATTTTTATGAATCTAACTATACACTAGTTAATAATATTACAAGTGATATATCTTATACTAATACAACTAACTCTTACATTTCTTCCACAGCTAATGTTACTACTGTTAATTCTTATATTACTGATTCAAGTTTTATTTATACTGATGATTTTTATATTACTAATCATGCTACAATAAATTCAATTGATGCTAGTAATTCTAACATTTATAACACCATATCTACTGATATATCTGGTTTATTCACCACTAACACATTAGATATTTCTAGTAATACAAGTAATTATATTGATATTAATAAATATAAGTACAAATATGTAAGATTTGATTTTTCTCACGATGCATCTATTAATAATCTTAAATTTTATGATTATAATGATAATGATATATCATTTACTGTTTATGGATTATCTAATGGTACATATTCTAATAAACTTTCTGATATTGATACATCTTTTAATTATAATATAATTCACAACGATATATCATCCATTGCTTTTGTTTTTGATACCCCTCAACCACCTGGTCTTTACTATAATTATGATTTGATTGATATATCTTATATTTTTAATATCACAGAAGATAATAATAAAATATATTATCAACCTGAATCTGAATATGATGCATCAAATAATTATAGATTTATTAAAGCTGAACTACCAATCGGTACATGGTCTTTGGCAGATATTAATAAATTCCTTAAAGAAGGATTGTATGATAGTACTGAGACTAAATTTGATAACTCTGGTAATTATAATAATCCTAATTATAAAATATCATATTCTTTTGTTGAGTATACTAGTAACATAAGTATTTCAGATTCGTCATTTAATATATTAAGTAAATCATTATTTTCATCTCATAAATTACCTCCATTAATTTCATTTGATCAATTTAATGATACTAGTGATGAATTTAAAATACTTATGTTATTAGAATCTTCCACAAATGAGTCTAATAGAACATTATATAATTTTGAATTTAACGATAAATTTCAAAATACATTTATAAATAGTTTTTTTAATAATGTTAAATTAACTAATATTAAAAATGAAACTATAAATGATTTATTAAATAATCAAAATAATTTTATACCCTCCAATAATATTTTAATAACCTCCGGTTTCAGCAATATTGCTACTACAATTGATGTTTCTAATAATGATGTTGTAGGTGTTTTATTAACTATTAATAGCTCTATCATTAAACCACGTAATACTACAATTGATATATATACTGTTAATGATAACCTTGCTACTGATATTTCATCATCCAATTTACAGTGGAATAAGGTCGCTTCTGATTTTAAATATAAAAATAAATATTCTTTATATGACCAATATGAAATAAATACATCAGGGAATTTTGATTATGGTACTGTTCCTCTTTACATTAACTATTCTGACTCTTTCAAAAATACCATAATTCCTTATAATTATTCACAAATATATATTGATGATATCTCTTTTATTTCACAGAAATTAAATGATTCGTCTTATTCATACCTATCTATTGATAAAAAAATAAATACTACTGATTTATCTTGCAGTAATCTATATTTACCTTATAATAGTAACAATGATATATCCTCTAATAATATTACTACTAATAATGCTACATTTAATAATGGGCTATCTACTTACTTTCTTCATAACGGGTTAGGTGGTGGTATAGATGTTAAATTTTATGATTATTCAGGATCTTTATATGATACCGATATATCTAATGGATATCCTGTTTACGACTTGTCTAATTCTGTTGTTAAAATGGCTTATACTACTACACCTATTAATGACTGTAGTTATATTATGAATATACTAAGTGCTCCATCTCACATTCATTCTGATCCATCCGGTTCTGAAGCCGGGTGGGAAATAACAACTGAGGTTTTTTCTTTAAAAAATTCAGATTCAAATATATCTTATGGTCGTACAAATAAAAATAATAATATTAGATTGGTTCCATCTGCCATATACAATCATGAAGACGAATCTGACCCTAGTGTTTCATGGAGAATAGATACAAAAACTCCTGATATATCATACGGTAACACCTGTTTTCAAGTTAATGCTGATAAATTTTACAACAAAGGCGGATATTATAATTTATCTGATAAACGTATGAAATATAAAATTAAAGATATATCTAATGGATTAAATACTATTAACTTACTTAAACCTAAATCTTACTATAAAACATTTGATACCAATATACCCAATAATACCATAAATGAATCTGGTTTTATTGCACAAGATATACTATCTATTCATGAATTAAAACATGCTGTTACTAATGTAGATCAAATACTCCATTTAGATTACAAACAAATATATCCTTATTTGTGTAATGCTATACAACAATTACATAGTAAAATTAAAACTCTTAAAACCAGACTAGACCTATTAGAGAATTAATTTAATATATAAATATTTAATATTAAATCATTTATATATATATGCCTGTTAATTTTTATCAAAATATTTTTGTTACAGAAAAAGATTTATCTGTTAATGTTTTAGAGAGTAATTTTGGTCTGTTAGATTATTTTAATAATCATAATAACGATAAAACTGTATCCTTTGATGAACAGCATGCTCTTTGGCCGGATGGTCTCCATCCTGTTAAATATGATTTTTCTCTTAATTACATCACATTTGCTAATAATCCAAGTAATAGAAACGTTTTAAATATGAATATGAAAACAATTAATAATGTTAATAAATTAAATATTACTGGTATATTAGCTAAAAGCTTATCATTTGATTTTAAAAGAGACATTTCTTTTAATAATTTGCGTTTTAAAGATTTTTACAATAATGATATATCATTTAATTTATATAATAATTCTTTTACATCATTTGATGCATCTAATGTAACCTCTATTGATATATCTTCTACTGAATTATATAATAATAATCTTATTTTTAATTTTGATAATTTAAGAGATATACCCACCTATTTACTATTTGATCGTTATATATCTAACAATATATTCACCATTGGAACACAGTTTCTTGATTCATCCGCCATATTAAAACACAAGATTCAAGAACATTTTGATGTTAGTTACATAGATTGGAAAGATATATCTATTGATATTTCTGATGGATTATGTACCATTATTGATCTTTCAAATGCTTTATACGAAAGCAAAAATATTCTAAATACTAAAATATTTTCAAGTACTAATAGTCCACTAGAACTAGATGCTAATAACACTTATAATTTTACCATTAACTTTAATTATCATGGTTTCTACGAAAACATGCCTACCAATTATGCTAATTATACAGATGTATCTTTTATAGATATATCTACAGCTTGTGTCACTATAACTGAATTAGATATTAGCTCCAATATATATTTAAGTGAAGCTATATATTTTGATATATGCAGTAATCTTTTTAACTACTTAAATATTTTATTTAATGAAAGTGATATATCCACTAATTCTATTGGAGAAAAAGCTATTAGATTACCTTTAGGTCATGATGTATCATTTAATTTTACATTTAAACCTTATAAATCTATTGATACTGATATTCATTATTCATTATCTGATATCAGATCTGGTTATATTAATCAATTATACAAATATAATAATATTAATAATTTATGCGAAATAATACCTTTTGATAATAGTAGAAATTCATCTATCTTATACGATGTTTCTGATGTATCTGCACAATATAATATTATTTTAGATAATATACCTATAATTAATATTCATAATAGTAATGCTATTTATCGTACTTACAATGGTAATGAAATTAATATAGATTCTATTAAATCATTATCCGTTGATTGTAGTAATTTAGATATTAGTAATATCACTATTGATAATTCATACAATAATACTAATATTATTGATTGTAGTTATATTTATACTAATTCTATTTATGTATCATCTATACAAAATGACATATCTTATATTAACGCCAATATTATAGAAACATCTTTTTGTGATATCAGTTTAGGAACTATAAATTCTAATAATACTCAAGTTTTTAATGAATGTTCTTTTAATCAATTATATGTTTTAAAATCCTTTGATATCTCTAATTCTATTATTAATTGTAATAGTAATGATATATCATTTGCACATTTATTAACTTATAATAACAAAAATCTAATTGATTGTGATAAAGATAACAATATTATTATTGGAATCTCAGGCGATATAACAAACAGAAATGTAGATATTAGTGGAATATTAAATATAACCAGTTCGGCTAGTGCATTGGACGCTGCTGCTGCTAAGTTTATAACACTATATAGTGCTATTATTAATACATGTAATGTTAGTAAGGTTACCATCACATCCGATGATAGATACAAACATAACGAAACTGATATTTCTAATGCTTTACTAACTATAAATGATCTCAAGCCTAAAAAATATATAAAAGATGATATTTATGATGCCGGCTATATTGCACAGGAAGTTTCACTTATAAATGAATTAAATCATCTTGTTAAACTTAATAATAATATTTACAGCATTAATTATAATGGTATACAACCTTATTTGGTTAAGGCATTACAAGAATTACATTCTAAAATAATACATCAACACTATACCATTTCACAACTGTTTAATGAGATTGAAGTGTTAGAAAATAATACATAATTAATATATATATATGGGCTACAACAGTGATAATTGGTATGTATATGGACCTAAACAATTATATGATGTATCATTTATTTTAATTGATATCTCCAATATTGATATGAATTCTGGTGCTATATATAATACAAGGACTATAGAAATATCTAACAATTCATCTGATATCTTTTTGTATAATAATGTTCCTATTATTAAAGATAGCAATAATGAGATTTTAATTACATCTCTATATAATACATATCTCAATAAAATTATAACAAATGATATATCATTTGATACACATATTATAAATCAATTATTTGTTAACTATGATAATACTAATAACTATAATAATATAAAAGCTTTAGATATATCATCTAATAATTTTATAACTAATAATATAACTTTTGATGAAACTGTATGCAGTGAGTTATCCTCTAATATTATTAATGCTAATGAAATTCATACTAGTAATTTTAATTTACAATGTGATATATCAAAAGGAATTGTTTTATATAATTCTTATATTGATTGTTGTGATAACATTTTAAAATTTAATAATACTTCTATTGAATATAAAAATAATAATTTTACATTTGATTGTAGTTATATTATTATTAATGGTACCTTAAAAGTTGACAGTTTAGATGGTGAGAAGGGGGCGGACAGCAGCGGAGTCGGATATTTCAACGTTGATGGTTATACTACAATTTCACAATTATATGGGAGCTCTGATGATAGACTTAAACATAATGAAACTGATATTTCAAACTCTATCTCTATAATCAATAAACTTGTTCCAAAAAAATACATTAAAACCACTACCCCTCTTAATCCTAATTTTTATTTTGATACTATTCCTAATAATTCTATCTATTCATCTGGTTATATTGCTCAAGACATATCTAATACAATCCCTGAATTAAGTCATGTTATAGAAAATAATAATGATATACTATCTGTTAATTATACTTCTATACAGCCATATCTTACACAATGTATTAAGGATCTAGATAAATTAATAGACAATATTGATATATCAATTAATAACTTATCTAATAGAATTATTTCTTTAGAAAATTTATAAATCCTTATTTATATGAATGATTACAGTAATCTTTATACAGTTAAAACTAGTAATGATTATGTTCAATATGATTATGATATTAAGACCTTTTTTGGAAATTCAGATGTTTCTGGTGACAAAGAGGTTGGGGATTGGCAAGAACATCCACCTGCTGTTATTGAATATTTAACTGATATGTCCTATATTGAATTTAAACCTGATCATACTAGAAATAGTCTTAAAGGTATAGATTTATCACAAAATATTATTGATAATGCTTATTTTATTCACTTTGGATATGACATAATTAAATATGTTAAATTTAAATTTTATAAAAATCCGCATGACTGTAGTTATAATAATAATGATAATTTACCATATAATGATACTAATGGTGGTGAATCTAATTTTACTTTAAGTAATATCCAATTTAAAGATACGATTATTGGAGATATTTCATACATATTATGGAAAAGATTGCCTATACCCGAAAATTTATATTATTCTAAACCTAATATTAGATATCAAGTACCCTACGTTATAATTGGAAACGGAGAACCAATTAATACATCTACCATATATAATCAATTTGGTACAAGATCATATGAATATATATTTGAACTTGTACCTCCACAACGTACCCCAAAAAATATTATATTTAATTTTAACTCATCACAGGATCTTTACTTTGAAATATTCACAACCATTCAGGATATACCTTTAAATAAAACTACTGATCTTAATAATCATGGTAATAGTACCCCTGATAATTCTATTGTCTTTAAAAAATATGGTGACATTAGTCACAGCATATTTTCTGATAATGATGAATTATTTTCTGATTTTAAATTAAATGAATATTTTAATGATCCATTATTAACTTACAACAATCATAATGTTATTACAAATACATATAATGATACTATTATAGATGTGTCTAGTATATCAACAAAATATTTATATTCTACTAATGCAGAATTACCTACATTTCCCGATACAGATTTATCTATTAATATTCTTGATATATCTGATATAAGTGTTAATACTTTATCACTCAAAAATAATAACAATATTTTAACAAATAAACTTGATCTATCCACTTGCAATATTACTGAATCAATAGATACTACCACCTGTTCTGTTAATACTATAGATGCCAGTTGTATATACACTAATCATCTTTTTTCTAGTTCACCCGAAATTAATATTAATTTAAACGATCCATCAGCTGGATTTATTAACTTTATTAATAACAATTACCATTATTTAAGATTTGATTTTAATAATCAATCTGACATATCAATTAATAATCTTAAAATATACAATGATTTAGGATATGATATCTCTTTTAGCGTATGGGATTCCTCCAGAAATTCTAATACCTATACAAAAATAGATATATATGATACTAGTTTTAGCAAAACTTATACTGATACCAGTAATGTATCATTACTTATTGATCTTTCAGAAAATACATTTGTATCTAAATTTCAGTATGAAAGAGAAGAAAAAATATTTACCATTGATAATTCCAATAACTCAATTGCTTATTCTATAAGCAACGAAGATATTAATATTAGTAATAATATTTTTTATATTACCTTACCTTCAGGTCGTTGGACCATTGCCGAAATAAACACCTTACTTGCTGATCATACTAAATCATTCTCTGATAGTAAGGATAGTTCTGGTGTTATTGTACTAGATCAGGATGGAAATATTTATGACGCAAGTGGTTTGAAACCAAGAAATACACATTTTAATAAATATTTACCTTTCACTGCCGTAGATATTTCTGGTACTCCACGTTTAGGAACTGCTTTTGATTATCAAATTCATAATATTTCTGATTTAATAATTCCTAAGGTTATTTATACCTACTTTGATTCCAGTAATTCTTTTTTAAAAGACTTTTTTGATGCTAGTTATTTACAAGTTGATGATATTTCAGGTATTACACCTCATCAGTTTCTTGATGCTAATTGGAATTATAATATTAATAATCTTATTGATGATAAAAATAGACCGTGCCTAACCAAACAAACGTACGATGGTGATATATCTAGAAATGTATACCAAAATGTTCTTTTTAATCTTAAATATGATAAATACAGTTTATACGGTATATGTAATAAATTTAGTGATGATAATGGCGGTGGTTCATTAACAATTGATGATAGTAGCTATGGTACTGTTATTTCTCAAAATATACCTTATGACTATTACACATTTAAAAGTGATCATTATAAACCTATAAATGCTGTTGATGAAGATGATGTATCATATGATCAATTAAATGTTGATTTATCTGACAATGATCCTAGTTATAATATTAGCCCAGATTGCATCCCTTTGCTTGACTTATCTATTAATGATACAACTAATATAAATGAGAAAATTTTATTTATTGAAGATAAATTAGTAAAAGATTTAAGCAAAAATATATATATATCACAACCATTTAATACATTAATTAAAAAAAATAATTCTGATAATTTATTATCCGTATATGCACGCGATGGGAGTGGTTTATTTATACATATCAGCTCCGATGTTTCTACTAATGGTGTTGTATATGTTAATCCGGCTATAGATGGCGATGTATGTGGAAACACTTTAGAATATATTAGTGTTTACATTAATTATTTAAATATTTATGGAATAACAACCGGAATATTATATAATTTATCAGATGATTCTATTAAACATAATGAAGTTGACTTGTCTAATGCTTTATTAACTGTTAAAAAAATATATCCAAAAATATATTATAAAACTACACAGTTATATTCTCCTGATCATAACTTTGATATTAATAATATTCCCTCACACGCTAATTTAGAATCTGGATATATTGCTCAAGATATAGCTAATATACCAGAACTTAACTATCTTGTTGATATTAGCAACACACCTATGAATATTAATTATTTTGGAATTCAGGCATATTTAACAAAAGCTATACAAGAACTACATTCTAAGGTTTTAGAACGCGAAACAATAATACAAAACCTTAAACAAAGATTAGAAATATTGAAAAATTATTAATCTTTATCTTAATCTAAATACTTTATTTATCTAAATACTTATTTATATTTTGTATATGTTATATATATATGTCTGAATCACAATCTAATGTAGGAACAGCTCTTACTTCTTCGGTTATTCCCCGTGAGAAAAAAATACTTAGAAAAGTATTTCCACAGCCTAGCACTAATGTACCCCAAACCCCCTTTAGACTTGTAATGAACGCCGGTGATCCCAACTTAAGGCAAAACTCTACTTCTACTGGTGCAGCTAGTGGTAATCAAAAATTTGTATATGATTCTTCTGATTATATTAGATTTAAAAAATTACAGAGTAAAAATCGCCTTTACAAATCAAATTAATTTATCTATTATATATAAATGTCTAATAATCTAACATATACTAACACTGCTCTACATTCTAATTTATTTTCTATGAATAGAATCATTGCAACCAATAATGGTTCGGGTAAAGCTAAAAAATACCAGGATTCTAGCTCTCATATCGCATCCAAAAAAGCTAATGCTATTGGTTTAGCCAGAACCAATAATACTAATTATAGTGATGGAAGCAATAAAAATGTAATTAAATCTCATTTAGCTAAAATGAGATCTAGTGGATATGTTTCTCCTAAAAAATAAACATATTATTAAACATGTTTAAGATTATAACATATTTAATATCTAATGAAAAAATCTAAAAAAATTGCCATTGAAATAGTTGGAACCATTACTAAAACCAAAAAAAGATTAATTTTTTCTTTTATAATTATATAATGAACGATCTTAACAAATATTTAGTTGAATTTGTAGGTACACTATTTTTTGTTTACATTATTCTAGCTATTAAAACACCTCTTGCCATCGGCGCAGCTTTAACTGTTGCTATATTATTAGGAGGAAAAATATCCGGCGGAAACTTTAACCCTGCTGTTACACTTGCCATGACTATGGCCGGTAAAGCCAAAAATAAACATCTTTTACCTTACATCCTTGCCCAGGTTGCCGGTGCCATAACCGCGATTGAATTATTTAAAAGAAAGGTTTTCAGATAAATTACTCAGATAAATATCTAATACAATATAAAATTTTATTGTATTAAATATTTATAATGGATATTCAGTGGAAAATTATTGAAACATACTTTAAAGATAATCCTAATTTCTTAGTTGAACATCATCTATCCTCTTATAATGACTTCTTTAATAAAGAAATTTTTAATATTTTTAGAGAAAAAAATCCTATCAAACTTATGAAAGACCAAAATCTTGATACTAAACAATTTAAATACACTTGTCTCCTTTACATCGGTGGTAAGGATGGAACTAAAATATATTATGGTAAACCTATCATTTATGACGAAAATAATTCACATTTTATGTATCCTAATGAAGCTCGTTTAAGAAATATGACTTATGGCTTATCTATTCATGTTGATGTTGACGTTGATTTTCAAATTATACTTGATGATGGTACCATTGATAATCAAACAATCACTTTAGAAAATATATTTCTTGGAAGATTTCCTATTATGATTAACTCCAATTTATGTATACTTAATTCATTATCTACCGACACTAAATTCAACATGGGTGAATGCAAAAATGACCACGGTGGTTATTTCATAATTGACGGTAAGGAAAAATCTATCGTCTGTCAAGAAAAATTCGCCGATAATATGTTATATATTAGAGATAAATATAGCGATATTTATAGTCATACTGCTGAAATTCGTTCTGTTTCCGAAGACGCATCTAAACCCACCAGAACCTCAGCCATTAGAATTGTATCTCCTACCGAAAAATATACTAACAACCAAATTGTTGTTGTTATTCCTAATGTTAAAAAACCTATTCCATTATTTATTCTTATGCGCGCATTAGGTGTCGTTTCTGATAAAAGCATTATTGAATATTGCTTACTTGATCTAGACAAAAATTCATCATTTATTGAACTATTTACTCCATCCGTACATGATGCCGGTCTTATATTTACAACCGAAACAGCTCTTAAATTTATAGCCACTTTTACTAAAGGTAAAACTGTACCTCACGTTCTTGAAATATTATCTAATTATTTTCTACCTCATATCGGCGAAGATAATTTTATTGATAAAGCTTATTTCGTCGGTTATATGGTACAAGAACTATTGAAAGTATTTACTAATATTAAAAAACCTACCGATAGGGATAACTTCAAATTTAAACGCGTTGAATTAACCGGTAAACTCATTTCCGACCTTTTTAAAGAATATTATACATTACAACAACAACATATACGTCTTAAAATGGATAAAGAATATTATTATCACGAAGGCATATATCAAACTAACTTTACTAACCTTATATCCAATAATTATCAGGAATTCTTTAAAGAAAGAGTCCTTGAAAATGGTTTTAAAAAAGCATTTAAAGGCAACTGGGGAGCTACCGAACATACTAAAAAACTCGGTATTGTACAAGATCTTAACCGTCTTTCTTTTAATTCATTCATGTCTCAACTTAGAAAAATTAATTTACCCCTTGACTCCAGCGCTAAAGTCATCGGCCCTAGATTATTACATGGCTCTCAATGGGGGGTTATTGATCCCGTTGATACACCCGATGGTGGCAATGTCGGTTTACATAAACATATGTCTATATGTACCTTTATAACCGACGGATACTCTAAATATACACTTATTCCTATACTTAGAGAACTTAAAATGAAATTTATTCAAGAACTACACCCTAATACCATTTACAATCTTACTAAAATTATTATTAATGGCGACTGGATCGGTATTACTGAATATCCTGAAAATACAATTAATACTCTTAAATACTACAAAAAAATTGCTGTTATACCAATATACACCAGCATATCCTGGATTATTCAAGATAAAACTATATTTATATTTACTGATTACGGCAGACTGTCTAGACCTATCATCTATATTGATAATGACGGAAAACCATCCTTTGATAAACCTAATCTACTTAAATTAATTAATCAAGACTCTGTTACATGGCAAGATATGGTCGCCAGTTTTAACAAAAGACTACCATCCTATTCCATTAAATCTAATACTGTATATTCTATTAATGATCTTTACCCCTCTTTCTCTAAAGAAACCGAAAATGACTTTAATCAAAACAAGGCCATAATTGAATATATTGATTCTGCCGAATCTGAAACCTCACTTATCGCTGTTGACTTTGAAAATATATCTACCTTACATACTCACGTTGAAATACATCCATCACTTATATTTGGTATTATGGGCAATCAAGTCATATTTCCTGAAAATAATCAACTTCCTCGCGATCTTTTCTCTTGCGGTCAAAGCAAACAGGCCGTATCTTTATATCACTCTAATTACCAAAACAGAATTGATAAAATGGGTGTCGTACTTAATTATGGACAAATACCTCTCATTAAAAGCAAATATCTTCATCATATTAACGGTGAACAACATCCTAACGGGGTTAACGCTATTGTCGCTATTATGTGTTATACCGGTTATAACACCGAAGATGCCGTTCTATTTAATAAAGCCTCCGTTGAACGAGGCATGTTCAACACTACCTATTTTAATTCATATGAAGCATACGAAGAAAGCACTAAAGTTTCCGGATCTACATTTGATACCGTTTTTACTAATATTGAAAATAATACCACTATTGTTAATACTAAACCCGGCTTTGATTACAGCTATCTTGACCAATTCGGTCTTGTTAAAGAAAACACTAAACTTGATGATAAAACTATTATTATTGGTATGTCTCTTAAAGACATTAATAATCCAGATAAATCTATTGACTCATCCGTCGCTCCTAAAAAAGGACAGCTTGGCTTCGTTGATAAAACCTTTATAACCGAAGGCGAAGAAGGCTTCCGTATCGCTAAAGTCAGAATTAGAGAAGAAAGAATACCTGCTATCGGCGATAAATTTTGCAGCCGATGTGGTCAAAAGGGAACTGTCGGTCTTCTTATACCTGAATCTGATATGCCATTTACACCCGACGGCCGACGACCCGATATGATTATTAACCCTCATGCTTTACCTTCCAGAATGACCATCGGACAGCTCGTTGAAACTATTATCGGTAAGGCTCACCTTAACCTCGGTGCTTTTGGCGACTGTACCGCTTTCAGAAATAAAGGCAATAAAACTGAACTTTACGGTCAAATACTTAATGATATCGGATTTCATTCCAGCGGTAATGAACTCCTTTATAATGGATTTACAGGTAAACTTATTGATAGCCAAATATTTATTGGACCTACATATTACATGCGCCTTAAACATATGGTTAAAGATAAAATTAACTACAGAGCCAGGGGACCAAGACAAAACCTTACTAGACAAACCGTCGGTGGTCGTGCTAATGACGGCGGTCTTAGAATAGGAGAAATGGAACGCGACGGGGTTCTCGCTCATGGTATGTCTAAATTTCTTAATGATTCTCTTATGGTTAGGGGAGACGAATATCATATCGCCATATGTAATAAATCCGGTCTCCTTGCTATCTACAACAAAGAACAAAATATATTTTTTAGTCCCGCCGTTGATGGCCCTGTTCAATTTAATGAAAATAATGAAGGTAATATGAATATTAATCCTATCTCTACACACGGTAATTCTTTCTCTATTTTAAGAGTACCTTACTCCTTTAAACTACTTATTCAAGAACTTGCCGCTATGAATATTCAGCTTAGGATTATTACCTCTGATAATTTTGATCAAATATCCAGCATGTCTTACTCCGATAACATTAATAAATTATTACAAACCTCAGAACCTAATATTACCAATACCATCAGAAATCTTGTTAAAGACAATCGTTCTAAAGAATTTAAAATATCTGTTAAACCTACATCCGAACCTACAGCTAAACCTTATGATGTTGATATCTCACGCCGCTGGGACCCTTCAGTTGATGAACCACCTGAAGAACCCCTACCTATTGGCAACTATGGACCCGGCTACACAATCCTCGGCGAAAAAATACAAACAATTAAGGAACCTACCACTCCTGATATACCTAAACCCCCTACTTTACCTACTCCTTCACCTAATCCTATATCTTCACCTGTACCACCTAAATTTGATCCTCAACAACCGGTTAAACTTTTTAAGGATCCTACAATTGATTTCATATTCAGCGGTGCCGACGGCAATGATGCTATTATTAGAAATACCGCTACTAATGAATACGTTATTGTTGATATTAACGAAATATATCCTGTTAAATCCTCTACACCTTCACCTGAATATAAACCTACCACACCTGAAACCACCCCTCCCTCGCCTTATGTTCCTACCTCCCCTACACTAATGTCACCATCTTATGTTCCTACCTCCCCTACACTAATGTCACCACCTTCACCATTTGTGCCTGAATCCAACGATATTGATGTTGACAAGGCCGATGCTATTGCTGATACCAATGCTGATGAAAAAGTTATAATTGACGACACTAAACCTAAAGATACCGATAGTGATGCTGATATACAAGAAATATCTTTGCCTAATCCCGATGATTTGTATGATACACCTAAAGATGATGGTAAAGAAACTTATGATAATAATGATACTGATACTAAAAAACCTATAGTAATTAACTAAATAATTGAAACTAATTTAAATTTTATTTGTAATTATATAAAATGGACACTTCTACAGAAACCATACAAACCATATATAAATCTAGAAATAATCTTGTTCAAATTCTTGAACAAAGAGGGTTTGATGTCTCTGATTATAATGAATTTAGTATTAATGATGTCGCATTAATGTTAACCAATAAACAGCTTGATCTTTTATTAGAAGATAAATCCGGCAAAAAAATATTTGTCAAATATTATTTAGGAAAATCACTTAGACCAAATAATATTCAAGAAACTGTTGATGATTTATTCAAATTTGAAGATATTCTAACCAAAAATGACCAGCTAATCTTTATTAGTAAAGACGACCCAAATGACTCTATTAAATCTATTATTACACAAATTTGGAACTCTGATTCCATTTATGTCGGACTTATCAGTATCAAACGTCTACAATTTAATATTCTTAAACATTCTATGGTACCTGAACATACCATTCTATCTCCTCAAGAAACTCAAGAAATCTTTAAACAATACGGTATTACTGATAAGTCTAAATTACCTGAAATTAGCCGTTTTGACCCCGTCGCCGCCACTATTGGACTTCAACCTGATCAGGTTTGCAAAATTGTGCGCCCCAGCAAAACTGCCATTTACTCCAATTATTATAGATTATGTTACAATAAATAAATAATAAATATTATATTTTATTATATTAATAATGTCCAATTTGAATGATATTTTTAATCCTCATATAATTGATCAATGGAACCAATGCGGTAACACCTCTCCTGACTCTTCTTTTTCTTTGTGGGAAGAAAATAAAACCAGATTTACCACAAATCAACTGTGTAAAATGAGACCTTTGCTTAACTCAAGCAATGTTCCTTATTTATCTCATTTTGAAAACGCTTCGTATAATGGTACTACCCATGATATCTCTGCCGCTAAAGCATTCAATGATCTTGAATGGGAAACCAATTATATTGATCTCCAGGCAGAGGATACGGGCCTATTTTATCATGTATATCATAATCAATACTGGGTGCCGGGCGGGGCGGCGGAGGGAGCCGAGTCGTCGGCGGTTATATACCCCTCTGTGACGATTGAAGATACATCTTTTAATTGCAGTTTTATACATGATAATTATCACGTTAAAGACATGTGTGCCAATACTTTTTGCCTACTTGATTTTATGGCTGTTAAACTTGACGCTTGCAATAATCAGTTGTGTGATGATATTAAAGGCCTTGTCGAAGGGGACAGCGAAAGTGTTATTCCAACTGATATAACCGAAATTTGTTCTAAAAAGTGGGCAGGCAACACAGCCTTGGCCGCCGCTGCGACCGGATTATCTGATGTGGAAAGTGATACTTATCAGAAATCTTATACTTCAACAGAATTTGATGAATTACTAACTAAATATGAAAATGAAACTAGAGAAGAAGAACTTAAAAATGATTTTAAAAAACTTTATAATTCTAACCTATTTGAAATCTGTTATTTAGTAACAGGAATTATAGTTATTCTCTACATTGTTAAAAAATCCTAACATAATATAATATTATCTTTACATATTTTAAATGGTATACTTCAGCAAATTTGAAAAAAACTTTGTAAATAACAATGACCAAAATTATGCCAGAAATGTTAAAAATTTAAGCGATGTTAAAGTAATGAAAACTATGAATATTACTTGGTTGAGATTATGGATGATTTGTATTTTACTCTTATCTATTATTATACTCTTACTAAATATGTCTGATTAATTTAATTACATATATTATTTTATTTAATAATATATATATATGTCTGATGAATACTATTATATGGATATTTCTTCTAACCAAGGCATCGGTGACACTAATGAGTACATGAAAGAATATGATGCTAATAAACAAAAAATGGCACAAATAAATAACTACTATAATCTTAAATATAAAGCTCAAAAAGACATCGTCAAATACATTTCATTTACATTAATGTTAATTATTGTTATTATTCTTTTAGGAAAATTTATACTACCTGATGAAATAACACAATTTGTACTTATTGTTGTTTCTGTTGTTGCTTCCGTAAGAATAGGATTGAAAATTTTTGATTCACTTATGAGATCACCTGTTAATTATGATGAATACAACTTTGGTAAATTAGATCATGATTTTGAATCCGTCCCTGCTCCTGTAACCGATTTTTCTACTACAATTGGTAACTCAAGTAATACAAAATATAATTTTAGCAATTGGAAAGCCAACATGACGAAAGATACATTATTTGATGAGTCTCAAATAGCAAGTTCTGCCAATAATTGTGGCAACCGCATCCCCCAAATTATTAGTGAAACTGATGTACCTAATATATTATTAGATGGTAAATGTTATCAATTAGCAGAAGAAGCTGGAGATGCCATTCAAATGTGGAATTATATAAAAGATTGTAGAGACAGTTATCAATGTTCTTATTATCTAAATGATATTTGGTCTAAATCATATGATGTAACCTCAAATGATTGGGATGATAGCATACAACAAATTCATTCTTTGAATGATGACATTGCGGCTTCGTCTTCTTATGCCAGTGGTGAATCAGCATATAAATATTGTAATCGTGTTTGCAGCATTGACGACGCCTCCTCACAAGTTTTATGTTTCGCTTTATGTAAAGGCGGCGGTGTTGGACTACAAGCTCAAGCTCTGGATGATTATGCTCTACGCCTACGGGCTGATGATGGAGGATTGTGTACTGATAATAGTACTTTTATAGATAGTGATGACGTTTTACTTAATCAATCGTGGTATAACACTGAAATATCCGGCAGCTCCATCTACGACGACGACAACGATGACGGTACGGCGAGTTTGACAGAATGGGGCACTATGTCAGTGAAAAATACAGAGGGCCGCCAAGGAGATCTATATGAGTATTGTAATTATAAGTGTTATAATATGGACATGTCCAACTGTTTTAATGGAAACATTAACAGTGACCATGAAAATGCATGTAAAAAACGCTGTGAAAGAGTAATACCTAAACATTACATACCTGCTGTAGGTGTAGACGGTACCGATATCTCCTACAGTTATAGTGATTTTGATGATGACAACCCCGACTTTTGGGCTGCCACGAGCCACCTCCTGGGCGACGACGACACCTCCGTGGGCAACAAGGCAACCCAGGCCATCGGCGACGGTGCCCCCCGGGTGGCGGGTTTCAGCGCTTCTGCTTTCAAAGCTAATGTTATTTCTCCAGATCTGAACGAGAACGTGACATGGGCTCAATATTCAGAAAATTCAAAGGATAAACCTCTTTATTAAATAATATTAATTAAATAATATTATTTAATTTATATATATATATATGTCACCTGAGTCATCTTATACGGTAGAAGAAATTGAACAGAAAATTAAAGATAATAAACGATTAAATGATGTCTATGAGAATAAGGTTAAACCTCAAGAAACAGATTATTTTGATCCGCTTGATAATCTTACAAATATAGCCGATGTAGATAAAAGAAAAGCATATTATGAATATTTGCAAGTAGATAAACTTAACACTTATATATACATATTAAAAATTATCTATATAATTGCAGCTATAATGTTTTTCGGAAAAATTATCATATTAAATGAAAACTACTCTAGTCCATTTATATGGATATTTTTCATATTAATTATTATCTATCCTTTAGCTATTAATCATAGCCGGAAATTTTATAATCATGTAATATCCGTAATATCTGATGCTATACCAAAAAATGTATATTCTACTATATAATATTTATTATGTTCCCGATGCATCACTCTCATAATCATCCTCATCTAAACTTATATCCTTCCATCCTGTTTCTTTAGTAAATTTACCATAACGATTATTCATATAATCAAACAATCCCTTACCATTAGGCGCTGCTCCGCCATAATTCAATTTCCACCAATCATTAAAATTATCTTTCAAGGACTTCTGTGTTCCAATACAAGAACCTTTAGACTCTTTGATATTATCCCTTACATACTCTGCAAAATGATCCTGTGTCTCACGATAAAACTGCGACTTAGCACAAACTATATCACAATCATTTACATTACCCTGTGTCTCAAGCGCTTTTTCTACTAACATAGCCATAAATACATGTTTCCACTGTTCAAACTTTTTATCTATATATTTATCTACCTTGAACTGAAATGGCTTTTCAGTATCATTATCTACTGGATTTTCTGTAAACAGTGAAACAAAATCGCAAACACGAATACGACGCCAAGTACCATCATCATTACTTTTAATATCAAATAAATGATTTGTACAGACAACCAATTTAAATTGTGGAATAAATGTTACTGTATCTTTAAACAGTGCCCTTCCTTGCAACGGATCACCACCTGTTATTTCTTTCATTATACCCTCATTAATACAATCGCCTACAGATGGCTCCTGCATTACTGCATATCTTACACCTATCAATTGTACAACCTCTGATGATGTACCTCCAATACTACCACGTCGCTGTGTGATCAGAGTAATAGGAACAGTTGCCTTATAGTCTCCCAAAATCATAGACATTAGCTCAACCAATTTACTTTTACCATTTCTACCGCGGCCTGTATAAATGTTAAAAGTCTGATTATCATTTTTACCCATCAATACTGATGATAAATGTTCCCACATATAATTTCGCAATTCATCATTAGGAAATAACTGATACATAAACTCTGTAATCTCATCCATGATAACCTTATCACGCTTTTTATTTAATGGGATATAATCTAGATTCGTACATTTGGATGTATAATCCTCCGGTACACCCTTACGAAAGGTTTTTTCATGAAAATCTATCACACCATTATTAAAACACAGTAAATGATTTTTACTATCTAATAGACTAATAAAATCCTTTACATAAAACAAATCTCTTGCCTCCCTCATTATATTATTTTTCTTATCAGTCTTTTTAAACGATTGAGCTACCTCCATCAATGATTTATTACGCTCCATACCTTTCTCATGTTCTATTGTGTCTGACTCCATCTGACTCAACTTGCTATTTAGTTGTCTAATCTCTGATAAATATAAATCAAATATATCCGTTGATATCATGTTACGCAATGTTATTCCTGAATCTATTTCAAACCATCTCTGTTCACGATATTCATACCACGTATTCTGTTTAATACTCACGCAAATAAATCTATCCTTATACCACTGATACAATACATTTGCCTTATCGTAATCCGACTTTGTTTTTAACGTTTCGTCTATATAATAAGATATATGTTCTCTCTTTTTTTTCTCATATTCATCATAGGCATCCTGCCTTGCCCAAAAGAATAGTGATTTTTCTGTCAAACCATCGTCATTATCTGAATTAAAATTATTCCATCGTTCCCATAAATCTCTCACATTATCCCATTTAAATTCATCACTTTTAGTACTGAATTTTAACCATGTTACATAAAGTTTATAATCTGTATTTCTAAGTGCCCATCCTACCCTAATCCATTTATCATAACTACCTGCACCCCAATATTTTTTCGGTAATATCATTGCATAATCATGCAATTCTTTTAATTTATATCCATAAGGATTACTATTACCTATATCATGCAACCTTTCTAATGCCATATTTAATTTATCTTCATTATCTATATCTGCATAATTAATAAATCCTGGTTCATTAATCTTTTCTACCTTCAAATTCTTTGCTTTTGATTTACCTTTTTTATTTTTATTTTCTAGTTCCTGGAATTCATTTTTGATTCCATCCTTCATCTCACACAATTCATATTTCTTTTGAATTGATAAATCATTCAATTTATTACTAAAATCAAATTTTTTTACACTTTCTTCTTTTAAGCTAAATTCATCTATATCTTTGTTATATGTACATGTATATAAATATGTTAAACCATATGCTTCATGATTTGGTTTTCGTGAACCATATAATTGCCAATTTGTATTACCAATACACACTCCCTCATCCACTACCGATTCCCAATTATTTATTAACTTATCACTCAACTCGTCGCTTACACCTTCCAACTCTTTTAATACCCTATTTCGCAATATTATCTTTAATGATTTTTCCAATGATAAACCTATTATAATATGTATACCATCTTTTGTAACATCTGTCGTCTCATTTACATGTGGCTTCTCAAAAACATATATATTAAATTTCTCTCGCAAATGTATCATATTATTTAATGCCGATAAATAACAATCCAAAATATTTATAATATCATCTTCGGTATGTTGACGTTCCGTTATTTCTTGATTATATCTAAAATCTAAATCTATTGCAATAGGTCCATTATCTATTTGCTTCTCCGTTAAATATTCTTTTTTACCTTTTATTAAAACATCATTGTAATATAATTTATTGAAAATTGCCTTTTGATCCTCACGAATTTCATAACACCCTCCATGAATTTTTGGATCTTCACATCCTATTCTTGTGTGTGTAATATTATCCTTTCCTTTTGTTCTGTTTTTTAATAGGAAATCTGACAGATCACGATACATACCACTCATTATTATACTAACCATATAATATATTTTAATATCAATTTTATTTATACATAATACAATATAAATATATAATTATATTACCATATATGAGCTCGTTCATACAAAAAGAAACATTTAAAAGAATTGTTTCCGATGTTAAAGATATTATCAAAAATCCTTTACATAATGATAATATATTTTATAAACATAATGAATCTAATATCTTACAAGGTAATGCTATGATTATCGGTTCATCCGATACCTGCTATTATAATGGGTTCTTTTTTTTTGAATTTAATTTTCCTGATAATTATCCTTGGAAACCACCTAAAATTATATATAAAACTAATGATGGTATTACACGATTTAATCCTAATTTATATAGAGATGGTAAAGTATGTTTATCTATATTAAATACTTGGAGAGGCGATTCTTGGTCCTCTTGTCAAACCATAAGAAGTGTATTACTTGTTTTACAATCTATTTTAAACAGTGAACCATTACTAAATGAACCTGGCATTAATAGGTCACATGAGGATTTTAATAAGTATAACGAAATTATTACCTTTAAATCGTATGAATATGCTTTATATAAACAATATAATCAAATTAATGGTATCTATGAAATATTTAGAGATGAAATGAATGAATATTTCAAAAATAATAAAATTAATATAATTCAACAGGTTACTAACAATAATATTGCTATTTACAATAAATATAATAAGTATGTTGTTAGAATGGATGTTTCTATTTATTCTATTTCTGTAACTATTGATTACAAAACTCTAATTGCTAATCTTAAAAAATGTTCATAATATACAAATGTCTAATTTCTCTTTATCAAAAAATGAAATTGATAGAATTAAAGCTCAAGAAAGAGGTCTTGTTTATATACGTGATGCCCTATCCTTCTATCTTACTGAAGTAAGAAATTATTATGATATATTTAATCTTGTTATTATCATTTTATCAATGATTAATGCCTTTGTTGAAACTGTTAAAACTGAAATGCAACTTGAAACTGCTAAAGGTCCTATCAGTCGTACGTCCATATTATTTCCTATAGCATTATCTACTATTATTGCTTTTATATCTACATATACTAAATTCTTAAGATTTACAGAAAAAATAGAAGAAACCACTAAATCTATAGAAAAATGTCATAATTCAATTGATAAACAAAGAAAGGTTTTATTATCTGCTTCACCATATTTATCACTTACTGATATAAGTAATAATCCTGTATCAGCATTAATTCAAAATAATTATAATGATGCTTGTACCACCTTTAGAGAAGCTATATTAAGTGCAGAAACTATTTGGCTTTCTAGAATGGACCCCTCCAATAAAAGTAAATATTTAACTTACAGTTATAAAATACATAAAATTTTTGAGGATGATTTAGAAAAAATTGATATTATTGATTCTATATTAAGAGAAAGCTTCAAACCTGAAAATTTAAATTCATATACCATCTCTAATCCATTCAAATCTAAACAACCCACTACATCACCTACCACAACAGATACATCATCACCTACCACAACAGATACATCATCACTTACCACAACAGATACATCATCACCTACTACATCAGCCAATGATAATAATATTTAATTTATAATTAAATTGAATTATGAATTAAATATTATTAATTTATATATACCATGAACTTCTGCTCTAATTGTGAAAATATGTTATACATTAAATTATCTGAAACTAACCAAAATTCATTGATTAATTATTGTAGAAATTGTGGCAATGAAGATGATAATAATCAAGATAATTTATGTGTATTTAAACGCAACATTAAAATGACCGAAACTAAACATCATGGAATAATTAATGAATTCACTAAACTTGACCCTACACTGCCTCGTATTTATAATATTAAATGTCCTAATACCAACTGTATATCCAATTCTGATGAAAATAAAAAAGAAATCATTTATATCAGATATGATGATATAAGAATTAAATATCTATATTTATGTTGTGCTTGTGATCACAGTTGGAAAATTGATAAGCAAGATACTTAATAATTATATTAATATCTCTAAATCCTCTATTTTCCAATATTCTATACCCCCGTTTGGCATTGGTCTTTTTATTATAAATGGTACTTTTTTTTGTTTTATTTCTATCTGCGCGATTAAATATCCATCTATTATTTCTTTATCCACATTAACGAATGGGATTGCACCTTCATTTATCTGTTTCGCCCTTAAACCTAATACTGTTACATATTCATATTTAGTTAATATAGGTATACTTTGATGTAAATCATCTACTATCTCATTATTTTTATTTCTAGTTACTGTTGATAATGCTCTAACCTCATCATAATTTATATGCGACTCTTCTGGATGGTATTGCTTGATATAATTATTCTTTAATTCTTCATCAAATTTTTGTAAATAATCTTGATCCTCTTCATATTCTACATATTCCGTGTCTTGTATATTTAATAACATATCTTCTTCTATTTTAGATTTATCCATTTCTATATTTGTTGGTTCATCCTCCTCATCTTCCTCTGGATTTTCTATATTATCTTCATCATCCTCTGGCTCATCTACATCATCCTCATCTGGTTCTACATCTGGTTCTACATCTGGATCTACATCTGGATCTATATCTGGATCTATATCTGGATCTATATCTGGATCTACATCTGGATCTACATCTGGATCTACATCTGGATCTACATCTGGATCTACATCTGGATCTACATCTGGATCTACATCTGGATCTACATCTGGATCTACAATGGATGTATCATCCTCATCGTAATTTTGCGATAACTCTTCTGTAGACATTATATTATTATTATTATACTAATATTTTTAATTTGATTCAATTTATTTAACATTTCCATCTATTACCACATTCTAAACAATCCACATATGTTGTCATCGGCTCATCTGCTGATCTTGTTTGTAACTGATAATGACTACATTTATTACCCTTCCTTCCATTTTGAAGACATCTTCTACATGTATAATCTTCTGTTGTTGCCGTTAAATTACCCGAAAACTTCATTTCATCTCTTTTACGTTTCTTATCTAGTAATACTTTCCATAAATCTGGTCTCATTTCTATATGTGTCATTCCTCCTAATTCACCTGCTAATATTGTTTTATTTATTAATGAACTAAATAATTTTTCATTATTCAAATTTAAATATACTGTTCTCAATTTTGATAAATATAATTTTACGAAATGTATATTATCCCATTTTTTTATTATTTTCATTTTCTTAGCTAATTCCAACGATGAATTATATATTCCTCTTTCTAAATTTATACATATTTTATCATCTATATTCTCATTATTATTACAATTATTTAATAATTTAATTTTTAATTTAGAGATAATATTATCTCTAAATTCCCTTGGTTCCTTAATCTCCATACTTATAATATTAAATCTATTCTTTAATATTATATCAATTTTAATCACTATATTCATATTCTTCATATGATAACTCATCCTCCTCTTCATCATCATCATCATATTCTTCATCATCTTCATCATCATTTTCATCTACTACAAATCCATCCTTTAAATAACCACTTTTTGTTTTTAGATCTTTAGGAACATCTTTTAATTCATCCACCTCATTTTCATCCTCCTCTGCCGTTGCATCTAAATCCTCAAATCCACCATACAACTTTTCATATATATCTTCCCACTCTTTTATACTTAAGCTCACAACATTATTATCACTATCTTTATTTATTATCGCTAATGCACCAAAATATAATACTTTATCTACGGGCGGCGGCATTTCATATTTATTTTCCATATTAGCCTTCCCCTCTATCTTTCCATACAATTCTAATGTATAACTTTTATTACTTAATTTTACATTCCATGTATTACGTAATTCAAATCCTTCCTGTTTCCTATAATTACATTTTTTATATAAATCTTCTATTTTTAGTTTTTTTACTAATAATTCTGATATATTTCCTAATTGATTTACTATTAATATTGTTGTCATTGTATCAAAATTGTAATAAGGGTTTAAATAGTTTACATTATTAATAATATTATGAAAATATACCTTCAAGATGTCATTTTAAATGATATATCTAAATTATTACAATCTAACTTTCATATTAATAAATTACACAAAAATTATATATATTCATATGAAGGTATATTTACCATTATTAAAAATAATATCTATAAATTAGATATTATTAATAATAATTCACTATGTATTAATAACTATATCAATAATATTACTGCATTTATTGATACATCCTCTATTACTCCAGAAAAATATATTTCATACCAAATACCTATTCCTAGCACTTCACAACAATTACTTGAGTATAATATTAAAATAAATAAAGATTCTATTATATCTTTAATTATTGAAATTAATAATAATAATATATCTGATTGGTTTTTTATTACAGATGAATCTTATGATAATCCCTTCATTAAACAGGATATTAATGAGTTTATATCACAATTTATGTAATATATTTTTATATTAATGGAAATTATTAAAACTGCCATTCTATCTCTTATTGCTATTGCTATTATACATCATCTATATTTAATGTTTAAAAATAATCTTACTGTACCTAAAACTAAATTTATTGATCCTGAAAACTCATCTACATATACACCTGATTCAGAACCATATATAACTACAACACCTACAACAGCTACAACAGCTACACCTACAACTACAACAATTGAAATAGGTGATACTACTTCCATAAATGATTTAGTATCATTAGATACTACAGAAAATATTGAAAATGAACAAAATGAACAAAAAACACAACTTAAAGATTACATAAAAAACATTACTGTTACATCGCTTGATAATTAATTTATTTTAGGTATTGCCACTTCTTTAAGTAACTCTACTTTATATTTAATATCGTCTACATTTTGATATATTTTACTTGACATATTCATATATTCTTCCACCAAACTTTCATCATTTAACCAGCCCGGATGTGCCTCCTCCCACTCTTTTATTAATACCACATATTTATGTTGTAATTCCTTATCCCCTTTTAATAATAAATTATCAACCTTATTATCATCCTGTTCCCATTCCTCTTCATTTTTTATACATAATTTTTTACGTTTTTTGTCTACACAATGTATTGGTCTTTTATATACACCTAATTCATGTATCTTATTACATACAGCATCTGTAATGCTTTTTGTAATATCCGAATTTTCTAATTTCTTCAATGAACTTAATTCCAGTTCTATAGAATTTATAAATGATGTCCAATCTATCGCATCTTTACATTCCTCATTTAAAAATACATTTAAATTAAAGTTATTTGTTGTATTACCTACTTTTGGTATTAATTCTGATATCTGCTTATTCTGATCTACTATTATCTTATGTAACTCCTTATTCTGATCAAACATATCTAAAAGCATCGCATCTTTATCTTTTACGTCATTATTTAATATGATTTTTTTATTATCACTCAATACATCTTCGTCTTGATTTTTAACACATTTTTTTATATGTTTTGACAAACCTGAACGATATTTATAGACTTTTTTACAATGAAAACAGACGAATTCACCTTTGGGGTTTTTTTGGGGTTTTTGGGGTTTTTTGTTATCCATCGCTGACTGAAGGTGTTTTTGCGTAAGGCAATGTCTTTTGTAATCTTTCAAATTAAGACTATTAAAGTCACATAATTTACATGAATATTTTTGGGGTTTTTTTGGCTTATCCATGTTATCCATATGTTATCCACCGATTTTATTTTTAAATTTTTTGAATTTCATTAAATTTTATTTTCAGTAACAAATTTATTAAGTAATATTTTATAAAACAAACCATTATGGTCTAAGGTGATTTTTTCATATATATTTTATATTTTTATCAGAGAAATCAGGAAATGGACAAATATATTTGTCCAAATCCGGATTTCTCAAAAAAGAATTGGGAAATGGACTTTTTCGATGAGACTGAAGTTAGGAACTTTTAGGAACTTTTTTTTGGACCTAACCATTATGTAGAGGATTATTTATTTATTAAAAATATTTTAATTTCCATGTAGGTAGGTATATAAATATATAAGTAATTGATATAGGGGTATATAGATATTTGTATATATATGTCATATAAACATATCTTGAAAAGGTTACCTGAAATTGAACTTCCTTATGAATATATTACACATAAGGAGGTTTCTGGCGATTTGTATACGGCTGTTCCATATGGTAAGAAATATTTGGCTTGGTTTACATATTATAATAAGAATAATGTTTGTTTTTTGCTTGAGATTAATACTAGAACATTAGGTATTAATCCCAATAATATTTCAACCACTGTTTGTGGTTTTAATTCGGAATTAGCTTATGGTACAATACTGTATGGTACATGTGTAAAATATCAAGATGCTAAATGTTTTACAGTTGAAAATATATTGTATTATAAAGGAAAGAATATAGAACAGTTTAATTTTATAAAAAAACTACATTTATTTGAAAAGATGTTAAATGATGATTTTAATAAACAAATATATGTTAGAAATCAACTTATTATAACATTACCATTGATGCATACAAATAAGGTTATATTTAATAAAATGATGGAAAATGTATGTTATAATGTTTATTGTATACAAATCAGGAATTTATATGGAGAAACGGTTAATACAAATTATATTAATAATGAAAAAAAAGCGATATTTAATGTAAAGCCATGTATTAAATCAGATATATATGAGTTGTATTATAATAATAATGATTTTTATGATACAGCTTATATAGATTCATATAAAACAAGTGTTTTTATGAATAATATATTTAGAAAAATAAAAGAAAATAAAAGATTAGATTACATAGAAGAAAGTGATTCTGAAGAAGAATTTGAAAATATTGATCTTGAAAAGTTTTTGATAAAAGATAAATTATGTAAAGTAATTTGCAAATATAATAATAAATTTAGAAAATGGATACCTTTTAAACTTGCTGATGACTCTAGTGTAGTTGTATCAAAAAATGATATTAATTACATTATACAGTCTAGGTAGTATCAATTTTAATTAAACATTTACCTTTTTTCAATGGTTTATTTTTTTCTTGTTTATCCTCCTTTACGATAACATTATTTCCATCATGTTCCTGTATTTTATACTTACATTTATTATAAAAGGTTAGACGTTTTTTCCACTGTTTAACAAAAACATCATGTTGATCCACAATATCTATAACCATAGGATTTTCATGTTTTTCTCGTAATATTCTGCCCACCGCCTGTGTAACATCTGTTTTTGGTGTTGCCATAATTAATGTAGAGAGAGTTTTAATATCTAAAGCCTCTTCTGCCATTGCATATGTAGCAAGAATAATTCTTTTTGATTCGGAGGTTTTCAAATCCTTTTGTTTCATTCCACCTATGTAAAATCCTACTGAATCCATATTTCTGTGTTCTATAGCCTTGAAAAGGTAGCTTAAAAGATTTTTATTATGTGCTAATATCATTATTTGTTTATTTCTTGGATCTTTAAGGGTTTCCTGTAAGGCTTTCAGAATGAATTCAGATCTTGGATTAAATTCACATATTTTTTTGATCATTATGGAATAATGTGTTTGTCCTTTGAAATTTAATACTGTTTCACTAAATTCTTCATCTGTGTTTTTATAATGTAGGGCTTTAACAGTTACAGGATCGGTATTATCCCGCTTTAATTTGTAAACAACTTCTCCTAGAAACAATTTAAACACTTTAGATAACCCATCTTTTCTAACCATGGTTGCTGATAGACCCAACATGTAGGGCGATACAATGTGAAACAGTGAATTACTGAATACTTCAGCTGCGATATGATGTGTTTCATCAATTATAGTTAAACCAAATTCGTCAAACACAGATGTAGGATATGATTTCATAGAAAGAGATTGAATCATACCAATAACAATATCCTTGTCATCAATATCAATAATTTGTCCTTGTATTTTGCCGACTTTTGCATCAGGTAAGAATTGTGATATTCTTTCAATCCACTGTTCAAGAAGAAATTCTTTATGGACCATTACAAGAGTTTTCTTTTTAAGAAGAGATATAATATTTAGTGCCATAACAGTTTTGCCGCATCCGCAACCAACTTCTAATAGGCCACCGCCCTTTTCATGGGCAGCTTTTAGATAAGAATTAATTATGGGAATTTGAAAATCCATAAGTTTTCCAACGAAGTTTAAAGAAATATCTTTTCCAGGTTGAATTCTAATTTCATCAGGAATACCATATAGGTTATTTCCAAAAAATCTAGGAACATATAACTTTTCATTAGATTCGCGGTAAATAGGAAATTCAATGGGTGTGGTCATAGATGTTTTAGGAACATATGGTTTTACTGTTAATTCTTTACGAATATAATTTTGTTCTTTTATGGATATAGTATTTTTGTAGATAGAGTATCCTTTATTTCCCAAATACGTATTTACCATTGCTGTATCTATTATGTGTTATATTTTTATTTCAATTTTCAAAATATAATATTTACAATAAATATATGAAAATGCTTCAGAAAAACATGCCATTCCTCGGTAAAAAAACTCAACCATATGAATTACTTATTGGTTTTACTTTGGCTTTTTTGATCGTTATGGGTATGAATAAAACTATTCCTGCTAGTATTCAGGACATCTTAATGTCTGTTCCCGGTATGATAACCCTGCTTGTATTTGTTTTTGTTTTATTTTCGCGTCCTAATAAGGTTTTGGGTGTATTGGGAATTATTCTTGTTTTCTTACTAGTACAGGGTCCATCTTCTCCTGTAGCATCTAATGGTGTTCTTAATAAGGTGAAAATAGCTGATGTTAAAAAAGCATACAGCGCCGATGCTATGAAAAAAGTATCAGGTGGGTCGTCATTAGAGGAACAAACAGTAGCAAGAATGTTACCAATGGCAGCACAAAATAATATATCACAACCAAAATATGTTCCTAGTGATTCAACTAAGGAGATATATAAAATGGTTTAATTTTAGATAAATATTTAATATATTTTTTGTTAATATAAGGATTAATTTCATTCCAAATATTATTATTATTTCTGTATAGATCTATGTCATGTTTAAATGTTTTTAAAATAATTTTAATTACAGAAGGATTAAATATACCTTCAAAATAGAATATATTAAATCGTTTGTCTAGATATTGATATAGCATAGACTTTTGTTTTGCTATATCAATTATTAGAGATTTATTGGCTGTTATAGGATGTGATAAATATTTTAATATATTCCATGTTACATCCTCTGGTATATTTTTGAATATCACATGCATTTTGTGTATTTATTATATTGCTAGTTCTTTATATTTGTTTCATTTTTATTTAACTAATTTAGAAAATGCTGCATTGAACATACCGATAGATATAAGACCAGCAACTACACCCATAAACATATTAACATGTTCATTATTAAGCTTAAATACTTTAGGAAATAAGTTACTGCGTTTTTTTTTGTACATTATTTGTTCATCCGATGCTCCGGTAGGAGTGCAGTCAATCCAAATATCATTTGCAGAACTACCATATGCATTGGATTTAGTGCCATAAGGATTGTAGAGGAGCTCGGCTGGGTCGGTGGGGAGAGACGCGGTGTCGTCGGCGGTTTCCATAGTCTGCTCCTCGCTAGTGATAACTTTGAAAGAGGAGGTGGTGGTGGTGGTGTCTAGAATATTCGGGTCATCCTGAGCGCTTTTAACTTTATATCCTTGGGGTGGAAACATTAAAATATAATTACTATTAGCATCATTGTTAAAATAATATTCACTTTCAGGAATTATATTATTTAATTTAATATTATTTAAGTCTAATGTATTTGCTGAATCGGTAGACATATCATAAAATGGAATAATTACAAATAGTTTATCATCCCCATATGTATGATAAAGAACCAAATTATATCGTGCAGCGGTTTCCATCCCGGCCGTAATACCATCCATGTTATTTTGGACGAAAGCACCACCACCATCCCCGACAATTTTATAAGCATTTATAGATATTAATGTAAAAATTTTTTTACCATCATTAGTATCAAGTGTAGCTTTTTTATTATTATCAGCAACGTATCCTACAGCGAATGGAGCTGAACCATAGTCATGAAAATAAGAACAATTAAGTGTACACTGATTATTATATTCCACTGATATATAATTTTCGGGAAATGTTGTGTCTAAAAAAAACGTTTGAAAATTGCCAGGCATATATATATAAATATTAGATATAATATTTATAATAATTTCTGATTTTATATATATATGAAATTGTCAAGAGGTAAAATTAGTAAAATAATGAAAAAACATAAAAACTCAAATAGAAATGATAAAAAAGCTGGTAAAAGAGGTAGAGTTAAGAAAGAATATAGTTTAAATAATAAAAAAAGAAGACATATAAGTAATTATAGTTTTAAGAGTAAACAGTGGCAAAAGCGGCATGAAGGCGGAAAGGCGGATGTAAATAAAGCCAATGAAGGTGATATAGAATATGGAATTAGACAAGCGTTAATGAAACAAAATAACGAAAATGCAAAAAGTATTATACAAAAATTAAATATTTCAGATAATGAAAATGAACAAGTAGAAAAAGTAGAACAAGTATTAAAAGGTATGTTTCCAGAGCCATTATATAGATCAGTAACTAATAAAATTAAAAACGACATGCATGCATATGTGAATGCTAATAGACCTAAAAATAGAAATATAATGTATTTAAAAATAGATGAAACAAATAAAAAAGCGATGGATAAAGCAATTAAAGATAATGATAAATACATAACAGTTCAGATAAAAGGACAAGGATCAAATAGCACCTTTAATATTAGTTTAACACAAGATTTAATAAGTAAAATAACTAGTACTAAAATAGATCCAGAAACGGGAAATGTAGATGGAAAAGAAGTAAATCAAGCATATACGTTGATAGTTGAAGTACCGAATGAAGAAGGAATGGAACAGTCGGCGGCGGTGGTAGGTTTAAATAAAACGATAGAAGAATTACAGGACAAAATTGCAAAATATGAAAGTGGTTCTGGTGTTAGATCAAGCATGTTATGTAATATATTACAAGGTCGTTTTGGTGAATTGGGTAATTCGGCAAAGTGTGGTATAACATCTAAAGCGCAATTGATTGCAGCATCAGCGGCGGCGGAAATACAAAAAGCAACCGAAATAAATAAAGATGCTAATGAAATGAAAAAAGAATTATAAATTGTCGTAGCAAAGTGTTAAAGATAAGGCAAATAGGTCATAGTATTATTATCATAAACAGTGACTTTAAAGGTATCATTATAACCTTGAACCTTTACAACATCATTATTGTAAAGGTTATCGCATCCGTGTTCACTTGTACAGCTTTTATTTTTGTATATAATAGGTAATTTAACAGAGTTATTTTTATCATTAATTGTGTAGAACTGCCACGTATCTCTTCCAGCAATTAATGGGCGACCCATCAAGGGTAAAATGGTTTCATCGCCATTAGTTCTAGTAAGAATACCAATTTGTCTATAATCAGTGTCACAGCCCTGTGTTTTAATATTAATAGGCATTCTTTTTGGGAACGAGTTAGGGAACAGGCGATCATCACGTAATGGAGCAGCATATGGGTTTAGTAGTATATCACTTTCTTTTGTATTATAGCCGTATTTATGTTTAACAAGAAGATCGTCATCGCTGTTAGATGAAAAGGAATTATTATACACAGAAGTGTTTTGTGTAGAGGTTTTAGTCATTTTAATAGCAGAATATGCTAAATAAATGCTGGTAAGAATTAACATAAATATTATTATATTATTCAATCCATCAGATAACATATACAATATAATAATATTTTAATTAAGAACAGTTCCAAACAATTTCCACCTCCTCACCATTTTCTTTCCAGTATCCTGCCCCACTGTATATTGTCGAACCATCACATGTAGTGTTTCGTGTAGGAATGATTGGTGATTCCGGAAAATAGGGGTACCACTGATCTGAACCGTCAGAACCATCCCAGGCTAGTGTGTTGGGCTTGTTATTATAGTTAGTGGAAGATGCAAGGTTATAACAATCTGTGATTCCATAAGCTGTTTTGCATTTCTCTTCTGTGGATGTTATATCAGATGAATCAGAACTATTTATGTTATTATAAATTTTATACAATTCAGTAGTGTTTATTTCTTCTAACATATTTGTAACACCAACTGTGGTCATAGCTGTAGGTTTAGTAGCACCTGTAGGAGTTTCTACAGAAGTACCGTCTGAAAGTGTAACGAGGCCATTACTATTGATGGGGGTGGCCTGGGAGCCTTTCCAGTAAGCATCAATTACCTTCTCATAATAATCTCGCATAGCTTTCTCTTCGGTAGTGTAATCATCCAATTCTGGACCATCATTTATTAATTTCTGTGCAGCAGCATCAATGCTACTAAGATTAGCCTCCGCATCTTCAATAATAGTATAATTGGAAGAAAAGAAACGCAGAACAGGGTTGAAATCACCCTTCTTATCAATGGTCAGCTCCTTCACCTCTTTCCAGTTTTCCATACCTGGCTCAGTGGTCCCCTCAAACGCATCTTTGGCAGATGTATAGGCGATACCAGCATCATTTACGAGTTTTTCTAATTCTTCTATAACAGTGATAGAATCTCTAGTACAACACCAGGTTTGGCTGCAAGTTCCATCTTGACATATTATATTTTCATAATTACTTTTTTCAGACCAACCCGAAGGACATGTAAATCCCGCATTATCGCCGCAAACAGGATTGCTACCTCCAGTAGTAGATACGGTTCCATCAGGATTACTTTCACCATAAGTATAGGTAGTTCCTGCCATTTCTTCATCGGCATGTGAGTGATCGTCATGTACGGGTATAGATGACCCACTAGAAGATGATGTGGATGTAGATTGTAACCATTCAGGTAAATTTTCGTTACGTTCAGCATTGAGTTGTGCCTGTTCAGCTTGGTCGGCGGCTTGTTGTTCAGCAGTAGGAAGGCCCTCTTTGTTGTATAAAAACATATTATAAAGTGTAGAAACAGTTAGGGCAATAATGAGAGTGTGGGTTTGTTGGTATTCCATATTGTTAAATAAAAAAGCAGTAAGAGAAAATATTAATATAGAATTGTATTTGTTATTAGATATATAGTTAAATAAATTAGTTATAACAAGAAATAATAATATATATAATGTGGTTTTATGTTTCAATAAAGATTCAAGCATATATATACTACTAAACAAAAATAAATTGAATAAAATATTATGTCTAAAATAGAAATAGAATAAAACAATATGGCATACAAGTTGGCACTAACAGAGTTGTATTGGGATTATCATCATGGTAAGACCGTTTGTACATCAAAAAATATTGAAGGTCAACATATGGTAGTTTATGATATAGAGTTGAATGAGTTTTATGGTAAAGATTATTTAGTATATAAGGAAATAGTAGCGAATAGTCAAAAGGATTCAATAGAGGTATGGGATGAAAAATATGTTAGTGATATAAAACATCCGATACGAAATTTCAAAAACATTTTTGGAAAAAGGAATGAATTGGAGATAGTAAAGATAAAAGAGTTGGATGGACTGGAGCAGGTAGCAATAATTAAAACAGTATGGTTTAAATTATTGCAAAGGAAAATAAAAAAATGGTTGAAAAATAAGAATAAAAATAAAAATATATAGAATTAAATTAAATAGTTAAAAGGTTTTAGTCTTTTTATTACTTTTGGTTTTTTTATTACTTTTTGTTTTTTTATTACTTTTGGTTTTTTTATTACTTTTGGTTTTTTTATTTTTTTTACCACCACTTGGTGGTAGTCGTTGTTGCATCCCCCGCGCAGCCAAGGCGCGTCTAGCAGAATCTTGATTGACCCCTGCTCTCCTGTCGACTTGAGATGATGCGGGTCCATACATAGGAGCTCTAGGATCATAACCTGCTGGTCCTCTTAATAGACCAGTAGTATTTATGGGCACAGGTTCAGTTGAAGGTAGTATATTTCCTTGCCCCACCCGAGCTTGATTAGCTTGACTTAAAGAAGCCTCGGGGGCTCTAGATGCTGGCGGGGGGTTAGATAAAGACTGAGACGGTAGTTGAGATAATGGTGGTGGTGCAATGGCAGCTGGCGGTGGCTGTGGTTGAGATGATGTAGATGGTGGCTGTGCAATGGCAGCTGATGGTGGAAGTGGTTGAGATGATGATTTAGATTCTGGGGGCGCGCCTGATAAAGACTGAGGTAATGCATCAGATGCAGATGTAGGCATTGAATCAAGAAATTTTTTTTGTCTAAATATCAGATCCTCGGTTTTATCAGCAACATCCTTAGCGGTTTTAGAAACAGTTTCAACCAACTCAGTAGCTCTTTTAAGGTCGGGATTTTCTAGGGACATTAAATTTCTAACTCCATTATTAACTAGCTGATATTTTTTACTTAAATCAACATATTTTTTAATTATTAAATCATATCTATCTTTAAGTTCGGTTAGTTCAGAAAGGGTTTGTTGAACTTTTAATCTGTTAGCTTTAAGTTCTAATTTGTTAGCTTGAACGTCTTCTTGTCCCATTTGGTTTATTTCTTGTGATCGTTGAACCGTTTTCTCAAGTTGAGAAATTTTATCTTTATCAGCAATATTTTTTTGACTAGATACTTTAATGACCTGTTCAAGTTCTAGAATTCTTTCTTGTAATGTTACAATAATTTTTATACCATTATCTAAAAATTCCATATTTTGATTAATTCCATCAATTAACCATAAAATATAGTTTAAAATATTATTAGCCTCAATAGCTTTAGAGGTAATAGTTCTGACATCTTGCATAACTTGTTTATTATTACTAGTAACAGTAGTAATAATTGATTCAACATCGCGTTCAAATGTATCAATATCTACCATATCAAATACTTTAATTAAATCATCAATGGCAGCATTTGTCTCAATATCATCATCGCCATCAATAGCAATTTGGGCTCTAGTGATATAGTCTTTAATATCCTGAGGTTTTATATCAGTTAAATAATTATTTTTAGATATAAAATCTTCAGAAAATAATTTGGTTGGTTCCCTAATTCTTTCAATTTCTTCACTAATTCCTTTAATGAAATTAGGATTTTTAAGTGCATCTAGTTCTTTTCTAGCATCATCAATATTTCCATTTTTTTTAATTAGAGATTGAATAGTATCATATGAATTATTTTTGTACAGATCAGCTATGGGTTGTTCTTTAGATTCATCAGCCATTATATTATATATATAATATATTTTAATGTTGTGTTAAAAGTTCAAGTTCGCTTTTAACATTATATAGTTTACTAAGGACATCATTTTGTTCTTTTTTAGTTTGTACAAGCATATCATTAGTGATAATATTATCTCTTTTAAGTGAACCTAAATGTTTTAAAATATTAAGTAATGCATTTTTAGTTTTAATTTTTTCATTAATAATATAATCATAATAGTTTTGATAATCAGAGTAAATTACGTTAACAAATTTATTTTCATCTTTAGTTCTTTTAATTTCAACAAGTTTTTTAATAATATCATTTTTATTATCTTGCATAGATTCTTTAATATTACTTAGAATAGCATCATTTTGTGCGATATCCATTATTAATTATAGATATTTTATTTATTTATATTATTTTTTAAATATTGATAAATATATTTACTCAGATGATATACAGTAACAAATAAAAAGATAATTAAATATTATGTAGATAATATATATTTATAAAAGATATAAAATCTAAACATATATAATATTTAGTATGTCAACTAAAATTGTAGAGCCTCTCCTGCATGAAGACGAGAATAGGTTTGTTTTGTTTCCAATAGAATATCAGGATGTATATGATATGTATAAAAAACAGTTAGATTGTTTTTGGAGAGTAGACGAAGTGGATTTATCAAAAGATATGAAATCATGGGAGACGTTAAATAAAGATGAAAAGTATTTTATTTCAATGATTTTGGCTTTTTTTGCGGCGAGTGATGGAATAGTGGTAGAGAATTTAGGTAGTAGATTTATGAATGATGTTCAGGTGTCAGAGGCGAGGGCTTTTTATGCATTTCAGATAGCGATGGAAATGATACATAGTGAGATGTATAGTTTATTGATTGAGAAGTATATAACGGATAGGGAGGAGAAATCGCGGCTGTTTAATGCGTTGAATGAGTTTCCATGTATAAAAAGAAAGGGTGATTGGGCGTTAAAATGGATACAAGATAAGAGATCAAGTTTTGCGAGTAGATTAGTGGCGTTTGCGTGTGTGGAAGGTATATTTTTTTCGGGAGCATTTTGTTCCATATATTGGTTAAAAAATCGTGGATTGATGCCGGGGTTAACATTTAGCAATGAGTTGATAAGTCGTGATGAAGCTTTACATACAGAATTTGCGATATTATTATATAGCAAGCTAGTTAAAAAATTGGATAAGAAGCGGGTATATGAGATAGTGAAGGAGGCAGTAGATATAGAGAAAGATTTTATAGTGAATGCTTTACCATGTCGTTTAGTAGGTATGAACAGTGATTTAATGGGACAATACATAGAGTTTGTGGCGGACAGATTGGTTGTACAGTTGGGGTATGAAAAGATCTACAATAAGGAAAATCCATTTGCATTTATGGAGATGATAAGTATGGAGGGTAAGACAAACTTTTTTGAGAAACGTGTAGGTGAATATGCGTTAGCGAATAAGAAGGTAGATGAGAAGGTAGATATATTTGATTTTTCGGAGGGTTTTTAATTTTTTCAAAAAAAGGTTTTGATTTTTTTGAAAAAGTGATTATAAATAATATTACTTAAAAGAAATATTAGATACTAAGACAATGGGCCAAGAGGCTTCAGTATTCGGACCAGTTAAGAGTTTTTTCCGTTTTTTATTATCACCATTAATGGGTGATAATGAATGTGATATGCCGGGTGTAATGCCATATGAGAGTCCTTTAATCATAGACAGTAAGGAATTCAATTATGTAGTGGGAAAATTGCGTGATTTTTTCAAATCCAAGGGGTTTATAGAGGCGCATCCACAGAATAGATTAAGTATATTGGCGGCTTGTGAGGATCCATGGACGGTTGCGAGTTATGACTATGCGGGAGCAGTATGGCCATTGCCGCAAACAGGTCAGATGTGGTTAGAATATGAGTTATTAAAGAATCCAAATGTGGAGGGATATTTTTGTGTATCTACGAGTTACAGACACGAGCCAAACCCGGTACCGGGAAGACATGATTTAATTTTCCCGCTGTTTGAGTTTGAGATGCATGGGGATATGGAGGATTTAATAAAGTTGGAGAAGGAGTTATTGGTTAGTTTAGGATATAATAAGGAAAACTTTAAGCGTGGTAGTTATTTGGATGTAGCGAAACATTATAATACGAAGGAATTAGAGCATGAACATGAGCAAGCGTTAGCTGATGATTTTTCGGAAAGTTATTTCTTAACGGATTTCCCGGAATTTACGAGTCCATTTTGGAATATGAAGCGTCATGATAATAATGATTTAGCAAAGAAGGTAGATGTAATAATGAGTGGCCAGGAGACGATAGGTTCAGCAGAGAGAGAGACGGATCGTGTAGCGATGAAGGAGCGTTTTGAGACGATTTCAGAGGGTGGATACAAGAAGAAATTGTATGATTTATTTGGAAAACGTAGGACGGATGCGGAGATGGATGACTATTTAAAATTTGATTTTATGAAGAGATCGGGTGGTGGTATAGGAGTAACAAGATTAATAAGAAGTATGAGAATGGAGGGATTAATTCCAAAGGATGGAGGAGTAGTGAGGCGCGAGGTTTAAAGTATATGCGGTTATTTTATTATAAAGAAATATGGATATTTTTTTATAATAAATGATTTCGGTTTATTTGCAAGGAGGATTAGGAAATCAGATTTTTCAGTTATTTACGGCGATAGCATATAGTTTAAGATATAATGTAAAGTTGGAGATTCCGTCATACAAATGGGATGCGGAAAATAGGCCGACGTATTGGGGTACTTTATTTAAGAAATTAAATGATTTTAAATATATTAATGATAAACTACAACCGGGTTCTTTGCCGCGACATTGTGAGGATGGGTTTCATTATACAGAGATACCAAAGAAAGATAATTTCATATTGTATGGTTATTTTCAATCATACAAGTATTTTGAGAAGGAGTATGATGCTATAATGAAAAAGTTTGGTATAAAATTGTTACAACAAGTAATAAGAGGTAGACATTTAAGATTAAGGGAGAGTATATCTTTGCATTTTCGGATAGGTGATTATAAGGAATTTCAATTTCAGTGGTTAATAATGGCGAATCAATATTACGTAAATGCATTGGCTTACATAATGGAGAAAACGGGTAGGACAGATTGGGATGTGATATATTATTGTGAGGAGAAGGATAATGTGGAGGTAGAACAAAGGATAAGATATATAAGAAGTAAATTGCCGACATTAAAGTTTCATAAGGCGTCGGATGAAATGGAGGATTGGGAGCAGATGCTGTTAATGAGTGCATCAACTCATAATATAATATCAAATAGTAGTTTTAGTTGGTGGGGTGCATATTTTAATTCAAATAAAGATAAGATAGTATGTTATCCGGATAAGTGGTTTGGGGTTAGAAAGAGAAGTAATGATACAAAGGATTTATGTCCAGCGAGTTGGGTAAAGATAACAGATAAAAAGAATATTTAAATAAAATATGTGGCCTGTAAAGTTTAATAAATTAAGGACAGTATATACAATAACAGGTAAAACGGATGGTTTTGGTTCGCAATATTTAGCTATAATGTCAGGTATAGCTATATGTAAATATAAAAATTATGATTATTTACATACACCTATTAAAAAATTAGAACATAATGAAAATGTGGATGAGATGAATAAGTTTATAGGAATTAAGAATATAAAAAATACAGATAATACTAAAAATAATAAAAATAATAGAGTAGTTTTAATTAAAAATGAGATATGTTTTGAAGTAATGTTTTCACAGAATCCAAGTATATATTATAGACAAGAAGTAATAGATGTAATTAAGAATTTTTATTATTCAAATAGTAAACCGATAATAGAAGATATAGATATAGCAATACACATAAGGAGGGGAGACGTATATAAAAATAGTAAAATGGGACCACTATTTGTTAGGGAAACAAAAGGATGGAGAGGAAATATAGATAGATTTATAGATGATAAATTTTATATAGATATAATTGATAAATTACTGATAAAATATCCTACTTATATTATTCATATATATTCGGAAGGTAAAGTAGAGGATTTTAGTATAAAAGAAGACACTAGAATTAAATTTCATTTAAATGAAAATTTAATTACAACGTATCATTCATTTGTAAGGGCAAAGGTGTTAGTGATGGCTAGGAGTTGTTTATCTTATTCTGCTGGAATATTAAATGAAAACGAAGTTTATTATATAGATTTTTGGCATAAAAAATTAGATCATTGGCTAAATATTAAAGAACTAAATTAAAGTTAAGATGTTTTAATATGGAATTATCGGTGGAAATGTATTTTTTATTACAAATTCAGAAGTAAATATGTTAAGAAAGTATGATAAAGATGAAATTAAAGAAAATATTTTAAATTGTAAAAAAAATATTGAAGAAAGCTCTCCAAATTCAACAACACATATGAAAGACCGTAGAGTTATGGCAATCAGTATGGAAAACTATATAAATAATGGTTTTGAAGAACATTACCCATATATTTTACGTTATGATTTAGAAAGTAATATAATATAATAACATAATGCTAGTAATAACTATTTGGAATGGAAGATTAGGAAATAATATTATGCAAATTATAAGAGCAATACATTATGCAAAAATTAATTTCCACTCAGAAATTAATTTTCCTTATACTAAACATTTAAGAAAAAAGAAACTATGTATTAATATTGAAAAAGCTAATACAACAATAATTACAAACGATTTTTTTTATTTAAATAAATTAGGATTGGAGGAGCCAAGTCCAGAACAAATGAAAAAGTATTTTATAGAGTTTGTAAACCCAATGTTAATTGTTAATGCAAGAGAAACATTAAATAACACATTACATATTCATATAAGAAGTGGTGATACCTTTAGTAATAATCCTCATCGGAAATATTTACCAGCACCGCTAATTTATTACAAAACAATTATTGAAAGCCAAGATTGGGATGATGTAAAGGTTATACATGAAGATAATATAAACCCGTGTGTGAATGCACTAAAAAATTTAAATTATGAAAACGTAGAATTTATATCAGACAGTTTACAAAAAGATTTACAGATATTAGGTAGTAGTAAAAACCTTGTTATAGGTCCAGGAACATTTGGATTATTAGCATACTTTCTTAGTGAGGAATTAGAAAGTTTGTATATACCACGCTATGTGTTAGACGAAATGCCAAAAGGAGAGTGGGGTGTAAAATTAAATATAGTTGAGCTACCCAATTATATTAAATGTGGAGAATGGAGAAACACGGCAGAACAGAGGAAAATATTAGTTAATTATAAATAAATATAATAATCTGTTGGGTAATTTATGTCAAGAATTTTTTTATCTCATTCTCAATTTTTTCATTGTATTTAATATTAGAGTTAAAATTCCCGCCAGTCGTTATAATTTCAAATTTATTAACAACTCTAGATGTACCAAACATTAATTGCCAACTATTATTAGTTGGTGAAAAGATTAATATTTTTGCATTAGGATTCATAAAAAGAATATTAGTTAAATGCGCTCCTTCTATTGTAACAAAATGTGTCATTTTATTGAATAATTTAACTTGTTCTTCAAACGTTTTAGTACCCATGTCTATAATAATCTCATCAAACATGTGATTTAAATTATTATTATAGTTTACAATTTTTCTTCTACTAGCATCATTACGAAAATATAATACTTTATAATCAGATACGGGATTGGTATCTTTTCTTTCGAGATTATATTTATTAAATACAGCAGATCTTACAATTTTTACTACATTATTAAAGTATTTACTTTTACCTATATTGCGGTCAAACTTTGTAAATGGAGTTTCTAAAATACTATCATTTATTTAATAGTTAATGTTTAAATAATCGATTAATATTTTTGTAATTTGATATTCCCATTCGCTTAGATCATTGTCTAGAATCCAACATATTGAATTATTTTCAATATATTTGACAATAGTATGAAATAAAATATCATGAAAAAAATGTCCTATATTTACAGGGTGATTTTTCCAACAATGTTTTATATTAAAATTATTCATTATTAATATAGTCAAATATATTATCTTTTTGTAAATAACTTGGAATCCTTGAATCGTGAATATCTAATTCAAGAATATGAAATGGCCGATTCAAATCAAAAATATATCGTTTATCTTTTACAGCTTTTTCTAATATATCTTTTTTTCCAAGATGATGGTATTTAGTATGTGCTCCGCTATAAATTTTTTTTATCATACAATCAATAGGCATAACCCAAGACATATGACATCCATATATTTTTGATGTTTTTTGAGAACAATATCGTTGATATTTGCAATCAATACCTCTAACCTTTTTATTAATTTTTTTAACCATTTTATATTTATAAATAGCTGGTGCATTAAAATTTAAGTTAGACCACAAATAATTATTTTTAAAAAAAAACTGGTTTAGGTTAATACTTATGGGTTTCTTAGCTTTATTTAATTCTGATAGCAAATCAATATATGAATCCTTATAGATAATCTCATCGATATCAATATCAATAATAATATCTTCATCATTTAAAATAATATCGGTATCATTGAACAACCAAGAACGCTGTATGTTTTCATTTATTTCATGGCATTTTTTTTCATCATTAACACTATATTCAATATAATCTGTTAAATCTATCTTTTTATAGAGTAGTTTTGTTTTTAACTTTTCTGGTATTAAATGAATAACTTTGTTTATTTCATATTCTTTTAGCAATCCAGTATGAGTAAAATTGTATTCGTATAATATTAATTTATCAATATGTTCAAATCCTTCATCTAAATTAGCGATAATAAAAGGCAATTCGTGTTTACTATAACAGTATGATTTCAAATATAACATTATAATATTAATAAATTTTATATTTTTTATAATTAAACATAATTGTTAATACATGATTTAATATCTTCACCTGTATTACGATTAAAATATCCTCTTTTAAATTTATTAATATTATATTCCATTAATAATGAATTTAGTTTATCATATTTATCATTACACATAGCCCAACGTCCATATGCTATAGTATGAATATGTGGAAACATTTTTGAATCTTGTGCAAATAAACTATCTTTTTCATAATAAAATTTATTATTATATTTACTTCTAAATATATGATTTGATTTTGATTCTAATAGATTTGGTTTATCACATTTTATTGAATATAATTCTTTAAAAATATTTTTTTCCCATAATCCAGGTTGTAATGATATAAAATTACTAGAATTGTTAGGTATGTTACAAATATTAATATCTTCATGAAAAATTTCAGGTTTTTTATTGGAACTACCATAATTTTTATAGCTTCTTATATGAAAAATATTTTTTTTATTCATAAAGTTAATCACTTTTAAATTAGTATCATTTGAAAAATTATCTGTAATAATCCAATCTTCATGTAAAAAAAGAATATAATTATAATTTAAATCTTTTATATTATGTAAAATTCTATCTGTATATATTAGACTATCGTCATAATATACTACTTTGATTCTGCTATCTATTTTATAATTATTTATTTTATTTACACAAAATATTATAGATACTTCATCTAAATTAATATGTTTATATATTTGTCCGAATGTTAAATCCCATACATCAGAATAATCACTGTGACTATATAAAAATATACAATAATTAGACATTATTATAATATATAATAATTATTATTTAAACACTATTTCCGTCCCATAATAAATTTGATTTAATTTTGACCCAAGGGTCATTTGTTGTTGAACCTTCGCTATTATTAGTTGTTGCAAAACTAGGAATCCAAGGTTTTTTGAACTGGAATTCACATGTCAAAATTTTTTTTTTATGAGTTGTAATTAAATTCTGATATAATATATACTCTGGGTGTATTTTATTTGGTGGAGATTTTTCATTGCAACTAATAATATTAAATACATATTTCATATCACATCTGTATCCAAACATCATTTGATCTGTAAAACCACCAGGATATATTACACCTATTTGTTTATTTTTTTGACTTTGTTTCGTTCTTTCCATCCATCTATCTGGCGTATGCCATTCGGTAGATGAAATACATATAGTATTTTTTGGTAAGTTTAATAACCAATTAACATTAAATATATCTCTGTAGATAAAATCACTTCTTCCTTTAATTAAATAATGCATTTGTATTTGTTCTTTATCTTCATATTTTTTCATTACATTAAATGTATTATTTATTTTTCCATATTGATTATGATAACTTTTATTATATTTGTTTCCAATATGAAAATTATTTGTTTGTGTAAAACGAATATTATCAGGTAAAGTATTGCATATTTCAATACAAAATAATTTAATATTAGGATTTTTTTTATTATCAAATAGATTTTTCCATCTTTCTTGCCAGTTATTTTTTTCTTCTGTAAAACATGTAACAAATATAAATACATTAAATTTTTTTGAAATAGGTTCTACAATGTGATTATAATATTCTTCTGCATAATTTATATTTTTAATAGTATAATTTTTATCAACACCATTAAATGTTGTTTCTAAATTATGATCTTCTGGACCTGCAAATAATATACCAACATTATCCATATTTTTAATTAATATATATTATTTATATCATTATTAGTGAAATCAATAAATTTTGATTTATCATATAATCCATTTTTCATTATAAAATATTTTTGTATAATATGATTATTTACTGAATTAATTAACGTATATTTATCTTTTTTAACATTATTATTTTTATGTAATATTTCATTACTATCATATTTTAATTCATTGCTATCCGGCCATCCATTTTGTAAAATATTCAAATAATCACTATTAATTATAAACATGTTATTCGTAACATAGTCAAACATTTTTGAAAAAATTTTCATATTTGCACTATTTGAAAATTCCCAATGATCAACATATCCAGCATTCAATTGATTCCAATATGAAGAATAAAAATTATTTAAATTATAATTATTTGATTTAAAAATAAAGTTATCTGGTTTAAATCCATTATGTGGTTTTTTTAGTCTAACACCAATATCAAATCTTACTCTTATAATTATATCATATTCAAAATTATTACTTCTACTATATTCAATAGCTAATTTTATAGAAGCACATCGTGAATATATCATTGATAGTGTACTTTGTAAATCATATGAAGTATTATTCTTATACTTTGTATTTATCAATAAATTATGAAATTCTTTATTTTCATTTGATAATTTATCTATAAAATTTATTTGATCTTCAATAATTGTTATTTTTGAAGTGGGATATTTTTTTTCTATATTATTTTTTGATTTTGTATCAAAAGAATGAATAAAAATGTCTAAATAATCATTATTTTTAGATATATTATTTATAATGTTATCATAAATATAATTAGAATTTAATAAATTATCTTTATTTTTATTTGTAAAATATCCAGATATACATAATGCTATTTTCATGTAATAATATACAATTATATTTTTATTTTATAATGTTTACGATCTAATTCAGAGAGATATAATTTTTTAGATATCCAGTATATATCACAATCTTTGTTTAAAAAATTACCAATAAAAGATATTTCTTCTTTCTTGAAACTATGAAATACATATTTGGTTGTTAATTGTTCTGAATAACTACAATCTTCATATTTAAAATTCCACATTTGCAATAAATTATCTATACTACTAATCTGAATATAATCACATAAATATTTATAATTATTGTTATTTTTATCAGGACCATTAATTCTATGATAATCTAAAAAATACAAGAAATTAAGTTTATTATAATGAATATCATTTTTTAAAAATAATGACAAATCAGTAAAATAAGCATCACTTCTAATTTTTATCGCGTTTTTAAAACCCATTTTTTTAGCTTTTAAAAGTCCAGTATATGTAGATAACTGTTGTAACATAACATTTTGAATACCTTTTTCTATTGGTATTTTATTAAAAATAACAATATCATTTTCATTATATTTATTCTCTTCTCCTTCCCAAGTACTAAATATAAGTGGAATATTTATATTTTTATATTTCTCTTTAATTATAGCTACATTATTTGAAGGACCTTGAATAATTAAACATAATTTATTCATATTATAGTTATATTATGAAAAAAATTTAAATAATATAATAATAACTATATATCTATATATGAGTGAGCCATTGTTAGTTATATATTCTCATTCTCAATACAATGATATTCTAATTATAGCAACGATATTTTTAAAAAAATATAAAAATAAAATATTACTAATTGATGATAACTTTAAAAATACTGAATATGAAAATGAATATATAAATATAATTAAATATGATGATACAAAACCATATGGGACAAGATTACTAAATTTAAAAAACATTACAGATGAGGTTATTTTATTTATGCATGAAACTGATGTTTTAATCAAATATGATTTTAATATATTAAATAATTTAAAACAATATATAATAGATACCAAAATTGATAAAATTGAATTGCAACATTGTGCATGGCCTCCCGCTAAAATACCATTAAAACAAACTTATAATATGAACAACAAGGAAAGATATTTTAATGAATTATGTAATTTATATAAAATAGACAACCCAGATTTTTTTGTTTATAATGTAAATCCTACTTTATGGCGTAAAGAAACATTATTAAATATTATGACACAAATTAAAGATTTTAATTATAGACAAATTGAAACAAAGCCAGTACAACAGTATACTGTGTCAAAATTTAACTGCTTTTCACTTAAATGTGAAAAATATGTAAAATGCGGTCATTATACATGTGCGTTATTTTTTCAGTTTATTCATTTAACTCATTATGGAAAATTCGCACAATTAAAAAATAATTTTTACGATAATAAACACTACAAATATTTAAATAATACTTGTTTATTAGATGAAGATATTTATAATATTTATATAAAAGAAATTTATGAACCATATATTAAAAATTCAAAAAGACCAAAACTAAAATCATTTCCATTATAATTTATATAAAGATAAAGATGTAAATGTATTTATAAAAATGAAATTTGCAGTTCATATGTTATATTTTAACCAAGATAAATGGATATTAAAAACAATCGAAAATTGTGGTCCTTTTGTTGATAGAATATATATTGCATGGAGTGAAAAACCATGGAATTATAATAAAAAATCACTAAATTTTAAAAATAATTCAAATGTAGATTTTTTAAAAAATTCAAAATATTACGATAAAATTACAATAATTAAAGGTGAGTGGAAATTAGACGAAGATGAAAGAAATAGTTGTTTAAAAAAAGCAAAAGAAGATGGTATGGATTATCTAATAACTCAGGATGCTGACGAATTTTACTTGTTTGAAGACTATAAAAAAATCATAAATGGTATCAGAGAAAATCCTAATTATGATTTTTATACAACACCTTGGATTGTATTCTGGAAGAATTATAATTATATAGTTACAGGAAAAGACGGAAAACATATATGTGGATATCCTGAAATAGCTATTAATCTTAATAAAGATGTAATATTTATTAGGTGTAGAAGACCAAATTCTACCAATTGTAAACAATTAGATGCTATATGTCATCATATGTGTTTTGTTTTCGATAAAGATGAAGATTGTTGGAGTAAAATTAATACATGGGGTCACAGCCACCAATTTAATACAATCGAATGGTATAATAAATATTGGCTTAACTGGACACCTGAATTAACAAATATTCATCCAATTCAACCAACTGCATGGCATAAAACAGTTGAATTTAAAGGTGAACTACCAGAAGTATTGCGTTAGATTACTATAATCATATCCAAAAGATGATAGTAATCTACAATGGCCTGAAATAAATATTTTATATATTATTGTAAAATATTTATTTAATTTCCATTAAATCTTAATATTTTTATTTTTGATAAAATTATTTGATGTGAATTTAGATAAAATTCGTGTATCGTATGACTATTTGCCATAAAACCATTATTGTTATATTTTTTTGCTAAAGACATAGCATGTTTATAAAATTCACTATCTACTTGGTAGTAATTATAAAGTTCATCATATATATTGCCTATTTTTTTCATAATTTCTGGATTAGAAAAAAACCAATGATCAGAATATCCACTATGAAAATGTTCCCAATCTGCTATATATAACTTGTTTACTTCAATTTCAGAAATATTAGGTAAAATTAATTTACTGGGATTACACTTATTATAAGGTTTTTTAAATCTTATACACATATCAAATCTACACCATATTATTAAATTATATTCCATTTGTTCTTCTAATGCCATATTAATAGATTGTTTTCTAGAATACATAAAACTAAGTTGCGAATTTAATGTAATTGGATATGGAAATATATTTAAATCTAATGTTTTTTCAAATATTATATTATTAGGTGTTAGCTTATTTCTAAAATTAATTTGTGGCTCTATTATGCATTTTTTACATTCAGGATATTTTTTTCTAATATTATGTTCACTTTTAATATCAAAAGAGTGAATAAAAATATCTAATTTATGTTTATTTTTATCTATATTATTTATAATATAGTCATAAATATGGTTATATTCTAATAAATTATCGTTATTTTTATTTGTAAAATAGCCAGAGATACATAATGCTATATTCATAATATATAATATATATATATTAAAGTTAATTTATTATTACACAATGGATAGTTTTAATGTCTTTGAGTTGTTGCTTTATATGATGTATAATCTCTTTTCTTTCGTGTAATATTATTAGTAGATTTGTATTTATCTACCCATCTCATTAAACTTCTTTCAGAACAACCGAATATTTTACAAGTTTGCACTTGATTTTTAGAATGGGATAAATAGTATTTAACTGTTGATAATTTATAATCATAGCTTTTATGAGTAGGCATTAATATATTATTATAAATTAAAATTTCAGTAAAAAAAAAATATATATATATATATGAGTAGTGATAATATCCAAATTCATAAATATGTATATTTTATACATATACCAAAAACAAGTGGTAGTAGTTTAGAATCTAAGCAGATAAATAAAATAGGACATGGTTTTAACGTTAAAAATATATATAGAACTCCTGCTGATAAAAAAGGATACGAAGGTTATAAAACATGTTATTGGGAAATTTATGAATTTCCCGAAACTCCAAATACAAAAATCAGTATTATAAGAAACCCATTTGATTTATTATGTTCATATTACCATCATGGTGAAAAACTTAATCCTAATGGTAAATATTGTCATAGTGGATGGTCATCTGTAAATTATACCCACCAATTTAAAACATTTAAAGAATTTATAATAGCATATTGTAATCCTAATTTTGAATGGCATCAGCCCCAATTTCAGAAATTTTTATTTAGTCAGTTATTTGATATAAATCATAATTGTGTTGCGGATATTATAATAAAGTATGAATATTTAAGTGAAGCCAAAAAAATCTTAAATACAAAATTAGATCATCCGATAAAAGATAATTTTGTAAATAAATCTATCAACAAAACAAAACCATATAAAGAGTATTATGATGAAGAAATGATAGAACTTGTAAATAAAAAATGTCATAGAGAATTAAAATATTTTAATTATGATTTTACTGGTTCAACTAAACATGAACCATTGATTATTAATTGTAATATAAAATATGATGTTTATAATGATAAAATTATTGATTAAAATCGGCTTTTTAAATGTTCAAAGGTGTAAAGGAGCTTCAATTGCATTATGGTTAAAATTAATTAATATGTATGAACCACACAGTATTACAAGAGTATTTGGATACATAATGCTATATTCATAATATATAATATATATATTACATTCATGTACTTCAAAAACTTTTAGACAATAACGAAGTAAGTTAATTTTTCAAAAAGACAAATTATTCTTGTAAGTAATAATTATAATATTTCATCAGATTTTTAATAAATCGTATCGGGAATACTGGATCTAATAATTTGTCTCTAGATTCGCTATTAAACCATACACATACAAAAAATGGAAAAATACATAAGGCATTTTTAAAATCAGTCATATATGTATGATAAGGTATACCATGCGCTTCATTTTGTAATTTATAATAAAAATTAACAACCAAGTCAACATTGATTTTATCAAATTCTATGCTTTCAATAAGTAAAAAAACAATATCACTTACGCCTTTATTTAAATGTATATATTGCCAATCTAATAATATAGGTTCTGTATTATTTTTATAAAAAATATTAGGACTTTTTAGATCGCCATGACAAAAACACAATGGTAAACACGAAGCTTCATCAAATATTTTATCAATATTATTGTATATTTTATTAATTATTATTTTTTCAGCGTCATTTAAAATAAGCTTTACATTATTTTCAAATATTTTATATCGCTCATGGATTAAATTTTTAAAATATGATATTTGATTAATTTTTTTTAAAGATTTCATAGTTGGTATTATATCATCGTTTGATTCAAAATAAAAGGTTTTATGAATGTTATGTATGCTGTTAACTACGTTTAAAAGAGTATATATATTAGTATTTAAATTTATGTTAAATGAGCCAGGATATCTATTTAAATCTTCTAATATAATAGCATCTTTTAAATCATCTTTAAAAGAACCATAAAATTTAGGTGTGTTATTAATCAAGTGTGATATTTTCTCGTAAAAATATCTTTCATTTTCATACATATTTAATTTAATAGCGGTGTTAGATAATTCGTTGTTAAAATTACTTATTTTAAGAACAACATTTTCATTTTCACCATTAACATAATTAATACAATAACTATTTATATCACATATATATCCTGTTTTTAAATTATTATCATTTTTTTTAACATTTTTAATAGGTATTGTGTTTATATTCATCTTTATTTGTGAGTTATAATCTAAACATTTATTATCTAAATTTAGATAAAATTCCGTAATACTACTTAATTTCAATTCGTTATAATCACTATATTTAAATTCTGGCGTATCAATTATTTCTTGACACGACTCATGATTATTAATAAGAGCTATATTTTTAACCGGAGTTCGTTTAGCGCTAGAATAACCAGAATAGCTATCTTCAAATATAAATATATTTTCAATATTTGTATCAAATTGTTCAATCGCTTTTAAATATGGTTCAGGATAAGGTTTGTGTTTATTAGTATTCTCAGAAGCTACAATTAAATCTACATATTTATATAATTCTGTTAATTTTAGAATATACTCCGCTGTTTCTTTATTACTACTTGTAACAATAGCAATATTATGATGTTTGTTCTCTTCAAAAAATGATAAAACACCATCAAATAAAATATTTTTATTTTCATTCAGTAATTTAATAAATAAATCATTTTTTTTTTGTGATATCTCTTTAATACGATCATTTGTAATATCTTTGCATAAATATTTCATAAAGGTTATATCACTTTTTCCTTTAATAAAATAATTAAAAAAAGTTTTATCACATTTTAAGTTATATTCTTTTAATAATTCATTCCATACTTTAATATATATATTATCAGTATTTACAAGAGTACCGTCCAAATCAAATAACAATAATTTATTACAATGGTTATCTTGATTTTTATCGAATATTATTTTATTCATATTTAAATATTATAGTTTATATTTAAATATTAATATAAATTTAAAATATTTCTAATTTTATTTCCATCTTTTAACATGGAGGATCCACATATAAATGATGAAGCACCACCTGTAATACAAGTGGTAACAGTTTCTGAGTTAATTCCACCATCTACTTGAATACCTATATTTGGATATTTTTTTTTAACGTAGATGATTTTTTCTACTTGATTGTTTAAAAAGGTTTGACCGCAACGACCAGGATAAACAGTCATAATCTGTATGATATCGTTTTCACCAAAAAACGGAATGAATGAATCAATATTTCCTATATCTGTCTCTGGATTAATTACAATACCAAAATCCAAATTAATCGATTTGATATGTAATAATATTTTGTCGAGATTTTCAGTTTCTAAGTGAACATTTATTCTATCAACGAAATGCAGATCTTTGATTATTTTTCCTGGATTTTTGACCATTAAATGACAATCAAAAAACATGTTAGGGTATATAGATCTAAGTTCTTTAATATAACTTGGACCTATTGTTATATTTTCAACAAAATTTCCATCCATTATATCAATATGTAAGAAATCAATAAATGATATATCATTTATAACAGATTTAATATTAATCAAATTATTTGCAATTATAGAATAACCTAATTTACACATATAAAAAATGAATTTATTTAATATTAAATTATAACGATTTAATAATTTTAACTATTTTATCGCAAACATTACTACCATAAGGATTATCTATTAAATCAATAAAATCATAATCAAAAAAAGTAATATTTTCTTTAATATTAGAATTAATTAAGCGACCCAAACCACAATTAATTGTTTCAGGTCGTTCTGTCGTGTTTCTACACACCAATACTCTTTTATTTGCACATACTGCCTCTTCTTGTAATCCACCACTGTCTGTAATAATTCCTTTACTGTTAGAGATTAAATGGACCATACTCTCATAATCAACAGGATCTAATAAATCAATATTTTTATTATCTAATATATTTTTACTATCAGGTAGTGAAGGATGTGTAATATAAATAAAATTATACTTACTAGATAAATCGTTTAACTGGTTCCACATTGAAAGCATTTTATCACCTCTATTTTCACGTCTATGTAGCGTTACTACAATATATTCTTTATTATTAATAATATGCTGTATTTTATTAGAAGGAGTGGTATTTTTAAATATATATTTATAAATATCAACCACTGTATTTCCAACCAAATAAACACCTTCCGTTATTTGTTCCTTTTTAAGATTTTCAACAGATAATGTTGTAGGGCATAAATGAATACTGGCTATCTGTGATATTAAACGTCTGTTTATTTCTTCTGGAAATGGACTATGCTTGTTATTAGTTCTTAATCCGGCCTCTAAATGTATAACAGGTATTTTAAAATGGAATGCACTTAATGCTAATGAATATGCAGTGGTTGTATCTCCTTGAACTATAACATGTGAAAAAGTATTTTCTAGTAATAAATTATTAGATTGTAATAGAATCTTACTTGATAATTGATTTAAGGTTTGACCATGTTCCATTATATTTTGAAAAATAAAATCAGGTTTATCTATATATTTAAAAAAATCGTTTATCAGATTTTCATGTTGTCCTGAAAAAAGAGTTTTAAAGGTAATATTGTTTGTTTTAAATATTTGAATTAAAGGAATAAGCTTTATTAATTCAGGTCTTGTTCCATAGCATATTAAAAACATTATATTAAAATAACATATTTTGCTTTTAATATTATTCATATTTAACTCCTTTATTATGCCAATATATTTGAATTTCTTTTCGAAGTTTATGTCCGTTTTCTTGTGAAATTTTATAACTAGAATGTGTATCGTCTGCTAATGAATTATATGTAATATCACACTCATCTTCTTTATTTATTTGAGCTCCTACATAACAACTTATGTTACCATATAATTTGCATGTAAAACACAAGTGCATATCTTCACCTGTTTCATAAGTGTATGGTTTAGCAGAAAACATGTAATAAAGCCAGTCTTTTTTGAAACACCATAAATGTCCTACAAAATCTACTTTAAGTAGATCTGTTCGTTTCCCAACATCTTGTTGTCTAATTTTTTTATTATTAGGATTATTATATGAATATCTTCCATTACCACCTATTATTGCATTGAATTTTATACATTGTTGTACATAATTTTTAATACAATTAGTGCCAGGTATTATGTCATCATCCATTGCAACACATATATCAACTGGTAAATTAAATAAATAAGAAAATCTTCCAAAAAATTTGGTATTATAGTCACTTTTAACATGAATAACGTTATATTTTTTTACAATATCAAGAACATTTATATGATTTTCATTTTGAAAAACGACTATATAATCAGGTTTAATTGTTTGATTTGATAATTGTATTAATTGTTTTTCCAAATGACCACGTTTCCATACAGTAATTATAACTCCGATTTTAATATTAGTAAAGCTAGACATGTTATATAAAATATTTAAATTGTTTTTAAATAATTTAAATATTTTAAATCTTAAACTTTTTAATTTTCTTTTTATCTCTTTCAATATAAGCAGCGACCTCTTTTTTTAATTTATTTAAACTAGGCAATCCACTAAATTCATGATCATTATTAATAATATATCTAGGGTTTCCTCCTTGATTACTACAAAAGTGATCTTGTAATGGAAAAAACAAATCAGGTTTATAAACATCATTAATCCAATCATCACAACACCAATTAACTATTTCATTTGGGAAAAAGTAGCCGAAAATTTCATAATGTTTTTTAGATACAAAACATTGTGTTAATAATCGCATATTATTATTTATTGGACCAACCAATCCCATATCATTATGTTGTTGTAATGTTTTGATACAATCATTAACCCATCCCTTAGTTGTAAAAACGATATCATCACCGCACTGGAAAAAGTAATCATTATTTTCTTTATATGCTACATCAAATAATATATTCCACATTTTAGTTAAATGTCCTTTGGCTGCATCATCTAAATATATAAAGCTGACATTCACGTTTTTCATAACACTTAAAAATCTAATAATTTCTTTTTGTATTTCCTTATTATCAAATACGATATCGTGTCTATCAATGCCGATATAAAAAGTATATGTATGTTCTTTATCGTATGATAAAAGAAAGGATTTAAACGTCATATTAAATAAATATGTTTCTTTAAATGTATTCCAATTACGATCATTGCTGGTGCATGGGATAAGAATACCAATTTTTTTAACTATAGTTGTTTTAATAACACTATTAAACATGTTATCAATCATAATATTAATAACTATTTAATATTTAAATAGATACTTAAACATAGTTATATGCTCCATAACCTTTTTTATTATACTTTTTTTGTAATTCTTGATATGTATTAGTTTTTTTATTATTTATTATAAGTTCTGTATAAATAAATTCATATTCATCATCTTTTAGATATATTTTAGGTTCAATAGTACCTTTAAAACAACCATCATGATTTGTAATTTTTAGTTTTGAATATATAATATTTTGTATCACTCTAGGCCCTGTTATTTCCATAATATGTTGTTTTTTAACAGGATGATTGTTATGAATATTTGTAATAACATTATCTATTACCTTTTGAAATAGTGGTTGGTTAGGTTTACCTCCTATAAGCATATAACTAATGTTCTTGAAACCTAAATCAAATAAATGAATATTACCTATATTAGGTATAGTAATTGATGTAGGTTCAACATCAATATCAAACCAGTATCCACCATATTTTTGAATATAACAGATCCTGAAAAAATCTGCTATTGCAACACCATTTTTCATTAATTTATATGTGGGATAATAGTTAGTTTCTTTAAAGAAATCATCTACATCTTCATCAGAGAAATATTTAATATTGAAATCTAAATTTAATATCTGCCATTTATTAATAATATTTTTAATAATAGGATCATCAAAACTACATTTATAACTAGTAAATAGAGTTTTACTCATATTAACATAGTTATTCGATAAATGTTTATATAATTTAATACAATTTTCTTTCATATTTTTCTGTGTTTCTTCTGAAATTTCAGATAAAATTTGTGGTATCTTATTAAGTTCAGATTCTTTAACTCTAAGTATAGCTTTATCCCATAAATCATGATAAGGTAACTGAAGTGTATCAGACAGCAAAATAGGAATAGAGCCACAAGCAATAGCTTCCCAAAATCTTATGCTATTGGGACCGCTACCAGAAGGACATAAAGTGAATTTACTTTTAATTAACATTTTATTGTAATAACTGGTTTTTGAGTCAAAGTCAACAGGTTTATTAATTTCACCTGAATGATTTTGTTTATTTGAGTAAACAATACTATCTAAATGCCAAATTCCGGTATTAATTATATCTGTATTATCAGGATGTTTCATATCAAATATACGCTGTCTAATATTGCTCATGTAGTGACGAGGTTGGTAACCACCTATAAAACTATATAATATCGGGCGTTCAACATTAATAAAATCTACATTTTCAAAATCTTTATTATATTCTTTAGTTTCATAGTTAACAGCAAAAAGAGGACAAGGTAGAAACTCTATACCGTCTATATTATCAATACCGATTTGTTTATGAGATATAAAAACTTTTGTAATATTAAGTGCTTTCCATATAGGAATAAAAATTTTATAAGAAATATGTTGACAACATGTATAATATTTATGATCTTTATTAATTAAATGTTTAACAATATTAAATACAATTAGATGTTTATATTTTTTATCGCAAATAGTAGCCCAAGGTAATCCAAAATAAGAGGGATTATCCTTATTTTGTAAATAAAACTGTTTTTCAGTTATAGCAGGATATTGCCAGAATAGTTTATATTTATCAATAATATCTTGAGTGTTAACCATATTAATAGTAAATACTATTATAATTATTTATTTAATATAATTATATTAGTATTTAAGTTTAATTACAAGTCAATTTGTTATTATATGTTTGAGCAAATTTCCATTCAGCGACATCTTGAGGTTCTTCATTTTCTTGTCTTTGATTTCTTACAATAGGTTGTATACCATCAGGTTCAAAGGTATATATTTTAACGGGTTCTTGAACAGCCTCAATAGGAATCCTATTATTATTGACTACCCTACAGACGATGTAGTCGCTGTGTACCCAGTATTTATTTTCAGGATATCCTTTTATTTTGATCCAATTATCTCTATCCATAAGCATTATATCGCCACTTTTATTAGCCATTGCTACAACTATTGCATCAATTGAGTTCATATTTTTAAGATTTTTATAATTAATGGTTTTAACGTTTAAAAATGGATTAATAGGACGTTTAACATGATTTTCAGCTATGATAAGTGGTGTATAATATTCGCTGTCCTTTAAATTAGTACATTCATATTGTAGAAATCTATAGAATCTATTTTTCTTTAAGCTGTTTTTAATATAATAAAAGAAATCATAATTAAAGAGAATATCAGCATTAGTTATACAAACGTATTCGCCTTTAGAGCGATATAATCCGGCATTTTTAGCATAAGCTTCAATCATATTGTAGCCGATAGGATTAGGATAGTCTTGATTAATATAAATAATTTGAGTTTCATTTTCAGATAAGAATTCTGGTGATAAGATGTCGTTTATTCGTTTAATATTTTTATCACATACATCTTCACATACAATAATTTCATATGATATATCAAAGAGACCGCATCCCCATGAAATATTTTCAATGTAGTCTTTAAGGCGGTTACCATAGTCTTCATAATATTTGCAGATTTTGATTGATGTTACAAAACTAATCATTTTAATTATAATATTTAAATAGTATTTAAGTATTATAATTAAATGAAGAATCATTATGTATCGGAAAGATATGATTATATTAATGAAATGGTAGAGGCGGCGGAAGAGATGGATAAAGAAATGAAAATAAAAGAAGAAGAAAATGTAAAAAGTGAAAAGGAGGAAAAAGAATATATAAAAGTGGAGGTAGTAGATGATCCGAAAAAATTAAGACGGGGTTGTATAATAGGTTGATTATATTACCAATAACAATTACCTTCTATATCTTTGTAACCGGTAGGTTTTTCGGTTTCTTTTGGACGGGTCCAATATTCATTTAAATAAAGACGCATTATATCTTTACGTTCTCGCAGCCATCTTTCACCATATATACCAAAATACATTTGTAAAACACCTCCTACGTAAATAGCGGATTTATTAATATGGTTATAAATAAAGGCACATATAGGATTACCATAACCACCACAGGATACCAATGCTACATCAAAATCATCTTTAATAATAAAAATATCTTTACAAAATTTATTAAATTCTATATCAAACTCTTCGCTAGGTTCATCGCCTTGAGTTTGTGGTGGTTTAATAAATACAAATTCACAGTTAGGAAATAGATCTTTACCATATATTTTTTCTCTAATAGAAATCTTTTCTTTTATACTTTCAATAAAAGGTGAAATAATAAGCAAGCGTTTTCCGGCCAAGGATAAGGTCCAAGGGTTATTAATGTAATGAAATATATCAAATGTATATGCCCATATTTGCTGTTTATCAAATGTTTTTGTAATAAAATCGTGAGATATTTTTATTCCTTTTCTTACATCACCATATGATTCCCAAGAAGCGTATAATTCAGAATCCCTAAATGCACGACAATAAGTTTGACTAAATTTAATAATAGATTTATCATTTGTTAATTTAATCCCGGCATGTTTTTTCATTATTTTAAGACCGGCGTTATATTTAAGGTAATCCCATTTGGCACTCCTATTGAGTAAACATGCTCCCAAATAAGCAAATACATTTTCAATACCAGCTATTCTTGGTATAATAAATTTATTATTGATATTATTAGATATATAATTCATTAAGGTTATATTATCATTAGTGAAATTGTGATATGATAAACAGTTGGTATCTTTAATAAAATCAGTAATAGATATTTCAAAAGCTGTTAAATTAACAGCAGATAAATCAGTATTATCAGTAAAATAAATACCCCATGGGTGTTCAGTTACACCTTTTATATTGTATTTATGTAATTTAGAAAACTGTTTATGAAAGTGATAGGATTTAATAAATTCGGGTGTATTATATATTTCAAAGCCAAGTATCTTAAATAAATAAATAATTTTATTATCACAACCTTGTTTTCCTAGTTCAAAATTAAATAAAGAGATTTCTTTATCGGATAGATTGTTATTAGAATGTATTATCCAGGTATCATTGCTTGTAGGATTTCCTTCAATTTTGGGAATTTTATAATGATTTCTTTTTTGGAGTTCTCCTTTTTTTATCTCATTAAGATAATATTTAGTGGAACCATATAAAGGACATTTATTAAGATTGTCTTCGCCACGGTATTCATGTCTTAACAAAGCAAATACTTTTCTATTTGCTTTAATATCAGATTTTTTGATGTTTATTATGGAATTATCAAAGAATATATCAATATTAATTAAAACATTGAAGCCATAAATACGCTGTTCTTTAATAAATGTAAAAAAATTAGAAAATTTCAATCGTTTATTAATATTAATTTGTATTATTTTTTCAGATTCAATACCAAGTTCAAAGGGTGTATAGATTCTTTCATTAAGTAAATAAATTCTGTTAATATGTATATTGTTTACATTTTTGACTAATGCTGTTTGTATTTCGGTTAATCTATCCTTATTTGGTGGAATAAAAAATTGTGAAAAAAGATTAATATCATCATTAGATTCATGATGTGTTATAGTAACTGCTGGTGATTTTTCAATAATTTTTAAAGACATATATATATTTACTGTAAATATATATATTTAAGTAGAATACTTTTCATATATAATGGATGGTATAAGTGTAGTTTTAATTTTTTCCAATTTTTTGTAACATTTATTAATTGTTACTTCACTAATTTCACTTATTATATTGATGTCTTTTTTAGTGATATTTAAATTAAATTCTTGACAAATAAAGTATACAATTCCGGCAGCGACAGAATGAGGTGTATTTTCAGGAATAATATTTTTTTTATCAATTTGTAATGCTACAAACTGACATAATTTAGTGAATTCATTTGATATGTTAAGTTTACTACAATATCTGTCAATAAATGATATGGGTTTTGTATTTACAAATTTAATTTTATCACAATTATTAACATCAACTTCAAGTTCGTTTATGATATTCATAGCATTTTTGCATCCTTTAGTTGCACTACTAGAGTCAAGATTAAATATTTTAGCGATTTCTTTAGCTGTTCTAGGATATGCATGAATTTTGCATGATATATATATGGATGCAGCTATGATACCATCTCTATTAAGACCTCTAAAAGTTTTTTTTTCAGATATAGATTTATGATGTTTAAGTGCTTCATCAATAATCATTTTTGGTATACCATTGTTATTTGCCATGATAGTAATTTTTTGGAATTCATCGTATTGTGATTTTTCTCTATAGGGCATAGATTGCCATTCGGTATATCTTCTTATTTTTCTCATTTCATAAGAGGAATTACCTTCACATATTACTTTACAACCATATGAAGACTCTTTTAATAAAGGATTAATGGGTATACCACATCGGGTAGGATCTTTACCTGAATCTTCTGCACCATAATAGCGCCACTCAGCTTCATGATTTAATGAATCTTTATATAATATACCACATTTATTATTACTGCATGTAAGAAACCCTTCTTCAGACAATTGAACAGGACTGTTACATAAATCACATTTTTCACGCTGTTTATTAGAACTGTAAATACATTCTAAATTATCTTTTTGATTTATTTCTTTATCAAATAAGTTCCATAATTGTTCTTTATTTTGAACCCTTTTTATTTTTTTAGTAACATCCATAATTTGTTATCTATTAAAATAATTTATTTTTAATTCAATTTAATATATATATATTAAGATTATATATATGGGTAATGCGACATCAGCAAATAATAAATTAGAAGAGCGGATAAGTATGATAGCAAGTGATTTAATATTAAAACAAAATATTAAGGATATGGAGAATCTAAGTAATAAAGATTATTGTAATAAATTGTTGATACTTACATCAGATGTTTTAAATAAAAAATTAGATAAAAAGGATATAGAGTATTTAAGTTATAAAATTAATGGGAATAAAATTGTAGAGAAAAAAAATAAAGATAGGGTGGGATTTATGATGACAGATAAATTAGAAAAATATGATATAAAAGATCCGGAAGAAAAATTGGCAGCATGTAAAGCAATTGCAAAATATTATATAAAAATAGCAAATTTATGGTATGCGATATTAAGTACATTAAATCCGGTATTAAGATATAAAACAAATAATGGAGAAAATGTTGACGTTAAATATGGTGATAATACTAATGATGAATTAGTTAATAAAAATATAAATCCTAATGTAGATCCAAAATTAATAACAAGTAATTTTTGTAGTGATAGGATAGAATTAATAACATCAAGTATTAAACCGGATATAGATGATGAAACAAAGTATATTTTAGATACATCAAAAATATGTAATAATGAAATAAATAATATGTCACAAGAAAAAGGAATACCAGAATTAATAAAACTATATTTAGATGAATATGATAATAAGGAAGGAAAATATATTAGAATGAGCAAAGAAAATAGGAATTATTATGAAAGAGATTTAGAAAGTTTTTATAAAGAATTTACAGGAAAAGAAAAACCAACAGAACTGAAATATTTTGAAGATATAAAATATGATGAATATCGTAAAAATGATATGTGTTATAAGGATAAAGATGTAAATGAAGAGAATAATTTTAAGAGAAATTTAACTAATTATAATGTAACTAGTGAATTATATAAATCATATGGTGGCGCATTACGTAATATGCTATTAAATGCAAACAATAATAAAAAAAATTTAATATCAATAATAGATATTTTATTTGTTAGGAATTCAGATAATGAAATAATAATAAATCCAAATTTAAATGAGGATAAATTAGATAAATTAATAAATAAATCACGAGATATAATAGTTAATCTTTATATTAATTGCGAAAAAGATTTTAGGAATATTACAGAAATATTTTCAACAATTATTAAATATCAAAGACCAATTGAAAATGCAATAGATAATTTAAGATCTAGTTATGAAAATATAGATTCAGCACAAGATAAGTTGTATGGACCAAATTATATTTAAAATAAACTAATTTAAAGAATCTGCGTATAATAATAATCAATATATTTAGGAATTTTAATAAGTAATATTTTTTTTTCTCTACTATAATTATAATGGTCAAAACAAGAGCTCAAGCCAGAAAATCTGTATCTCGCAAACGTTCAATGCGTCGTTCGTACAGACGCCACATGAAGAAGTCAGGCTGCAAGGGCAAGGGCCCCGCTGTCTGCCGCGCCACCTCGGGCTGCAAGTACGCGTCGGGCAAGAAACGTTCGTTCTGCCGCAAATCAAAGGTCACCCGCTCGCGCAGAGGTGTTGACAAACGCGCCAAGGCTTTCCTCAAGACAATGGGCCTTTAAATTAAAATTAATTAAATAATTATAGTATAGATTTCTATATTATAATTTTTTCTGAACGGAGTTAAGCATATCAGTGTCATAAATTAAACCACCATTAGGTTTATAACTATTTATAGATTTATATTCTTTATTAACAGGCGCATTGGTGTTAGATTTAGTTAACAAAGTATTTCCTAGATCATCATCCATATTATCTCTTATTTTTTTCTTTAATTCACCATTACCATTAATATCCATACCAGTGTTTTTTTTAATTTTTTCTCTTACATAATCAGGTATCCAATGGTTCCAAGATATAAACAGTAAATTGGGATGGGTATATTTTACTTTAAAATCATTTTCAGTTAATTTATCAATTATATATGCTATACACGATGCTGTATCAAACTTAGGAATACCAATTATCATTTCAGGAACAATAAACCAACAACATTGTTGGTTATTTTTTTGTCGTGATGTAGTCCTAATACGTGTATGGATTCTTAATAAAATTTTATTATATGATAATAGTGTATTATGATCATTTTTTTTAGTGCGTTCATATAATTCATCTAAATTAATTTTAAGATCATTGTGATTATCATTAGACAAAAATAGGCTCATTAAAATAAATATATATTAAATCTAAATATAATAAACATAATTTAATAAATACTATATTATGACTATTAAACATTTAGTATTTTCAGGTGGAGGACCTAATGTTTTATCACAGTTTGGTGTTATGAAAGAATTAATAAATAGTGAGTTTTTAGATATTTCTAACATAAAACATATATATGCTACTTCAGCAGGTACACTTTTAGCATTACTTTTGGTAATAGGATCAGATATGGATGATATAGAAACATATTTAATTAATAAACCTTGGGGTAAAGCATTTGAAAGATATTTAAATAACATAATAGAGATAGATAAACACAAAGGATTAATAAATCATAATTTTTTGTTAGAAGTATTTAAAACGTTCTTTGAATCTAAAGATGTAAATATTGATATAACATTTAAAGACATATATGATAATATAGGAATTGAATTATATTTTTATGCTACAAATTTAAATACTTTTTCTTTAAAGGAATTTTCATATGTAACTGAACCAGATATGTCAATAATAAAAGCATCAATTATTTCATGTTCATTACCGCCTGTATTAGGACCAGTTAAATATAATGATAATTATTATATAGATGGTGGTATTTTTAATAATTATCCAATAAATTCATGTTTACAAAATAAAGATTGTAAACAAGAAGATATATTAGGTTTAAGAGTAAGTGGAAAATGTACTTCTGGTATTATATATAATACTCTAGAAGATGATAGTTTTTTAAAATATATGAGTGTTATTATTAAAAATTTAGTAGCTAGAAATATGACTGATGATAAACAAGGTACTATTGAAAACCAAATAGTTATTAAACCACTATATGAATTACAAAGTGGTAGTTTATGGGATAATTTTTCTAAAGATAAAAAGTTTAGAGAAGATTTAATAAATATAGGAGTTAATTATGCTAAGGAATTTATAATGAGGTCTTAACAAAGGTTTCCAGTGTTTCAAATTTAGGTTTAGCATCATATACTATTTTTTGTCCATTTTTAACAAGTATTATTGTTGGATATCCTTCTACCTTAAATTCTGTTGCTGTAGCCTCATCCTTATCACAGTCTACTTCTTTAAATTCTAAATTGTATCCATTAATTGTTTTATTGGAATATACATCTTTTAATTTACCCCATTCAGGTTGAGCTTTTTTACAATATGGACACCATTCAGTATAAAAATAATAAATACTAGCAGAATCGGTTGAAGTAACTAATTCCTTATTGCTAGAATCACTGGTTTTACCTTTTAATCTATTTAATTTAGGTAACCCCTTTTTTTTCCATGTAAAATATGCAGCTAGTATTGCTACCAGTGAAATTATAGTAATAGTTGCAAGTTTTTTAGGATTTTTTTTAACACCCTTGAATATTGTTAAAGGCTGTAAAAGTTTTGTTAATTTCATTATATTATAATTATAATATAATAAATTTGCTTAAACGAATGTAAAGCATATTAATAATGATTGTGCGTACAAAAAATGGTATAATTTTAAATATAAATATTGAAGATTATACATCAGATAAGGATTTATACAAAATGATAATTAATTTTAAATTTAATACTAAATTTAATAATGATTCTAGTATAGAAAATGTATTAGCATATATTAATAGGTAAAATATTAAATCTTATTATAATGTAATGAAAACAAAAAGGCATGTTCAACAAAAGAGAAAACGTACATTTAAAAAACGTCATTTAAATAGTGGAGATGGAATGGTCACTGCTATATGGGGACCTAGTTTTTGGCATATTTTGCATACAATGAGTTTTAATTATCCTGTTAAACCTACGTGTCAAGATAAATCTAATTATAGAAATTTTGTATTAAATCTTAAAAACGTTTTACCTTGTAAGTATTGCAGAATAAATTTAGTTAATAACTTTAAATCATTACCCTTAAGATATTGTGATATGAAAAATCGTGATACATTTTCACGTTATATTTATGATTTACATGAACTTGTTAATAAAATGTTAGGTAAAAAGTCTGGTTTAACATACAATGATGTTAGAGAAAGATATGAGCATTTTAGGTCTAGATGTACAAATGATGATGTTAAAAATAAGGTTTATAAAGCAAGTAAAACAGCCAAACGTAGTAAAGAAAAGGGATGTACAGAACCGTTAACAGGTAAAAAAGCTAAATGTGTAATAAAGATAGTACCACAGGAAACAAAATGTAGTTCATTTCAGGTGGACCAACAATGTATTAAGAAGAGGGTTGACTAAATTATTTAATTAAAATCTACTAAAATCATTAAGTACAGGTCTTGGCAAATTATTTGGTGCGGAGTTATAATTAGGTACTTTTTTGCATTCAAAAGAAGGTTCTGGACAGCGACCACATGGAGGGCAGGGAGGACATTTATTTTCTTCTTTATTTAAATATACTACAGGTGATGTTGGAGGTACCATTTCACTCTTTAACATATATAAGTCATCAAACCCAGGTGTAATTTGAACAGGTGATATAACGGATGATGATTCTGGTGGAGTCATTATAGAGGGAGAGTATTTACTATCTTCATGTGCATGTTCTTCTTCACCGTCATTGTCGCTTGTCATACCTTCAAATGTGGGTTTAAATGTTACAATTAAACAAACCAATAAAAAGAACCCTAATAAATATAGACATGTTTTTTTGTAATCATTTTTCATTATAATGTATATACCGAAAAAATTTAAAATAATTGAAATATAAATATATGTTTATATTTCAATTATACAATGAAAAAGCAATTACAAACATGTTATAACGATGATGACATTTTTGAAATAGGTATAGATGAAGCAGGTAGAGGACCTATGTTTGGTAGATTATATACAGCAGGCGTTATATTACCTAAAGACAAGTCATTTCAACATGAATTGATGTGTGATAGTAAAAAAATAAAATCTTTAGATAAATTGCATAAATTATCAGAGTATATTAAAAATAATTCAATAGCATGGAGTATTAATTATGAAGAGTCTGATATGATAGATAAAATTAATATTAGACAATGTGTATTGAAATCCATGCAAGATTGTGCTAGATATATTCTTAAAAACATGAATATACCTACTGCACAATTATTAATTGATGGAAATGATTTTAAACCATTTGCACACTATTATAATAATGAATTAGTACCATGTAAACATGTTTGTATAAAGGGTGGAGATGATACTTTTACATCAATTGCAGCAGCATCAATATTAGCTAAATATGAAAGAGATAAATATATATTAGAATTATGTGATAATTATCCTTTGTTAGATGAATATTATGGATTAAAATCTAATAAAGGATATGGTACAAAAATACATTTAGATGGTATTAAAAAATATGGTATAACAAAATGGCATAGAAAAAGTTATGGCGCCTGTAAAGATTCTTATTTAATTAATATTGATAATAATGAAATAAAATAACACTTAATAATATAAAATAAATACTTATTAATAGAAAATATAATGAAAAATGCAGATCAGTTAATAAAAAAATATCCTGATCGTATACCTATATATATAGAAAAAGGCGATAATAAAATTAAACAAAATTTAAAAAAACGCCTTTATTTAGTACCTGGAGATTTAACTATGGGACAGTTCATGTATATTATTCGTAAACAATTAAAATTACCACCAGAGGATGCTATTTTTATTTTTTGTGGATATAGTATTATACCTGCTTCTGCTATATTATCAGAAATTTATGATAAATATAAAGATAAAGCAACAGGACATATAAAAATTAAATATTATAAAGAAGCAGTTTTTGGTTAAATTGAAATGAAAATATATATGTTATTAATATTATATCAAAATGAAGATCCTTGTATTTGACACAGAAACAACAGGATTACTACCCAAAGGATTTAATGCTAATAAAAGTAATTTAATAAATTTACCATATATTGTACAGTTAAGTTTTATAGTGTATGATGAAGAAAGTAATAAAGTTATTGTTACATATGATAGTGTAATTAAAGTTCCTGAAACGGTTACAATTTCAGAAGAATCATCTAATATACATGGTATAACTAATGCAATTAGTCGTAATAATGGTATAAATATTATAGATGCTCTTGAAATTTTAAAGATAGTTATAAATAATGTAAATTGTATAGTAGCTCATAATTTTGATTTTGATATTAATATGTTATGTATTGAATGTATGAGAAATAATATGGAGATAGAATTACTTAAGAATAACCCATTGATTGTTTGTACAATGAAACAGTCAAAAGAATTATGTAATATAGTAGTTAAAGGTAGAAATGGAGATAATTATATTAAATATCCAAGATTAGAGGAACTTCATGATAAATTATTTGGTAATAAACCAAATAATTTACATAATTCATTCAATGATGTTATAGTATGTCTTAGATGTTATTTTAAACTCAGGTTTAATAAAGATATTTGTAAAATAAATAGAAATATCAATGCTCTCTACAATAAAAACTGTAAATAATATATATATATATATTACAATGAATAAATGTAATATATATTTACTATTATGTTCAATATTATGGTCTATATCTCCATTTTTTTATAAAAAGGCAGGTGAATACAATAAAAAAAAAGATAAGCTTAATGCTATTAAATATTTATTAACCGGATTTTCTATCGGGATGACTGGTACATTACTGTTTGTTCTTTCAACTACTGTTTGTAAGACACTTACTAAGAGTGTTACATATACATACGCATTACCTATACTTTTTAATACAATTATAAGCATTTTATATTTTAAAAATACTTTACCTAATAAAAATTATTTAGGTATAGGTCTAATCGTAATGGGATTATATTTAATATAACTATATAATTATGCTGAACACATCTCACATGGTTCATCATTATTTTCTTGTTTATTACTGGTTTCATTTTTAGGTTGGATTGTAAATTGTTGTGGTTGATGCCTCGGCTTTCTTCGCAAATAATAAAGACCTGACTTTAATCCACCTTCCCAACTATAAAAATGCATTGATGTTAATATTTGATATGTAGGATCCTCTATCCATAAATTTAAACTTTGACTCTGACAAACATAAATACCCCGATCTTTTGCCATGTCTATTAAATGTTTCATTGGCATTTCCCATACTATTTTATATTTATCCTTGATATGTTGTGATATACCTTCTATATGTTGTATACTACCTTTATTAGCTATTATACTATCTTTTACCTCCTTATTCCATATACCAAGTTCAATAAATTCTCTCATTAAATGTTTATTAACTATAACAAACTCACCAGCCAATGTACGCCTTGTATAAATATTACTTGTAAATGGTTCAAAACATTCATTATTTCCTAAAATTTGTGAAGTTGATGCGGTAGGCATAGGTGCTAGTAACAATGAATTTCTAACACCATGTTTCATAACTTTTTTCTTCAAATTATCCCAATTATATCTATTAGAAGGTTGTGTTCCCCATAAATTAAATTGAAATTTACCCTCAGATAATGGCGACCCTTTAAATGTCTCATAATGTCCCAATTTAATTGCTAATTCCATACTTTGTTCCATACTTGCATGATACATTGTTTCAAAAATATTTTTGTTTACAGCCTTTGCCTCATCACTATGATAAGGTATATCCATTAATACAAATGCATCGGCAAGTCCTTGTACTCCAATTCCAATTGGTCGATGTCTCATATTACTTCTTCTTGTTTTTTCGGTTGGATAATAGTTAATATCAATTATCTTATTTAAATTTTTTGTTACCACCTTTGTAACTTGATGCAATTTATCATAATTAAATGTTTTATCTAAATTAACAAACATAGATAGGGCGATGCTAGCTAGGTTACATACAGCAGTTTCTTCTTTATCACTATACTCACAAATTTCAACACATAAATTAGAACTTTTGATAGTTCCAATATTTTTTTGATTAGATTTTTTATTGACAGCATCTTTATATAAAAGATATGGTGTACCTGTTTCCATTTGTGCATCCAAAATTTTTAACCACAATTCTCGCGCCTTTACCGTCTTAACTTGTTTATTTAATCTTTCATATTCTTCATATTTATTTTTATAATCCTCGCCATATAACTCGGATAAATCAGGACAGATGCTTGGACAAAACAAAGACCACATACCATTAGATTTCACACGTTCCATGAAAAGGTCAGGTACCCATAGACCGTAAAATAGATCCCTTGCACGTGCATTTTCATCACCAGTATTTTTCTTTAAATCTAACCAATCTTCAATATCAGGATGATCAGGTGATAAATATATTGCAAATGAACCATTTCTTTTAGATCCACCTTGGTCTACATATCTGGCTGTTTCATTAAAGTTTCTAAGCATTGGTACTATTCCGCTGCTTGTACCGTTTGTTCCGTGTATATGTGAACCAGTAGCTCTTACATTATGTATATGTAAACCTATGCCTCCTGCATATTTTGAAATAAGTGCACAATCTTTTAATGTATTATATATACCTTCTATGCTGTCTTCTTCCATAGCTATAAGATAACATGAACTTAATTGTGGTCTAGGGGTACCAGCATTGAATAGAGTAGGAGTAGCATGTGTAAAATATTTTTCTGAAAGTAAATCATATGTTTCTTTAACAGAATCTAAGTCATCACCATGTAAACAAACTGCTACTCGCATCCACATATGTTGTGGTCTTTCTACAATTACTTTATTAACACTCATTAAATAAGCGCGTTCTAGTGTTTTAAATCCAAAATAATCTATTAAATAATCACGCGTATAATCTATCATTTCATTGTATTTATCGCTATTTTTAGTAACATACTTATATAAATTCTCTGATATTAGAGGTTTAATAGTTTGGGTTCTTTCATCAAAAAAATTATATAATTTGTTAACAACATCACTGAATTTTTCGGTAGTATTTTTATGATTATTTGAAACTACTATACGACCAGCTAATGTACCAAAATCTGGATGATGCGTATTTTGACTAGCACAATGTTGAGCGGTTAATTCGTCTATTTTAGAAGTTTCAATACCATCATATAATTGTTCAATAATTTTCATAACAAGTGATGTATAATTTAAATTAATATCGCACTCTAAACCTACTTGTTTTACACGATTTAATATTTTATCAAAAGCTATTTCTTCACGATTACCGTTACGTTTAGTTACAAACATAGAATCGTCTTGCATTATTCATAACTATTATTATAATTTTAAATAGTTATGAATTATATTTAAATTAGCAACTAAAAGTTAAAAATAAAAATATAATGAAATTATATATGAAAAAAAATGATAGAATAGCATTAGCTATCATATCAGTTTTAGTTGTTGGATCTATATCTTGTATGTTAGGTTTTAAGGTAAATGAATCTTTTAAACAAAAAAATAAATCTTAAATTAAATATCTATTTTGAATATTAATGGTTTACTATCTTTTTTAAAACTATTTGATACATTAATCTTATTGTTTCTAATATTTTTTTTAGGTTTTCTATTAATCCATGATTTGTCTTTTCTTTCTTTTTCTATTATATCCCAAATATCAGATATCATAGGAATAGCTTTTTGTAACCATAATTTATTGCGTAGAACTAATACACAACTAATCTCTTCAAGTTTCCAATATATATTTTGTACCCAATTATATCCTTTTTTTTCATTTAATTCCATAATATTTTCTTCCCATTTATTAAAATCTGATTTATTACAATTAAATGGTGGATATTCATAATACGATTTATTATTATAAATAAAATGCAATATAACACCTTTGTATTTATCGTCAGATGATAAATTAAATTCACCATCTTCCATAAATTCATCTAATCCTTCATATTCAATAAATTTTGTTTCTAAGAAATCACAATAATTCAAATCACATACATCCATTTGTAATTGCATTTGAACCCAATATTCGTCTTTAGGTATACCAGTTATTACTCTTGATTTAGGATTCTTAATTTCTAACATTCTACCATACAAATTGGATGTTTTTTTTATATTTATTCCATCAGGTGATGCTCCTATAAAATCATATTTATCATGTTTAATACAACCAAAATCTCCTACCTCTGTATTATTTATATATTCATAATATAATACCGATATAGGTTCATATCTTACACCCCAATGCATTGGTGAATCTATATTAGTTGAGGTATGACCATCCATATTAAAATCTTGACACTTTTCACATATTATCTCATTTCTTTTAGCTTCCGTTCCAAATATTTTATAAGCATTACTTGCTGTTATTAAATTATATCTAAACAAATACCATTCCTTAGTTCTTTGTTCAGGTTGTGGTCTATTTTTTATTTCTTGTATTTTTAATTCTAATTTATTAACATTTGGTATACATGTTGATTGAGAGTCTATGAAAGATCTACGAGGAATAATATGTTGATAATTAATATTCATACATCTATTAATACTTGACTCAATATGTTTGTTTGTAATATAATCAGTCGGTTTTAATTGTTCGGTTGCGACTGCATGTATGTAGGAATATAACTCATCATCAAATTTATATTTATAAAAATATATTATATTATTATTTATATAATCATCTAATAAATTACCTATCATTTCATCTAAATAATAAGGTACATCAGTACCAATATCACTTGCAATCATAATTATAATTGATATTAATTCTTTAATTAGTATCAATTTAAATTCTATTTATTTAATTCTTTATCTTTACTATTTATTTTATTTCCTTTATCATCTTTATCACTTTTATTTTTATCACTTTTATTCTTAGCAGTTTTTTTCTTACTTTTGGGTGCTAATGATCTTAATGGTGATACACGTTTTTCTGTGTTTTTAATTGTAAATTTTTTAAGATTTTTATTAAATATTAGATTTGGAATATTTTTAATTGTTTCAGTATTTTTATCATATGTTATATCTTTTGTTTTTTGCAACATGCGTTTATTTAATGAATCATAAAGTAATTCTTCCAAATTTTTCTTTTCTACTTCATTTAATTTATTTGTTTTACAATATTCTTCTATAAATTTATTGATTTTAATTAATTTTATAGTTTTATTAAGTCTATTCCATGGTATTTTTTCATTATTAAATTTATCATTATTAATAATATCATCTATATTTAATATATTTTTTTTCTTATCTTCTTTAATATTTCCATTAGGACTTAAAAGCATAGTTTTATATTTTATGTTTTTAAGTTCTACACATTCATCAGTCATATATATATATATATGTATTAATTTAACCTCTTTTATTATATTAATCTATTTCTTCAATTTTTGGTCCTTCATCCATATCCTGTGAATTATCAGTTTCAGGCATACCTTTATTACTTTCTACACCACTATTATCACTATTATCACTATATATTTTCTGCATAATTGGTGTTATATGTGACTGTAATTCTTGCAATTTATTATCATAATCGTCTTTCTCTGCGTCCGAATTTTCCTGCAACCATGACAATATAACATCACATTTACCTGTTACAGAAGCGATATCCTCTTCAGATAATTTTTCTTTGATCTTTTCTTCTGAAACACTATTTTTTGTTTGATATACTAAATTCTCCAAGTTATTTTTTGATTCTACCTTTACTTTATTGCTTTCATCTTCGCTTTTAAACTTTTCTGCCTCGTCTATCATACGATCTATTTCTTCTTGACTTAATCTACCCTTATCATTCTTGATTTCTATCTTATTTTCTTTTCCTGTACTTTTCTCAACAGCACCTACATGTAATATACCATTAGAATCTAAATCAAATGATACCTCAATTTGTGGCATTCCTCTAGGCATTGGTGGAATACCATCTAACATGAATTCACCCAACTTATTATTGTCCTTAGTCATAGCTCTTTCACCTTCAAATACCTGAATCTGTACTCCTGGCTGATTATCCGCATATGTTGAAAATGTTTGCGTTTTCTTACATGGTATTGAATGGTTTCGTTCAATAAGTTTAGTCATTATACCTCCAGCTGTTTCCAATCCTAGTGATAGTGGTGCTACATCCAACAAAAGCAAATCTTGCAATGCTTCTGATTTGTTATTTCCGCTTAAAATAGCGGCTTGTACTGTTGCTCCATATGCCACAGCTTCATCTGGATTTATGGACTTACATAATTCTTTTCCATTAAAATAATCTGACAGCATATCTTGAACTTTTGGAATACGTGTAGAACCACCTACTAAAACAATTTCATCTACCTGTTTTTTGGAAATCTTAGCATCTTTCAATACCTTTTCAACTGGTTCCATACATTTACGAAAATAATCCATATTCATATCCTCAAACTTTGCTCTAGTCATAGTTGAATTAAAATCTACACCATCAAATAACGCCTCTATCTCTATATGTGCCTGTGTAGTTGATGATAATGTGCGCTTGGCTCGTTCACATGCGGTTCTTAACCTACGTAATGCACGCTGATTATCTTTCATATCTTTTTTGAATTTCCTTTTAAACTCTTGTTGAAAATATTCAACCATGCGATTATCAAAATCCTCACCACCTAAATGCGTATCACCAGCCGTAGCTTTCACTTCAAAAATACCTTCTTCTATAGTCAATAATGACACATCAAAAGTACCACCACCTAAATCAAAAATTAACACGGTTTTCTCATCTCCTTTTTTATCCAACCCATATGCTATAGCTGCTGCTGTCGGTTCATTAATAATTCTAAGAATTTCTAATCCTGCAATTAAACCTGCATCTTTTGTGGCTTGACGCTGTGCATCATTAAAATATGCAGGAACCGTTACTACAGCTTTTGTTACATCTTTACCTAAATAAGCCTCTGCAATTTCCTTCATTTTCAATAATATAACAGCTGATACCTCCTCTGCACTAAATTGTTTAGTTTCTTTTTTATATTCAACCTCAATAATAGGTTTATCATTTACATCTGGAGTAACTTTGAATGGCCAAAGTTTCATGTCTTTTTGAACAATTTGGTCATTAAACTTACGACCAATCAATCTTTTGGCGTCAAAAATTGTGTTTGTAGGATTCATAGCTGCCTGGTTTTTAGCTGCATCTCCAATTAATCTTTCAGTATCATTGTATGCTACATATGATGGTGTTGTTCTATTACCTTGATCATTTGCTATTATCTCTACGCGGTCATTTTGCCATATACCTACACATGAATATGTGGTACCTAAATCTATACCAACTGCAACATCTGTCATATTTAATTTAAAATAAATAAGCTTTAATTTATTTTAAAATATGTTTAATTATGTAAAAGTAATGGAAAAAAAGATTGAAATAAAGGGTAGTTCTAATATAAAAAAAATTATTCCAGAACAATATGATAATATTAGAAAGGAATCACACACTTGGAATATTTCAGAGGATTACTTAGATCCTACTAAACAGCAAGATATTGTTAATAAGTTGTATTTAGAAGAATTTGAGAAAAAGCAGTTTCTGATGAATATGATTAAAAAAAAGTTGAGTAGTTACAAACAGCAAGATATTAAAAATTGTATTTATGGTGAAAAGTTTTTTATACCATTAGAAGATACAGTTCAAAAATTGGTTGAATGTAAGATGAAATGTTACTATTGCAATAAGAATATGGTGTTATTGTATAAAGAAATTAAAGATCCAATACAATGGACATTGGATAGAATAGATAATACAATGGGTCATAATACAGATAATGTGGTAATAAGCTGTTTGCAATGTAATTTAAAGCGTCGCAATACTAATATGAAAAAGTTTTTATTTACTAAAAATCTGGTTTTGATAAAAAAATAAATATATATTATATAATGATTAGAACAAGAAGAACGGATACAGGTATGGTTATTGGGCGCAATTTGACACCGAGGACAAAGAGAAACGTTCATAATATTATGACTAGGAAAAAATTGTCTCCATCTCTTCATGAGAAGCTCGGTAATGTATTTAAAACTTTTCAGGCAGCCGAAGGGTTTAAAAATGCCTCCAAAAATAAAAAAAGAAAAAGTAAAAGAAAAGGAACAGGAGCGGGTCCAGTAACTAGAAGATCAACCAGGTCACCACCACCAACACCACCACCACCACCACCGCAGCCACACCAAGCTGAACCGCCAAGCCTACTACCCCCAAAACCTCCCACTATGTCTAAAACTATGACAAAAAAAACACCTGTTAAACCCATCAACCATGTAGAAAAAGTATTAGAAGAATTAGGTTTAAAAGAGTATTTAGATATTTTTAATCAGCAACATATAGACATGGACTCCATGCGTCTTTTAACACCCGCAGATATTAATAAAATGGGCATTACGGAGGAGGAGCAGCAGGAGGCATTAACCAAGGCATTAACCGAATGGAAAGAAGATAACCCAATAAAGTTAGCTGTATTTGGAATAGGTAAATTTCAAGCACCTCATATAGGACATAAAAAACTTGTAGACACAGTAATTAAGGAGGCGGAAAAAAGTGGAGGGGATGCGTATTTATTTACAACGGAAAGATCAAATGATTTAAAATCTATAAAACCAGGCGAAGGTTTTACAAATACTCCTGGGAAAAATGATGCACCTTTAGAAATAGAAACAAAATTAAAATTACTTAATAAGATGTTTGGGAATAAAAAATTACAAATAATGTCTATTAAAACACCATTTAATATACCTAAAATATTACAAGAAAAGGGATATAATAGAGTTATTCTTGTAGCTGGAAGTGATAGACTGGGCGATGATGATAATAGTTATAATAAAAGTTATATTCCGTATTTAAAAAATACATTTGAAATGGTGGGAACAATTATAGCAGGTGAGTATAGGGGAAATGAGACAGCATATAAAGCACCTTCCGGTAAAAATGTAAGGAAAGCATCGGTAAAACTTGCAGAACATAGTCCCTCCTCAAAAGAATATAAAGATGCAAAAGAAGAATTAAGAGAATTAATGGATCCTAAAAAGGAAACCCTTGATTCACCAGAAATAGAATACTATGCTAAGAAAATAGCAAAAAATATGAAACGTGGTCCTGGGACTAAAGGAGGCTCACGAAAACGTAAAAATATAAAAAGAAAAACTAAAAAGCGTATAAATAAATTATAAATATGATGCCATACCATTAGTTTTTTTAGTAAATCCACAATTTTCATAAAATTTTATTACATTTTCATTACAATTTAATATAATTTTATAACAGTTTTTTTCTTTACATAAAAGAGATAAATGATCAATTAAAACTTTACCATAACCCTTACCTTTATGATAATTATCAATAACAACATCTTCAATATGACCTACACAAGAACCATTATGTATAATTTTTTGTTCAATTAGTAAAGTAGCCATTCCAATTATTTTCATATTATCAAATAATAAGATAATATGATGATTATCAGGTAGTGTAGATACTAAATTAGTAAAATTCTCAATAGATAAATTTGGACAAGTAGTTAATTGTGATAATAAATTAATAATGGAATCTTTATAGTAAGATAATAAAGTATTGTTTTCTGTATTGAATATAGATTTAATAGATTTTATTTCCATGATTAATTAGTAAATATTATTTTTATTCATAATAAACTTAAAAAGTAAAAAGACTATTATACTTAAATGTCGGGTTATGTAACACAAAATGATTTATTACTAAAAAATTTAACTAAATTTTATAGTGAGAATGATAGATTAGATATGATGTTAAGGGTAATAAATGGTGAGTCAAAAATTTCGTTACGAATAGTGGATTGGTTTGTTACAAATTATTCTAAAGAGAAATATGTTGTATATACATTAGATAATGGAACAAGATTAAAAGTGTATGATAGTTATAAATTAAATTTGAGAGCATACTCTAAAAAAAGGTTTGATCCATTTTGTAGGTGGGATAGAATAACAATACCATATAAGAATGAATCACATATACAGACAACAATAGGTCAATTAAATTTTTTTAAATGGGCAATAGAGAATAATATATTAGAATACATAAATGATAATTACAAAGATATAGAAAAGGATATGAATAATAGAAACAGTACATCAAGAAAGAATCAATCATCAATGTGTGATAAAAAAACACGTAAAAAACGTGAAGAATTATCAATATCAGCTGTTAAAAGTATTAAAAAAGAAACGATAGATATTATTGTTAAATTTGATTAAAAATACATATTTAAATATTTAAAAGTATTTAAAGAATGGGTGTAGGTACATCAAAAATAAATGATATAAAAGTAGTAAATTTTGAGGATGTTAAATTAGTAAAAAAAAACAATTATGTTTTAATAAATACACTTCCTAAAACACAACAGGATTGCTTAATTGAAAATACTATTCTTATTGATAATGAGGAAACAGTAGTAGAAAATGCAATAAATAATAAACAAACAATAATAATTTATGGAATAAACAGTAATGATTATACAATATATAAAAAATACGATCAAATTCTAGGTTTGGGTCATATGAATACCTATATTTATATAGGAGGTTTATTTGAATGGTTATTATTACAGGATATATATGGTACTAAAAATTTTAAAACAACAAAATATATACTAGATCATTTAAAATATAAACCTAATACAACATTGGATATATATTTATTAAAAAATTGAATAATAATAAAACTTAAAACTATAATATATACTTAACAATGGATCTATCCCAAACCAAACTCAATTTTGTTGAATGGAACAGCATTGAGATACCAGTTAGTAGTGATGAATTAACTATTTTAGATATTATATCAAAAGGTTATCATGACATAAATATTATTCATAATACATTACCGTCATTATATTCATTATTAAAATTACAGCCGAATGATGATTTAGATACGTATTTGTATAATAAATATCTAAAAACAAATATAGATAAAATTAATAAAAAATATAATATTAATTTTAGTTTAGTTATTAGCGAAAAGAAAACTAAAATTAAAAAAGCTGATGAAATTAGGATAGAATCTCTTACCAAGCTATTAGAAAATAATACAAATGTATATGAATATATGGTTTATGATATGATTAAAAGTATACTAAAAACAAAAAGTATTAGTAAGAAAATGTATTATTATTATACAATTATACATTTTAATAAACTAACAGTACTAAATATTAATAAATATTTTCAACAATATGTAGATTTTATACTTGATTTATTTAAATGTGATATTCCAATTAAAACATTGCTGTATAATTCATCTGATATTATTGAAAAGAATGAATATATATATAAATATCAAGATACAAAATTGTATGATCACCAAAAAGAACTGTATATTACAGTTAAATCACCTAATCCTAAATTAATTTTATATAAAGCACCCACTGGTACTGGTAAAACCATGTCTCCGTTAGGTATATCAGAAGGATATAAAATTATATTTGTTTGTGCAGCAAGACATGTGGGATTGGCGTTGGCTAAAGCTGGTATCTCAAAAAATAAGCGCATAGCATTTAGTTTTGGATGTAATGATATAGAAGATGTTAAATTACATTATTTTGCAGCATCATCATTTATTAAAGATAGGCGTAGTGGATCTATTAGAAAAGTGGATAATTCATATGGTGAAAAAGTGGAGATTATGATATCAGATATCAAATCATATCCATCAGCTATGAATTATATGCTGGCTTTTAACAAAAAAGAAGATATTATTTTATATTGGGATGAGCCTACTATATCATTAGATTATAGTGAACATGATCTACATAAATACATTAAAAATATATGGAAAATAAATCAAATTCCTAATATAGTCTTATCATCAGCTACATTTCCAAATGAAATGTACATTAATGAATGTATAGATGATTTTAAGAATAAATATATGGATGCAATGGTTAAAACCATATCCAGCCATGATTTTAAAAAAACTATACCTGTACTTAACAAAAACAATTTTATTGAGGTTCCTCATACATTATGCAAATCATATACTGAATTAGTAGATTCTGTTAATTATTGTATGGAAAATATGACTACATTACGTTACCTTGATATAGAAGAAATTATTAAATTCGTTAAATTTATGGATTCACAAAACTATATTAATGAAAGATATAAAGTAGAAAACCATTTTGAATCTATAGATGATGTTACCATTTCAAATATTAAATTATATTATCTCTTATTGTTGAAAAATATTACCGAAGATCAATATAATATTATTTATGATTTGGTTCAAAAACAGCGTGAAGCCGTTTATAAAAGTACTATAAATTTAACAACTACTGATTCTAATACACTAACACATGGTCCTACAATTTATATGACGAATGATGTTAAAAAAATTGGAAAATATTGTTTACAAATAACTAAAATACCTGTAGGTGTTTTAGAGGAAATAAAACAAAATATAGAGTATAATAATGCATTAAGTATTAAAATTAAACAACTTGAGCATGATCTTGATGATGGAACGAAAAAAGATCAAGAAAAAGAGAAAAAAATAAGTGAAGGAAGAATTGATCCTGCAATGAAAGAATTAACTAAACAAATTAATGCGTTGCGTATGATGAGTAAACAGGTAGAATTACATGATAGTTATGTTCCAAATAAAAAAGCTCACATTGAATTATGGAATAGTAAACAAACAGGCGAAGAATTTACTTCTGATATTAATGATGAGGTAGTAGAAAAAATCATGATGATAGATGATGTGGATGGTTTTTGGAAATTACTATTATTGATGGGTATAGGTGTATTTGATATTAATAATAATAAAGATTATATAGAAATTATGAAATATTTGGCACAACAGCAAAAACTATTTATGATAATTGCATCAACTGATTATATATATGGAACTAACTACCAATTCTGTCATGGTTATATTGGAAAGGATTTGGATGGATTAACACAAGAAAAAACTATTCAAGCTTTGGGGCGTATAGGTCGTGGTAAATTACAACAAAATTATACACTTAGATTTAGGGATGATAATTTAATTAAAAAAGTATTTATACCAGATGATTATTGTCCTGAAATAGAAAATATAAATAAATTATTTATATCAAAATAATTAATCTACCATCTCTCCATACAAACTTTCATTATAATTCGTTTGTCCGAACCTACTATAATATATTTCATCTGGGTCATCTTCAGAAAAATCTGAATTAGCTATATAAGTTGATGATGCAGATGATGGTATTCTGATGAAATCAGAGTTAAAGTTAATATTATTATTTATAATATTATTATTTATAATATTATTAGATAGTGTACCTATTTCATTAATAAATATAGGCTGAACTAAATTTTCTTCTATAGGAGGTATATAATTAATTGTATTTTGAATATTTTCTATATTTATAATATTTTCTATATTGGTATTATTGATATTTGAACGATAATTATATCTTACATTACTTCTACAAAAAGGGCATGTACCATTGCGATTTCTCCATTCTTCAAAACATCTTCTGCAAATTATATGGTTACAGTCATAATACATGTTACTCATGTTATTGTTTTCATAACATAATGGACATGTAGCTCTATTGTGAAAACGATAAAATCGTTGTATCTTTTTTATTGCATCCAATTTAATTATATATGCCAGTCTATCACGATTTTCCCCTGAATTGAATAAAATACATTCAGGTATTGAATACCTGTAATTAGGTTTAACATGTATTTTAATATAGTCTTTATTTATAAATTTAGTATTTAAACTATCATTAGAGTGATCAAGTATTATCTCATTATTTTCATTTAAATTTACTATTAATTTATATCCATTATTTAGATTAAAATCTTTTTTAATCAGATGATCTATTGAATTTAAAAACTCTGATACAGTATGCGTATTATTACAATCATATATATGCTGTTGACCTGTATTAATTAATTTACATACAAATCTTATAGTATTTGGGAATTGTGGCATTGGCCAAACCTCCATTCTTTCTTAACAGATATAAGAATAAAATTTATATCAATTTAATATATATAAGGATGATTAATAAATATTTAATGATTTCAATCTTTGAAATAATTTATATTTATTATATGATATTTATCTTTAAAACAAGGTATAATTTTGACAGGGTTTTTTGGAAAGATAATTGTAATTGGGGATGGATAAAAAATTTGAATAAAATTACTAATAATTATTTTTATCATGGCTGTAAGCATACAAAAATAGCTAATTCGTTTATTTGTCCGTTTGGTGTAGATTTTTCTAGATTAGTTATGTTTTGGCTTTTTACTAGAAATATTATTCCTAATAAATATTTATTTATTAATAAATATTTTGTAATATTATCTTTATTATTTTCTTTATTTAATCTAAATGCTTTTTTAAGAATGATTCCTATTTTTTATATTGAATATAATTTGCGCAAAACATATATATAATATATTTAAAACATTAACATCTTTTTATACATGAATGTGCCAAAATACAAAGATTCAATATCACATGGATTATTAGAGATGTTTAAATTAAATACAATTATTAATAATAATAATAATAATATATTTTTAACCAGTATTTTAATGGCTTTACTAACATATATAACAAATTTGGCCTGCAATGCACGTTTAAAACATTTATATGTTTGTGATATTATAGATAATATTAAGTGTTATTTTTTAAAATATAATTCAATAACAATAGAAGGTAAAAGATGTTTTAAAAATGGCCCACATTCAACTAGAATAGATAGTTTATTTGGAGAAACATTTCTAGCATTATGGAAATATATTAATGATAATTTATATAATAATAATGAAATCTATAGTATTAGAGAATTAACTGATGGTACAGGATTATACGATGATTGGGGGGATATGATTAGTAAATCACAACGAGAAAAATGTAAACCTAATGTATTTATTGTCAAGCAACATAAAAAATTTATATTAGATAAAGATATTTATTGTAGAGTAGAATTTGATAATGAAGATATTGAAAATAATAATTCTAAAATAACATCTAAAAATGAAAATATTATAATTAAGTTATATTCTAATAAAAAAACATTATATGAACTTAAAATGTTTATAAACTCTGTTACTGATAAATATTTGGAATCTCTTGAGAATTCAAGATTTAATAAACAATTTATATACACATATGAAGGTCCTTCTGATTGTGATTTTAGACATACTAGAAACTCATTACACGCAGATTGGTGCGAATGTCCTTTTTCATCATCTAGAACATTTAATAATTTATTTTTTGATGAAAAGGATTCTTTACTACGTAAATTAGAATTTTATTTAAATAATAAAGAGTGGTATTTAAAAGAAGGTCATCCTTATACACTCGGTATTGGTTTATCCGGACCACCTGGAACAGGTAAAACATCTATTATTAAAAGCATTGCTAATATGCTTAAAAGGCATATAATTGTAATACCATTAAGTAAAATTAAGACTACAAAAGAGCTATCAAAATGCTTTTTTGAAAATCAATATAATGCCAAAAATAAAGAAGGTTCTATATCATTTGAAAATAAAATTATAGTATTTGAAGATATTGATTGTATGAGTGATATAGTGTGTGATAGAAATAGCAATCAAAAAGATATAACTAAGGAAAAATCAGAACAATCTGATGACTCTCTTAACACAAAGGATATTATTTCTGCTGTTGTAAAGGGTATGCGAGAGGATGATATAGAAGCATTAGAGAAAGTGGCAGCAAAACAAGAAGATGATAAGTTAACATTATCGTATATTTTAAATATAATAGATGGAATAAGAGAAACACCTGGAAGAATTATGATAATTACTAGTAATTACTACAATAAATTAGATAAGGCACTTATAAGACCAGGAAGAATTGATATTACACTACAGCTTAAAAATGCATCGGTTAAAACTATTTCAGATTTTTATAACCATTATTATGAAAAAAATATACCTAACCATATATATAATACACTAAGAGATGATGTTATATCTCCTGCAGATTTAGTAAATATAAGATTAAACAGCAAAAATGATGAAGAATATTTAAATAATCTTCTATTAAGGTTTTGTTAATTTACTTATTTCTATCTCCATCGTTTCTATCTGTGTATTTAAAAGACTAATTACTGATTTCATACAATCCAATTGTTTTCTAAGTGACTTTATTTCCAATGAACTTTCTTCCATCTTCTCAATACTCCGCTCATGAATCTTTGACACTGGAATGTATCCATTTATATTAAATTGTATTGCATCCCTTGGAGCCACCTGATAATTATATGAATTAAGTGTATTAGCACACCTAGTTGCAGTATTTTTTGTAATTGTATCATCTCTATCCGGTCCATCCGGCGGCATTATTAGATATATGCTATTATATCTAATAATATAGAATCAATTTTATGACTGTTTAGAATTGATATTAATATTGATATAAGGTATTCCATCTTTAAGCTTTCCTATTATTTTATGTTCATTATCTTTGATACCTTGAGGATCTAGAATATTGCTATATTTGTCAATATAATAGATATCATCCTCATACTCGTATTCATTATATTCTACCTCCTCATCACTTTCGCTGTCTCCCAAGTCACTGAAATTATCTGAATTACATATCTTTTCCTCCTCTTCATCTAGCTCTTTAAACTGTTTTATAAGTTTTTTATTCTCATCTTTAATGCATTTATTTTCACTCTTTACTTTAATTAGTTTACTTGTCAATTCAAGAATTGTGGTTTCTTTTTCTGATAATTTATTATTTATCTTTGTATGTGATTCATACAATTTTTTAAACTTTTTTGTAAGTACCCTATTTCTATTTTCTAATTGTCCAATCATAATACGTAATTCTTTTGTTTCAGTATCATTTACTGTTTTGTCTGTGTATTCCTTTAACCATTTTTTATGTGTCATAGACTTGATATGTTGATTAAATTCTGCAGAACTACAAAATGTAACACCTGATTTACATGCACATTTATATACCTGACGATTACGTTGATATGGCATATAGGGACATTCATCATAATATTTACCATCATCATTATTAAATGATGGTTTATATTCAATGTGTTTTGTTGTAACTAATGCGCACATGATGCTTGGTTTATGATAAAAAATTATTATTAATTTATCTTTCAATTTATAATTAAAACATAAATTCTATTCCTGAAAATACAACCATCCTAATAATAAATGGTATAAATACTAACATTAAAAACGCCTTGTTTTTTTTTAATCGTATTACTCTGTTATAAACAGATTTTTTATCATATTGCATATTAGTAAAAATATTAATTGTTTCATAAGATAAAGTATTCTCCAATTCTTTGAACGTTGTTAAATGATGATGTTGTCCTGTTAGCAACATAGTAGCTCCAGCCATTAACGCTCCAACCATAACTTCTTTTTTAATAGTATTTGGTGAAATAGGTTCAGACATGTGCAAAATAGGACAACTTCTAACTCGTTTAATAGGTGATACTACAAATGCAGACATTATATTATCTGGTATTACCATATATATATTTATAATCAATTTTAAATTGATTTAAAATTGATTATAAATTATACTAATAATATATTAGTATATAACATTATGGAACGCATCTTTCCATTCCTGCACGAGGATGTATTGTTTCTAATTAATGAATTTGCAATTGAAAAGACTGAAAAAAAAGAACTACATGAAGATTTATTTAACATATTTCTCAAACGAAATTTATCTAAAATGAACATTAGAGATGCCTGGATTCATTGGCTGATCGGAATGGATTTTAAAGATATGAAAACATTCATACATATATTAGAATTATCTCATTCTGAATATCTAAATAGAAGTTATCGTCTACATTCATGTGCAAGAAATGAAAAAGAAATTATATTATTTCAAGATTATAACAGGATACCATTGGGGCCAAGGCTTAAATTGTATCATTATTTTATTAATGGTTTGCGATATAATCAAGTTTATGGATTATTTCGTAATAGAAATTAAATAACTTATTTCTTTTTAGATGGTTTCTTTTTAGATGGCTTCTTTTTAGATGGCTTCTTTTTGGGTTTTCTTTTCTTTTTAGTTCCACTACCGGAAGCAGCGGGAACGACCCTAGGTTCCGTATTCCGCAGTAACCGCCGAATCATTCGCTTGTGCATCGCGGAACGCGGTAGAGCCGCCACGGGCCTAATAGGTCTTGATAATGGCTTCGAACCCTGCCACCAAACACTTTTTAAATTATCTTGTATAATTTTTAGTTCTTTTAATAATTCAATATATGTAATACTGTCAAGTTTCTCAGATAAAGTATTTGCTAGTTTGTTGTAATCTAGGATAATATCATCTTCTTTATCTTTAAATTTAAAATCTGGATCGTTAGTCATATCAATAACCACTTTTTTAATAGTCAGAAATATAAAAGTTAGTACAGTTTTTATGAAAAAATACATTTTAACTTTGCCATATCGTTTAATATCGCCGGTTCTAAAAATACTACCATCCATTTTTTCTTCAAGTTCTCTATAATATTTATTATAAGCATCTTGGGCACGTCGCGCGTTTTTTTCTGTTCTTTGTATATCATAAAATATCTCTAATAGTTTATAATTAAATAATGACTCATTTATTGTCTCTATTATCGCCTCAACAAAATCCATATATTCAATATTTTGCCCATCCACGACACGCAGCTCGCCCGGTAATTCACCATGCATACCCCAATATGATACTCTGGCACCCGCATCCTCTAATCTTCTATCTGCAGGATGAGTCCAAATATATCTCCATCTATCAGCTGTAAAATTTGTATCAATTACATCACTTCTTGTATTATTTCTAGAATCTTCGCTAAATAATTTGTCTACATAAATAATAAATGGTAATTCATCAAACTCTTCCTTTATAGTAATAGGGTCTGGTAATCTTTTTATTTCTTTTAAATAATTACGATGACTATATATTACTTCTTTACTTTGTAATATTATTTCACTTAATTTTTCGTCAGAAGTTGGTTCTGTAGGAACATTTATTTCGTTAACTGTATTAGAAATTTGTTCTATAGGTTGATTTATTAATTCTTGATATGTTGGAGCAATAATAAATAAGTGTTGTATAACTTCCGGCAGCGGAAAAGGCGGCGGGGTGCGTTCTAACTTTACCTTTTCACGGTACGCTACAAATTCATATATTTTACATGATATTATATATCTATTTAATAATAATCTAAATAAATTATTAAATTTATTTTTAAGTTTTGTTTCAATTTGTACAAGATTCACGGTTGTGTCAAGAACCGTTAAATTTAATCTTCTCTCATCTTGTCCCAAACTCTTCCATGCTTGTTTTACAGTTGTATTACCTGGTAATTGTTTACCATCTGGTGAAATTAAACTACTTACAGTTCTTTTACCTCTCGGAATACTAGAATTGCGTGCTGTCATATCCCAATGTGATCTCCACTGATACTCGGTGCTAAGGTCACTATTTGGTTCTCTTCCTTCACTTAGACTTTCTTTAAGTTGTTTCATTGTTGTTTTTGATTTAGCTGTTACACTACCTTTAAGATTACCTTGTAGGTCAGCTATTGATATCTCATATTCTGGATTGTACTTCTTCATAGTAGATGCTCCAGGGCCGGCGGCTACATCTCTGCGTTTAGATAACCTTTTTGATTTACCTTTTTTCTTATGCGTTTTTACCATTTATATATATATATATATTTAATCTTGTTTTCCTAAATAATGATTTACTACATGCATTTTTTTAGCCTCATTCCAATCTGGTGATGTCCAAACCTTCCATGCACTAGGATAATATGCTATCACATCTGTAAATGGATCTGTAAAAAACTTGACAAACCAAATTAAAGCTATCATATAGTCATACGTATTCCATAATATTATTGTATGACCAAAAATAAAAAAACCTGTCTTAGCTATTAAAATATCGTATAAATTATTATTAAAAAAATAGGATAATGGCGTTAATGCATATGTACATACCACAAAAATCTTTGAACGCGTATTAAATCCTAATTGTAACTTTTCATCATCATGACAAGGTGGTTCAAATACTATATGACCAGATTGTCTTAATACCATTGATAATATTGCATAATTTACTGCACTATATGTACGTGTAAACATAATTTTATAACAATATATAAATAACGAAGATGATAACAAATGTAAAAATTGGTTAACTTCATTTGAATGTGATGCATGGTGATCATCCTGTTTACGTTTATTTATTTCTTTTGTAAAATCTGAAAAGTTATTGATTTGTATCTTATTTGCTTTTTGCAGTTCTTCATTCTCTATATCTGCTACACCCAATACCTCTCTTAAAAAAATCATTTATATATTTAATGATATATAAATAATTTTAAATACTATACACTTATTTATTTTCTATATTTTCTACATTTTCATATTATACTAATTGTAATTATCTTTTAAACCCCACCACGGAGACGAAGTACTAGATGCAAAGTAGATTCTTTTTGAATGTTGTAATCAGAAAGAGTACGTCCATCCTCCAACTGTTTCCCTGCAAAAATTAGACGCTGTTGATCCGGAGGGATACCTTCTTTATCCTGAATCTTTTGCTTAACATTATCAATTGTATCAGATGGTTCCACATCAAGAGTGATAGTTTTTCCAGTTAGCGTTTTCACAAATACTTGCATAATATATAATACATATATTATATATTTTTAAATTGCTTGAATTATATCATAATAAAGTATTTGGATTTAATTATTATCAATAATGTTTAAAGATAAATTTTCTATAAATCATAATAATTATGTATCTAGGCATAGTTGTAGCGGGTGGTTTTTTTGCTTTTTTAGCTGCCATGGGTATAGGAGCTAATGATGTTGCTAATGCATATGCAACTGCCGTTGGTAGTAGGGCACTTACAATTAAACAGGCTACGGTTTTAGCAAGTGTTTTTGAAACGGGGGGAGCTATATTAATGGGTAGTCATGTAGCTAAAACTATTAGAAAAGGTATAGCTAATTATGAATGTTTTGAAAATGATCCTGGACCATTAATGTATGGTTGTATGTGTGTGTGTTTATCAGTATTTATGTGGCTGTTTATCGCATCTAAATATGAAATGCCTGTTTCTACTACTCATTCGTGCGTTGGAGGAATGATAGGTATGACTATAGCATTAAAGGGTGTACGTTGTGTTAATTGGTATGAGAAAACTGATTTATTTCCTTATGTTGGAGGAGTAGCGGGAATTGTTTTATCTTGGATAATTTCTCCGATTTTTTCTGCAATTATAGCAAGTACATTATATAGTGTTATTCGTGCCTTTATTTTAAGATCGTCTAACAGTTTTGGTCGTACATCATACTTGTTTCCTATTATGATCGGAGGAACTGTTACATTAAATACATTTTTTATTATATACAAAGGTGCTAAGGGGCTTGATCTAGATGAAACACCATTAGATGTCGCATGTTATTGGTCATTCGGTGTAGGAGGTATTTCAGCTATTGCTATTGTACCTTTTATGGGAATGATTAAAAAAAATGCTGAAAATAGAATTGGACAAGCAATTGATATTGATAAAGATACAGAACTAGATATATCAGTACATGAAGAAAAATCTGAAAATAAAATAGTTAAAGAAAGTACTCCTCTAAATATATGCAATGTAATTGTTAATTATGTAAATAAATCTCTAAAAGTTGATTTAGACGAAATAGTTGCTAATGATTCAACTGTTGCAGATATTCATTCTAATGCGGAAAAATTTGATCCTAAAACAGAGGAATATTTTAAATCTTTACAAGTTTTTACTGCTATTTGTGATTCATTTAGTCATGGTGCTAATGACGTAGCTAATGCTATAGGTCCATTTATAGCAATTTATATGATTTCAAAAGAGGGTGAAGTTAATTCAGAAAATGATGTTGGTACTGATGCATATTGGTTTTTAGCTTTAGGGGGAGTAGGAATATCTGCTGGTTTGATTTTATATGGATATAAGATTTTACACGCTATTGGAACCAAATTGTGTAAAATAACTCCAAGTAGAGGTACTGCTATTGAATTAGCTTCAGCAATTGTTATAATAAGTGGTAGCAGATTAGAAATTCCTCTTTCTACAACTCATTGCCAAGTAGGCGCCACATGTGGTGTAGCAGCACTTGAGCCACCTTATAATTGTACCGGCATTAATAAAATAGTTATATTAAAGTGTATGGCAGGATGGGTTATTACTTTGATTGTAGTGGGCTCTTCTACTGCTATTTTTACGGCAGTGGGCGCATATACACCTGAGGTGGGTAACCATAATGATTGTGCTACGGTTGGTAATTATACCCTTTAAGATTTAAGATTTAAGATTTAAGATTTAAGATTTAAGATTTAAGATTAAATATTTAGAGAATTGATATAAATGCATAACAGTAATTTATATCAATGTGTGGAATATTTTATGCTAGAAATGCAAGTGCAACTGGTATATCAGTAAAAGAAGCATTTAATAAAAGCAGTGGAAGGGGGCCAGATCAATCATATTTTCAATCCGCAGGAAAACATACCATAGGATTTCATAGACTTGCTATTAATGGTTTAAATACTGAGAGCAATCAACCTTTTTGTAAATCTGATTTCGGTGTATCTTTGATATGTAATGGTGAAATTTATAATTATGAAAAATTGTATAATCTTCTAGATCAAGAACCTGATACAGATTCTGATTGTGAAGTTATCTTAGATTTATATCTAAAATTTGGCATTGATTATACTATTAAATTGTTAGATGGTGTTTTTGCATTTGTTATCATTGATACTATTAAAGATGTAGTTATTTGTGGTCGTGATCCATTTGGTGTGAGACCTATGTTTTATCTTTTACAAGATATTTCAGTTTTTAGACGCATTATTAATCATAAAACATTTTTTTGTGCATCTGAATTAAAACAAATATCTGATTTTACCATTGATGATAATATTAAAGCTTTCCCACCTGGGTGTTATAGTATACTAAATGGTAATGAGTTAACTTTTCATAGATTTTTTAGTTTAATGTCATTGAGTTATACAAGCGATATTTACAATGATAAAATTAGGGCATATGATTTTTCTACTACAATAGTCAGGGATACGTTAGTAGATGCCGTAAAAAAAAGACTATTATCTGATAGACCTATCGCATGTTTGTTATCAGGAGGATTAGATTCAAGTTTAATTGCATCTATAGTTTCTAAACATTATGATAAACAGCTGGAGACATTTAGTATTGGATTTAAAGGAAGTCCCGATTTAATAAACGCAAGAATAGTAGCTAATTTCTTGAAAACAAAACATCATGAAATTATTGTTACCGAAGAAGAGTTTCTTGATGCTATACCTGATACTATTAAACGCATTGAATCCTATGATACTACTTCAGTTAGAGCAAGTGTAGGAAATAGTTTAGTAGCAAAATATATTTCAGAAAATTCTGATGCAAAAGTAATATTTAATGGTGACGGAGCTGACGAATTAATGGGGGGTTATTTGTATTTCCATAATTGCGATAATGAGCTAGATTTTGATTATGAATGTAGAAGACTTTTAAATGATATTTCCTATTTTGACGTTTTGAGAAGTGATAGATCTATATCATCATGGGGACTTGAACCAAGAACACCATTTTTAGATAGATCTTTTGTAACAATATATATGGGACTACCGTTATCTGTTAGGTTTCAAAAAGGAGAAATAGAAAAAAAATTAATTAGGGATGCATTTGCAGGTTATTTACCTGTGGATATTTTATATAGGAAAAAAGAGGCCTTTAGCGATGGCGTAAGTTTAGAGACACGTTCTTGGTTTCAAATAATTAATGAACATGTTGAAAAAATATTTGATAAAAATAATACAACATACTATGAAAAAATGATGAATTATCCAGATTTAACAAAAGAACAGGCATACTATAAAATGTTATTTGACGAACATTATCCAAATAAATTTAGTGTAATTCCTTATTATTGGATGCCTAAATGGTCTAATACAAAAGATCCGAGTGCTAGAACATTATAATTTTTTTCTTTAGTATTTATATAATGAAAATGTCAAAAGTCAAGATGCCTAAAATGCCCAAATTAAAAGGAATGAAAAAAGCCAATAAATATTTACTTTGCGCCATCATGGCCTCTGTTGTTATTAATCTTCTTTTACCACAGGTTGTTAAACCTTTAGCTACACCAAGTGAAGTTAAGCCACCAAATGGTGCCGCCGCATTACCTTTCAAAAGCCAAGTTATGCATATGTTAGTTCATCATGCACAAGTTCCATTAACCAGTAGTGTTGTTGTTGCCGTTATTGTAGCATTATCTATTACTTTAGGTAATATGTGTGGTAAAAAACTATAAATATATATATTAGTTAAATTATTTGATATATATGTAGAAAACAGTCTAAAACAAACAATAAATTAATTGAAATTTTCACTTATATAATTTGGCAAAGAACCATAAATATCCATTTCAGGTTTAAGTTCAGGTATTACCCATTCTAAAACCAATGGCACCTCAAACGCATCTGGCGATTTAGATGTCCATTTATGCTTTCTTAAAACTTTCAATAACTTTTCAATACGACTTGTAATACCTCCAACATTCCTTGGTGGTTCATGTTTAACAGCCCATTCAAATTGCATTGACTCTATTTTATTCCTAAAACCATGAACTAAACATGCATGTTTCCATCCACGTCCTTTACTTAGTGTATATTTTGCACCGCCAGATATTTCACCATTGTGTTTTCTTAGTCTTTTATGTACATCAGGTGATACACCAGCATATGTATAACCACTGTTAATAATTATATAAAAAGACCATTTTTCTTCAGAATTCATATATAGTATATAATTTATTGTCTATATATAAATTGAATTTCTTTAATAAACAATATTTATTAAAGAAATATAATGGAAGAACATCTGAAATCCATATATGGATTCAATAAATTTCGCGAATATCAAAAAGATATAATTGATGATATTCTTGATAATAATAATGTATTTGCAATATTACCTACAGGAGGTGGTAAATCGTTGTTGTATCAGTTTCCAGCTACTTATAGTAAAAAAATTACAGTGGTTGTTTCACCTTTGATTTCTCTCATGAACGACCAATGTGAATTTTTAAACTCTAAGAACATTAAGTGTGCTTGTCTTAACTCTGAGGTTACAATTAATTATGACAATTTGAAAAATATGAGTTTAATATACACCACACCCGAATTTATATCAGGAAAGATTAATTTATTGCTTAAATTACAACAATTTATTGGTTTATTTGCAATAGATGAGGCACACTGTGTTTCTCAATGGAGCCACGACTTTCGTGAAAGTTATCAACAACTAAATATTATTAAACAGACGTTTCCTAACATACCTCTTCTCGCTGTTACGGCAACAGCTACACCAAGGGTATTAGACGAAATGTATAAATTTCTACATGTAACTGAGGCAGTTGAATATTCTCTAGGTACAAGAAGAGATAATCTTGCTATTAAGATTTTACCAAAAAAAGATTTTATTGATTGTATCTTTAATGAACCTACAATTATTTATACGCAAACACGAAAATTGGCAGAATCTTTATGTAATGATTTATGCAATAAACGAATTAGTTGTGCATATTATCACGCTGGAATGAAAGTAGAAGAAAAACAAAAAAGTCATGAACAATTTTTAAAGGGAGAAATAATGGTTATAGTAGCAACTATATCATTTGGTATGGGAATAGACAAATCTGATATTAGACATGTAATTAATTATGGAATACCTACCGATATTGAAACATACTATCAGGAAATCGGCAGAGCTGGTAGGGATGGTATTATGAGTAAAGCTACATTATACTATCAAGAATCTGATTTTGCAACTGCTAAATTTCTAATATCTAAATCAAGAGATCCAGATCAAATTAATATTAAAACAGACGCATTAAATACATTTCGTAAATATTTAAACGAAAATATCATGTGTAGACAGCAAATTATTGATTATTACTTTGAAAAAGGCCGGTTTCCTACTGAGAAAGACGTTAAACATATACCAAAATGTAATATATGTGATAATTGTTGTGGGAAAAAGCTTTCTAACATGCAAATTATAGATATCAAGGATGAGGCACGATTTATTGTTAATTATATCAAAATCTTTTACAATAAACATCAATATAATACCGGTATGGAAAAACTATCAAAGGCTATAAGAAGTGAATGTGGCTTATTAAATATTAAATCAATTAAAATGTGCCGTGATATGATTCAATTGTTGATAACTAAAAATATTCTTTCACAAAATAACATAGGTAATGGTAGATATGTCATTAGTGTAGGTAGTGAAAAACTTGTTCCAGGTGAATCGGTCAATATGTATGTAGAAAAGCGACAACCACAGTTAAATAAAAAATCTACATGTGGAAAGATGACATTTTCAGATATTAGTAATATTAGAAATACTATTGCTAATAAATATAATATTAATCCTACAGCATTTATTAATGATAAAGTTTTGCTTAATATTCTAGATAAATTTCCTAAGACATTACAGGATCTTTGGGCGGTTGATGGTATATCCCAAGATTTCATTATGAAATATGGCGACGAGTTTATGCAAGGGTTAAAATCCACCAAATCACATACATCTTCAGAACCCGGGCATTGTTGCCAGCCCCGACATGAACCTAAACCATTATCAGTTGGTGATACAAGAATGGTTACATATAATCTATATAAACAGGGAAAATCAATTAGTGAAATATGTACTGAACGTTCTATTAAAAGTTATACGATAGAAAGCCATATTTTAGATGTTTGGGAAAAGGATGAGGATGCTGTTATAGATTTAGAATACGCTGATTTATCAGAGGAAAAAAGAAATGAAATATTAAAGGTTATTAAAGTTGTTGGAACCGATAAATTACGACCTATAAAGGATTTGGTTGGTAAAAATACAACATATTTTCAAATAAGACTAACAATTTTGTTAGAGAAATTTGATGTAGATGAATAAAGTAAAGAAATATAAATTTCTCTACTTTATTTTTTCAATTTGATATTGATATTTATCTTAATCTTAATTTGATTAAGATGCTTAATTGCTGTAGGCGAGACCACCCATGCCCGACATGACACGGAGGACATTGTAGTTGGTGGCGTAGACGCGGACCTTGGCGGTCTTGGTGCCCTCAACAGTTGAGTTCGAGAGTACAAGTTGGAGGGTGGCATTGTCAATGCGCGAGAAGTTGCATGTGCCCGATGGCTGGTGCTCTTCTGGGCGAAGGGCGAATGAGAAGACATTGATACCTGTGTCGGGGTGGCGGGTGTGGTGCTGGAAGGGCTGGACGAGGTCAAAGTATGTGCCCTCACGCTCCGAGAAGCGGTCCTGGCCGTTGAGCTGGAGTTTGGCGGTGACAACTGGATTCTCGCCCCAGCAGTGGAGGCCAAGCGAGGTCTCGGTGAGGACAAAGGTGCCAGCATCCGAAAGACCGCTGAACTCTTGTGGCGCCGCCTGCTCGTTGCCGACGGTGTAGGGAGAAGAGTCGTCCCATAATTTATCAGCGCTGACACCTGAGGCATCAACAGCCCAGGCCGAATCAAAAAGACCTGAGGCATTAAGGAAGCCGTGATCGCCCTTGGTAGCTTCGGGACCACCAAAGGCATGGACGGCGTTGGGTAGCGCATCAATGGCGTCGGTGTAGTTGAATGGCTGAGCACCGAGTGTCTTGAAAAGAAGGGTTCCGCATTCAAGGGCAGCACAGTAGTCAACATTTTCATCAGGCTGAACAACCCAGACAAGCTCTTTGCAGGGGTGGTTGAAGTTAAGCTTGATCTTGTTGGATGACGAACCAACCGACTCGTCGCCGGTGAACTGAAGCTGCTCAATAAGGTACTCGTGGGGGTTCTGGGCCATACGTCTGCGCTCATCAGTGTCAAGGAAAATGTAGTCAACGTAGAGCGAAGCGGCAACAAGCGATTGGTTGTAGGCCGCTGATACCTTTTGTGAATCGCCGCCACCGCAGTTGAGCGATTTGACCGCCCATAAGCACTCATCAATTGGGCGAAGGTCAAGGTTGATGCGAACCTCGTGGTACTGAAGAGCAATAAGAGGAAGCGCAAGACCTGGGTTGCGGCAGAACCAGAAAAGGAATGGAACGTAAAGTGTGGTTTCTGGTAAAGCGTTGCGGGGAGCGCAAACCTGTTTTGGGGCAGCTGCTTCACAAGGTCCGTCAACATCCGCGAAAGAAGGATCGGTAATGAATGTAAGAGCTGTAGTGTTACCAATCATCTTGTTGTATCCCTTCTCTTGTTCCGAGGTCATGGTAAGCTGATTCCAGATGTGCATCCAGTCACCATATTGTCTGTCTATGCGCTGACCACCAATTTCAACCTCAACTTGCGAGATGAGCTGGTGACCAGGAGAATCTAACCAGCGAGCGTAAACTGGGCTGTTCTGGTCAATGTCCTGGTTAATTTCTGGTAATGTAACCTGTAAAAGTGTGCGGTAAGCAAGGTCACCATTGCGGGCAATGGTGCATGTCACTCTGCGGCCAAAGTCAGCTTGGCCGTTGAATGTTTGCTCAATTGATTCCATGGCAAAGTTTGTGTGTCTGCGGTAGGTAACTTTCCAGAATGTAATTTGAGGGTTTCCAGTAAGGTAGACGTCTTGAGCGCCGTAGGCAACTAATTGCATTAAACCTCCTCCCATGATTATAATATTGCTAAAGAAAAAAAATTTCTTATATATAATTTAATTAATACCATATTAATTAAATTAAATATAATAATATCATAAATGTAGGTGAGATTTTTATAATTGTGTTTTTTTTTAACCTACTTTATTTACAGATATATATTTTATAACAAATTCGTTTAAATAAGATTCAGAAAATATAGCAGGCTCATTATCATGCTTTTTGCTAAAAATGTAATTACCATCATGTTTTTTAACAGTCCAACCGTCTTCTATTGCATTAAATATAAATTTTAATTTTTTATTATAAATATATTCTTTAGATAGTTGTCCTTCTTTTTCCATTTAATAATAATTAGAAAACATTAAATATAACTAAACTTGAAATATTTAAATATAAAATAATAAATTTTATATTAAATATATGCCATCCTTTAAACCCAAAAATTCTAAAGCTATTAAAGTAATTAATAATAATATAACATTAGATACTAAACATGATGAAATATTAGAGCAATTCAAAAATGAACTTGAAGTTATAATTCCAAAAAATGAAAAATTAATTGAAAAATTAACTGGTTCTCTTAAAAAAAACAATTGTGTTGAAACTAGAGAAAAAATTAAACAATTACAAAAACAAAATAAGTCTTATTTACAAAAACATAAACAATATCATTTAGATAATTCTAAATACATATTTGACTATTTCGAAAGTAAAAAAAATATTTCTGAAGGCACTAATAAAATTAAAGTATTAAATAACTTTTTTACTAAATCTTTTTCTGATATTTCTAGTATGTCTAGTAATGAAAATATATCTAAATATTTTTCTAATATTGATGATAAATTTATAGATCCTTTATCATATATTCATAATTCTAATGTATGCATCAAATGTGGCAAGGGCGAGCTTATCCCTGTTGATTATGAGGGAGTCGTTATTTGTAATAATCCTATCTGTGCTAAACAATATATGCATCTTATTGAAAATGAAAAACCATCATATAAAGAACCTCCTAAAGAAGTATGCTTTTATGCTTATAAAAGAATTAATCATTTTAGAGAAATACTTGCACAATTTCAGGCTAAAGAAACCACACAAATTCCAGATGATATTATTGAAAATATTAAATTACAAATTAAAAAAGAACGTTGTGATATTAATGTAATTACTAACAAAAAAATGAAAGATATATTAAAAAAATTAGGCTACAATAAGTTTTATGAACATATTCCTTTTATAAAAGACAAACTTGGAATTAAACCACCTATCATGACACCTGAACTTGAGGATACATTATGTAATCTATTTATGGAAATACAGCGCCCTTATGCAAAATATTGTCCTGGTGGTAGAGTTAATTTCCTAAATTATTATTATACGATTTATAAGTTATGTGAATTATTGGATGAAGAAGAATTTTTACCATATTTTCCTATGCTTAAAGATCGTGAAAAAAGAATAGAACAAGACGAAATATGGAAAAATATTTGCAAAGAATTAGAATGGGAGTTTATTCCAACTATTTAGAAAAATATATAATTCTATTTTATAATGGAAGATACCTGTAAATTAATTAAATCTTTTTTCTCTAAACCTATACATAAAACACCTACTGTTATTGAAAATGTTGACGGTGATGACTATATATTAGAAATTAATACTAAATCATGGGCTTATGAAATATCATGGGTAATTACTGATGACAATAATAAAAAACTTTATGAAGGTCCCGACAGAAATTCTACTAAATATTCTGATTATTCTACTTATAAAATTCCTTTATCCTTAGAAAAAAAGAAATATAAATTAGTAATGTTAGATTCATACGGTGATGGATGGAATGGTGGATCTTTTAAATTATTAGACAAAGATAATAACATTATTAAATCAGGTCAATGTCCTTACGGATATTATGCCGTTTCTAATATTGATCTTGATGTAATTGATGAACCTGTTTATAATAAATTAGCTCTTGTTATCGGCGTTAATTATTTCAATGAACAAGGAGAACTCCGTGGCTGTTGCAATGATGCTCATGATCTTAGCAAAATATTAGCTCCTAATGGTTATAAGGTTACCCTTATGACCGATGAAGAAACCACTGCTGACGATTTGAAACCTACTAGAAACAATATTATTAGAAAACTTTACGAAATTCTCCACGAGGCTGAAAATAAAAACATTACACATGTTTGGGTTTCTTTTTCTGGACACGGGTACCATATTGATGACCATAATAATGATGAAATTGATGGTAAGGATGAGGTAATTATTACAACAGATTCGTATATTAGGGATGATGAATTAAATTATCTTTTGGTTCAACCTTTAATGAAATTAAATATTTCAACTATTTGTTTGGTAGACAGTTGTCATAGTGGAACCATGATTGATTTAAATTATAAATATTCTAATACTTCTGTTGAACAAGCTACTAAAAATTTAGTTACTTGTGATGAAAAAGGTAAATTCTTATTAATTAGTGGCTGTATGGACACACAAACCAGCGCCGATGCTTATTTAAATGGAACTAATGAAGAGGATATTAACTTATGGAAGTTTAGAGGGGCTTGCACTTGGGCTTTTATTAAAGCATATCAAGAATCATATCCATGTACTTTTGTTGAATTATTAGATAAAATTAATCGTAATTTAAAATCAAAAGGATTTTCTCAACATTCTGTTGGTTCTGTTATGAAAAAAGACACACTTTATTTAGATTTTGATATTTAATTGAATTATAATAATAATATCAATTATTATTATAACAACCATGTCCGAATTTAAAGAAGTTATGGATGAATGTCAACCTGTTCTAATGGCCAGTGAATTGTATGCTGACTATTTAAACAGTATGCCCATGTCCCTTCATATTAAAAAACTTTTGGGAAAAACTGATGTTAAAATTGTACCTTATTGTTATTTCTTTCCCGATAAAATGGATTATGAAAAACCTAAGGGACAATCTTATCACGACGATTTACTTACTGAACAATATGATGTTGATGAAATTGATCTGCAAAATTCCGATGATATTATTAATCACCTAATACCCTCTTACAAAAAGCATATACCTAAAAATGCTAAAGCTTTATGTGGCTTGATTGGAGTACCCATTCCATCTGAAGATGAAAATGAACAGGACCATTACGTATCTTTCGTATTTAAGAATGATACTCTCTATTATTTTGATTCAGCTATAGATAAAGATTATGCTACAACCGAAACATTTATTATACTATTTAATACTTTTAAACCTAAAAATGTAATTACTAATAGTAAAACATTTGAGGAAGCTGGTGGTATGTCTGAAGATCCTTTTAATTATATTGCTCAAAATATATTTTGTCATTCCTGGTCTTTATGGTTCCTATATCAATTTATTGTTAAAGGATCATCTATGAAAACAATTGACTCATTTGCAGGCAAGAGTCGTGATAAAAGTAAAAATAATCTTATTCTTATTAAAAAGTTTATTTATAATGAACTTATACCTAAAATAGGTCTTGATGATCTTAAAAGATTTGGCTTATTTGATTATTTTAGATATATCATTATTAACAATGATAAATTTAAAATTAAAGAAATTATTTAACGGCTAAATAATTTAGCGGGGAAATCCAACTAAGTTAGCACCAATACCGAAACCAGCACCCGATCTCGCGCTACCGGCAACACTTGGGACGTAGGCGTCAAGGATGAGGAATGTGGCGGCACCTGTAAGCGCAACTAAAGCAATCTCATCAGCCTTCATTGGTGATTTAGGAAGAATGTAGCAGGCAATCGCAATCATTAAACCTTCTACTAAATATTTAATAGCTCTTTTCATGAATTCTCCGAAGTCAACGTTCATTATATTTATAATTAAGAAAAAAATTTAATTCTCTAAATAAAACTTAAAATATTATTATAATTAATATTATAGTAATGTCTCTCAGTAAATCCGCTCAAGTTGACTTATTAGAAGAAGATAAACCTATCGCTAACCAGAAATTCGTATGCATTTCATTTGTTTCTCCAGAAAAAATCCTTGAAAAAAAGGATGCTTTTTTCTTTGAAGAATTCCTAAAATCATGGGAACTTTCTAAATCATTGGAGAAATATAATCAATTTATTAACTTTGTATCTTATAAATATGATTTGGATTTTCAACAGCTATCTGAAGATCTCTCTGAATTTTGCAAAGAAGAACAGCCTAAACTAATTAACTCATCCCTATTTGACGAATATAAATCCTTTATTGACCAAAACGAAGAACGCCTTGAAAATACATTCAATGAAAAAAATCTATTTCAAACCTCCACACGTGGTATTAAGGTCCGTGGAGTTTTTGCCTCTCAAAAAGAAGCCGAAATGAGAGCTAAAATGTTGAGGGAAGTTGATCCTAACTTTGATGTTTATGTAGGTCCTGTTGGATTATGGATGCCATGGGAGCCAGATGCCTATAAAACTGGTCGTGTTGAATATTTAGAGGATGAATTAAATCAACTTATGTCTAAGAAAAAAGAAAACGAGGATAAGGCCAAGGATTATTTTGATAAGCGTGTTAAAGAAGCCAAAATTAATGCTATTGAAGAAAATGTTAAACTCGCCCAAGAAACTGGAAATAAGTTAACACAAAGTGTTACTAAAGATGGTAAGCTTATCGGTATGAGCGAATTAAACACACAGGAAAATATATTGCAAAGTAAAGAAGAAGTTTCATCGGAGGATGTTAGAAAGGAACTGTTTGAAGGTGAAAATATTGTTTTAGGTAAATAAAAATTAAATAATATTGTAAATATGTATATAAATGAAAACTTACAAAAAGTATCACAAAAAAAAATCTAATAGAAATATTAAATTTATACAAAAAGGTGGTGCAGCAGAAGAAGATGAGGCCTTGGCGATTGCTCTTGCCCTTTCTCTTTCTGAGGGCTCATCTTCTGATCAAGATAGTAATAGGCGATCCAGTGGCGATAGCAAGCTTCGGGAGGGGACGGGCAGAACCACCCTGCCCGCTGATAAAGTTTTATTTGATGATATCTTTGGTGCAGCAATCGGAACGAAAAGCAGGACGAGTTTAG